AAAACAGAAGATAATGCTAAAAGAAGAAGTTTTGGAGGATACAGAAGTAATTTTAATGAATGTGAGAAATACACACTACAGGAGATAAAAGAAAGTGGCTATAACTTCCCTATATACGGAAAAGATATAAACCATGATAATTACATGAAAGTTGAAGATTTCGCTATTGAAATTAAGAGATTAAAAAGGTTAGGTTATAGACCTATATTAATTTATTATGGATAGAATTATGTTCACAATTCAAATATAATATAAAACAATTTAATAGATATATTAAAACAAGTATTTTATTTAAATTTGGGGGAGAGATAGGTTAATGTTAGATTTAAAAGGAGGGATTGAATGAAAAGTCCACAGCTATTTTCATTATTAAAGTTAAAACTACAAGATTTTATAACATCAGAGAAAGAAAAAAAGACTAATAAAAAAGGTGTTACAAAAGAAAAAACAGTATATAAGTTAAATAATAATATAGTTTTGTCAAATGAACAATTTGAAGAAGCAACTATAAAGCAACAATACAACCATTTGTTTAGAATATTAAAAAATAAAAATAGAATAGAAAATAATTTTATAAAAGATGTATTATTTATAGATTGTAAAAATAATTCTAATTATCAAAAACAATTAGATGGGATTTTAAAAAAAGGTGTGTTTGTAAACAATATAAAATATAAATACTGGGGAAAATCAGCTAGTATGTCTAGAAATGGTATTTTAGGATTTGTGTCAGAAGAAATGTATGATGATATAGAAGAATATGCAATGATGGATATAAAATTTGATAAAACTATACTAAGTAAATTTGAAGCATATAAATGTTTACTACTAAGTTCCTGTTTTTGTATAGAGGATGAATTACCTTACATGATAGTAGTTGATGATTATGAAACAGTTGTTAAAGATGTAAATATAAGATATGTAGATGAAAAGGAAGTTAATTACATTGATAATAAGACAGAAGAAGAAAAAATATTCAAGGAAAAGATAATAAAGCATGGTAAAAAAGATATTAACAATTGTATAAATGATGGAGCAGGGTTCATATCCAAAGAATATGCTAAAAAAATAAGTGAGTATTTAGGGATAGAATATATTTTGTGTATAGCAATGTTACGAATTCCTTATGTGAAAGGTTTAGGTATAGCAATGGATTTTAAATCCTATTATAAATCTAAAGGAATAACGCATATAAAAGATATATGGGGAAAGGAACATAGAATAGAAGATATAGATATTATATTAACTAAAAGTCAATATAAAGGATATAAGTATTTTAAACAAGATAATACATATAATGATTGGAAAAAGTATTTAAAATTATTAAAAAAATATAATTATTGTGTAGGTATAAGTAAATGGAATTATTCCCATGAAACTGAGCCAAAAATGACAAGGGCAAACTATCAAACGTTACAAACATTAGATATTACAAAAGATGATTTAATTGAAATGTCTAAATACACTAGAAGTTGGATAGAAAAAATATTAGGTGGCGATTTATTATATGTTTATAAATATTTGGGGATAGGAGAAAATACTGAACCATCAAACATTTATATGAAAGCTATAATGCTAAATCCTCAAATGATAAATGACATAAAAGTAAGAAGCTATTTGTATGGATTATTAAAAAAGACAATAGATGAAATAAAAATAGGAAAAATATATATAAAAGGTGCTTTTAAATTCTTGATTCCTGATGTAATTATGATGTTAGAGTATATTGGGGGATTACCAATAAGAGGTTGCTTAAAAGAAGGAGAGATGTATGCAAAAGAACATGAAGGCGAATATGTTTTAAATAGAAATCCACATATTTGTAAAGCTGAACATATAATATTAAATGCTGTAAGTAATGATGATACTAAAAAATGGTTATTTCATTTAGAAAATGTATGTATGGTAAATGGATACGATGTAACCGCACAATCTCTCAATGGGGCTGACTATGATGGTGATTTAGTGTTTGTGCATAACAATCCTATATTTATAAAAGGAATCAATAGAGATTCTTATATAGTGTTAGATATAGAAGATAAAATAACAGCAAAAGAACAGCCTTATGATAAAAAACATATAATAGATTTTACTAAGAAGTCATTAAACAGTAGAATAGGTGAAATTTCTAATGGTGCATCTACATATCAAAATAAATTTGCTAAAGATGAAGAAACAAGAAAAAAATATGAAGATTATACTTGTTTATTATCAGTCATTAATGGAAAAGAAATTGATTATGTAAAAACAGGCATTCGTTGGAATGTGCCTAGAAATATTGCAAAAGGAGCAAAACCATTACCATATTTCTTAAAATATAAATATCCTAGCCAAAATAAACATAATAGATCAAAGACAAAAATGAATGAGCATTGTTGGTTTATTGAAAAGTGGGAAAGAAAACTTAAATTTAGTAAAAATTTCATCAACACAAGTTATTGTATGATAAATAATAATATTCCTTTTGATGATGATAAATATAATAAAGTGGTAAAACTATTTGAACTATATAAGAAAGAATATAAAAGCAATAAAAATTTTGAAAATATGTGTAAGAATTATGAAAAATATCAATATGAATTGGAGGAACTAGACTTAAACAAAAAGGCAATAAAAGATTTTGAAATAGACTGGGATAAATTTTATAAGAGATATAGAATTCAGTTTTTAGAAATTGTACCTAATCAATCAGAATTAGCAAATTATCTAGTAGAATTAGTTTATAATAAGATGAATGGTATGTATTATAATCAAATGTGGCAAATAGTTAAAGAGGGTATCTTAACCAATTTAAGAATAAATCAGATTAAGCCCATTTTAGTACCTAAAGAAACTAAAGATAATATGGGAACAGAGTATCTAGGTAGGTATTATAAATTTGTTGAATATAAGGGGTGCATATAACATGGGGTATTTAAATGAAGTGTTTAATACTTATTATTCTTCAACAGATAATAGCCAAAAGAATAATATTAAAGAAGGTTTTAAAAATATTATATGGAGATGTCTACCCTATACTAAATTAGATAGATTTTTTAAATTTAAAATATCCTATGATAACATTAGAGATGAAAAGATTTTAGATTTATTTAAAAAGTATAATTACATAGAATATAAAGTATTAAGATCAAGATATAATATTAATATTTTAGAGAAAGAAGACTTGATAAAAGCGAGAGTAAATAGTAATTATGGTAAATACTTTGATAAAGAGGTTTATTTAAAAAAAGACTATTATAAGGCTTTAGCAAATTATAAAAATATATATTTTAGATATTTAAATAAAGAAATTAATGATTCAATATTAAATAATCTGATAAAAGAAAACAATACAAAAGTGGAATCTTTTAAAGAAAAGTCATTTAATCATAAATATGATATGACTTGGAAGGATTACAAGTTATTTGTTAATATGTGTTTTGATAAGATATTTGATAATTATAGACCAATAGAAGAAAAGGTAAAAAATAATGAATTTAAACCAAATCATATATTAGATTGGGATGAAGATAATTATATATTAGGATATGTTAATAAAAGTCTAAATGGATATTTAAAGAATTACTTAAAAGAAAAAAAAGGAGATAGAAAAGAAAAGAGGTATAAAAAATGTGAGATTTGTGGAGTGTTAATAGAAAAGAAATCAAACAAAACTAAATATTGTCCAAGTTGTGCTAGAGAAATATTACAAGAACAAAAGAATAAATGGAAACGTGAAAAATGGAATAAAATTAATAAGGAAGAAAAATAGAAAATACTTTCAAACGTAGTCATACCAATAATTAGACTGCATTATGCTGTTATTTTCCTTTTAATGAGTAGCAAGATATAATAAAATCAAGAATTTATAAAAAAGCAGTTAAGCAAGAGAGTAGCTACAACTACCCTCTATAAATATATTTTTCCCTATATGCTTTCGTTTGGCGGCTTAATCATATTTATAAAAATAATAAGGTACGCCAATACCTTATTAAAATAAATGTTGGGAATAATTTACCTTCCCATGTGTTTTTTACTAAATAATCTAATTGCTTAATGTCTTATCTACGCCAATAGATAAGCATTATGAAACAACGGAGTAAAGCTCCAATTAATCAAGACAACTTTAAATTGACCCACTACGCCTCTTAACAATGCGAACCGAGTGCAGTATTAGTGGACGAAGTACAAGTCAACGCATTAAGCATGGTCTAGCCGAGAATACGGTCTGGTGCTAATATAAGTATTTGTAAAGGGAGAATAATTATATGAAAATAGAATTTAAAAATAGTAATAAAATATTAAATACTGATGTTGGAGTAGTTGTAACTTCAAAAGATGGTTGGTCGAGAATATGTTTAGCTAAAAATCATAACTATATTTTTATAAATGATGATGATATAATGTGTTTTTCTGTATTAGATGAATATAAAAATGGTGATATACAAGGAGCTAAAATATAAAATAATTTAACGATAGGAAGTAACTTAATTAAATAGATAATTTTTTTCATTGATATGGGTAGATTTCATATTTACCCAATCCCTCCCTCCTATTTTTTAAGAGGGAATGAATAAGATATATGATCCAATAGGATTTATATAAAATATAAAGTGTGGCTACTGAAAGCTAGAAGGAGAATCAATATGGATAGTTTTAATGAAAAAGTAGTGGAAAATTTAAAAAACGAGGTAGAATATTTGAATCATTCTTTAGCTAGAGCTAGAGAAAGTGGGAACTTCTCTATGTATAAGAATTTAATTAATAGTTACAGAGAAACTGTAATGTTAATCAATGAGTTATCAGAAAATAAAAAATGCAAATCTAATATAATACAAACATCAGATAAAATAATTATGCAAGTTGAGAATAGACAACTTACTACAGAGAATAATGAGGTTATAATAGATAAAAATGGAATTAATATAAAGAATACAAATGGTATTAATATAAAAAATAAAATAGATTATTGGAAAACTGATGAATATAAAATAAGATGTGCAATTGAAAAAGAGATTGAAGAATGTATTAATAAAATAGAATTTGAATATAAAGATTATATTGAACATTTTAGAGTTGCTAGAACAATTGGTGAAAGATATGATGTCACATTTTTTATTACCAATGAGGATATACTAGAGCAATTCAAACAAGCAATTTCTAATATATTAGAAAAAATAACATTAAAACGATTTATTGGTGATATTAGAGGCTATGTTAAAGAATACAATGAAAATAAGATATTTTGCGAAGAATGTAAAAAACAATTAAATAAAGAAGATTTTTATAAAATAGATAATTCAGAATATCCTATTTGTAAAAATTGTTTAAGAAAAATGATTAGAGATGAAAATGATGAGTTTGATGTAGATAAATTTGAAACTATATTAAAAGATATGAAAGTAGAATTTATTGGTTCTATATTTTATTCAGTTATTGGAAATGTAATACATAAAGATTATAATATTATAGGTGATTATTTAAGAAAATATTTACCTTATAAACTTACACAAAAAATTGAATAATTAATTTAAAATCGTTATTTTATGTAAAATAATTTTACATTTAAATAAAATATATGGGTGATGACCGACATCAAGGAGAAGAACATGAATTTTGAAAAACACTTAAATAATTTAGAAAAAGAATTGTATTTACTGAATGACAAAATTGTACAGGCTAGGGAAGATGAGAATTGGGGTACTTATAAGAACTTAATACTATCTTACAAAGAAATATTAAATTTAATAAATAATTTCAATGTTAAAACTAATGAAGAATTAGAAAATAATCAGTTTAAAGTACCAGTGAAATTTTCTATTAAAGAAATTAGATGTAATTCTAATTATAAAATAGATAATTTTAATTGTGATTGTCCTATAGTTATAGATGAAAACGTAAATGGTTTTGAATTTATAGTAGATATTATATTAAACGGAGTAATAAATAACAGTTTTAAAATAACAAGAGAAACATTTAAAAATAGATTAATAACAAAAGCAAAAGAAATGCCTTATAAAGCTTATAAATGGGGTGGAAATACTCCAGAATTAGGATTTGATTGCTCAGGTCTAGTACAATATGTTTATAAAAATAGTACAGGACTAAAAATAGGAAGGACTGTATATGATCAATTAAAAAAAGGTAATATAATAGCTAAAAATAAATTACAAGCTGGTGATGTAGTGTTCTTTGGAAGAAAAGATATTCCGTATCATGTAGGAATTTATTTAGGCAATGATGAATATATACATTCACCAAAGTCAGGTGATGTGGTAAAAATATCTAAATTAAGTAATAGGAATGATTATATTACTGCTAGAAGGTATTTTTAGATACAATAATTTATAAAGTTAAAAACCACAAAAGTGGTTTATATAAACAAAATAATAAAATTTTTTAAAAAGAGATATTTTAAGGAGGAAACAAATATGGTAAAAAATGAATTATTAAAAAGAATGGTTGAAGAAACTAAAGGAGAATTAAATCAAAAGCAATGTGACTTAGCATTAAAAGCATTTGAGGAAGTAGTAGGAAAAGCTTTAGAAAACGGAGATAAAGTTGCATTAACAGGATTCATGACAATAGAAACCAAAGCAGTTGCAGAAAGAGAGTGTTTAGCTAATCCTAGACAGCCAGAATTAGGTAAAAAAGTTATTCCTGCACATAAAGGTGTAAAAGTAAAAATAGGTAAAGGGCTAAAAGATAGAGTGATTTAATATAAAATAATTTTAAAATTAAATGTATAAATATACATAAATAAACTTATATGTGAGAGGATGTATATCCTTTCACCTCTGTAAGAGAGGGAGTATTAAAATGGATAAAAATATTAAAGTGTTCATAGATACAAATATTTTATTACATACTGATAACTTAGATGTATTATTAGAGGAATATGGTGAATTGTATTTATCTAGTATAGTTATTGAAGAATTAGAATCAATAAAAACAGACTCCAGAAAAGATAATGAAGTTAAGTTTAAAGGACGAATCGCATTAAGACATATAATTGAAAATGAAGATAAGTATAAAGTAATATTATGTGAAGACAAACACAGAAAGATTTGTGAGGATAAGCATTTAGAACAGAACAATGATAATTTAATTATTGCGACTGCTTATGAAGAAGGTAAAAGAAGTGACGTTAAGTTTATAAGCAATGATATTTTAGCTTACAAAATAGCTAAAGAAATATTTGGTTTAGACTCAATGAGATTAATTCAACAAGAAGATGAATATAAAGGTTTTAAGGAATTCACAGGAAGTACAGACGATATTAATGAATTATTCTATCAATATGATAGTGGAAATAATTCATTAAATTTATTAGAAAATGAATATTTGATTTTGAAAAATACAGACTTAGATAAAGTTTATGAATATAGATTTAATAATGGAGAACTTAATTTGATAAAATTACCTCCATCAAAAGTTGTTAAAGGGTGGAATAGTAAGCAGCGATGTGCCTTAGACCTGCTGATGGATAAAAATATTCCTATTAAAATAATAGCAGGTAATTTTGGTAGTGGAAAGACTGTTCTTAGTATTAGAACAGCAGTATATCATATTTTAGATAAAGGAAATTATTCAAAAATAATGTTAGTAAGAAACCCTCTAGGTTCAGGTGAAGAAATTGGATATCTAAAAGGTACAAAAGAAGATAAAATAAGAGAATTTTATAAACCAATAGAACAAAATTTAGATGGTGGAGAATTTCAGTTAAATGATATGGTAATGAAAGGACAATTAGAAATGGAGATACCATATTACATGAAGGGCATGAGCTTAAAAGATACATTTGTTTTAGTTGATGAATGTGAAGATTTAAATAAGAAAATATTTAAATTAATAGGTTCAAGAGTAGGAAATAACTCATGTGTAGCTTTTGTAGGAGATTGGAAACAAGCAGAAGCAAAGTATGTACATGATAATGGATTGATTCAGTTTATACAATATGCAAAAGGAAATCCACTAGTAGGGATAGTAGTCTTAGATGAAGATGTAAGGTCTAGTGCAAGTAAGTTATTTGCAGATTTTTAATAATATAAAATAATTTAATAAAATAATATTTTTAAAGGAGAGATTTTATAAATGGCAAAACAATCATTAAATACAACTTTTAAAAATGCTGAAATTACAGAGGAAGACGGAATATTTACGGTTACTGAATATAGTAAAGATGAGACAAAAGTTTATAATTTAACAGAAGTATTAAGAAATCATTTAAATATGGAAGGCTTATCAATTAGAATAGCAAAAGATAGTGAGCTGCCTTCAGAAGAATAGGTATAAAACAAAGATTTTATATAAAACAATTTAATAAAAATAGTTTTAAAAGGAGAAAAATATGTATATTCCATTTAGTGAAATGACAGAAAATCAAAGCAACATTAACAAATCAACAGAATGTATAATATCTGAAAAAGAATATGTTAGATTGAAAAATATAATAGAAGAATTAAGTAAAATTGATTTTTTTAATAATATGGGAATAAGTAAACAACCTACAAATGTAACTATAAACATTTATAATGACAAACAAGATGATTTTAAATTAGCTGAGACAATAGTAAAACAGTTGAAACAAATATAAAATTTGTAATAAAGAGAAACTTCAAATGAATAATAAAAATGGAACAGTCTATTTTATATTAGATACATCTGCTGCTAATTTAGTCAAGATTGGATTCACAAGGAATTTAAAAAGAAGAATAAAACAATTAGAAACATCAAATTGCAATTTAAGATTAATACATAAAATAGAAAATTGTGACATGGAATATGAAAAGAGTTTACATATTTTCTTTCAGACAGAAAGAGTTAAAAACGAATGGTTTAATTATGGAGATTCAATTAAAGAATGGATAAAAAGAGATAAAATTAAAAAAGAATATTTTGAAAAAGTTAAAAAGTTAAAAAGTTAAAAATTTAAGTTAGCTATGACTTGTACAAGCATAGACCAAACTAATTAGAGGTAGATAGTTAAATCTACCTCTTTATTAAATTTAAAATAATTTGCAAATATTATAAAATTCATCTTTTATTTTATATAAGAGGTAAATTTTTAGTGTTTATAGGAAAGATGTATGGGTTTAGTGTAATGTGTAGCACGACAGTCTCCAAAACTGTTAGTGAGGGTTCAAATCCCTCAGTCCATGCCAAATTTTTAAAGCTATTTTTGAAGAGTGAATTAAACACTCTATCGCACTCCTACAGCGATTTAGATACTAAGGAGAAGGGATAGAACGAACTTAATTCCTTCTTCAAAGATAGCTTTTTAGTTATCTAAATTTTAAGCTGTAGGAGGCATAAGTATGAAAAAATTTAGTAAAAGATTTTTAAAAGAAGTTTTAGGTTTTAATGAGGAAGAAATAAAATTAACAATGGAATGTCAAAGAAAATTTCCAGAATTATTAACAAATGAGGCGAAAGAAATTGACAGTGCTAGAGAACTATATCTTAAATTAGGTTTAAAAGAAACAAACTGGTCAAGATGGAGTAAGAAAAACATATTAAACAATGAATTTTTCAAAGAAAATATTGATTGGAAGTCACTCTTCTTTAAGACGAATGGAGACAAATCAAGGTCTGAAGGGAATTTTGCTAAAGATTTTTCTATATCTATAGAAATGGCAAAACATTTATCTATGATGGCAAGAACAGAAAACTCATATAGGTTTAGACAATATTTTATATTAATTGAAAAATCAATTCGAGGACTTCAAGAACATAATGAAGTTAGAGAACCAGAAAAAGAAAATTATAATTTAATGAAAGAAGCAATTGTAAAAGATTATTCTAGTAAGCATGATAATGTTACTGAATTTGATATTAATTACTTAATGATTAGAGAGAGTAATATGATAAATCAAAATTTATTAGGATTTAAAGCAAATGAAGTAAGAAGTAAATTAGGTTATGTTGATAAAGAAACAAGAGAGCATTTAGAAATAAGTAATAATAAGATTATTAATGAGTTGGAAATTATAATAATTGGGTTAGTAACAGCAGGAGTTGAATTTGATGAAAGAAATAAAATTATTAAAAATATATGTGATAAAAAATATAAACATGTTAAAGAAGAATTTGTAAATAAAATAATTTAATAAAGTCAAATAATACATATTTTAAAAGGAGAATTTTTAAATAATGAACATAGAAGAAAGATATGGACAGAAAATCAAATGTAAAGAATGTGGTAGAGAAATAATATTAGATGAGTTTAGTATTGAAAAGGTGGGTACAAGTACATATGTAGTCTATTGCGAAAATGGATGTGAATTTATATTAGATGAAAAGTTTTAATATAAGATAATTTAATGATTATATTTTAAAATAGTTTTCAAAGGAGAAAATAATGGAGGAAAAATATTTAAAGAGAGAAAATGAAACAGATTATGAATATGGTTTAAGACTTATTGAAATTAAATGTGAAGAAAATCCACAGGATTTAGATTGGCAAGACTTAGTAAGTATGCTTGATTTAAATATACATAAAGATTCTTTAAGAAAAGCTTGTAACACAACTGAGTATAGTTCTTATAATGTAATGAAATACTTTAAAAATAAACAATTACATAATATAAAAGATAATGAAATATTGAAAGAGATAGAAGAAAAGAAATTAGAATTAAAGAAAGAACGAATGAAGTTAAATACTCTGAGAACCATAACAAATAGGGACTTGCGAGAAACTGCAAGAATAGAGTTATATTTGGAGCAATTAAAAGAAGCAGTAGAAAACATTCAACCATTGTATACTCCTAGTAATAAAGAATATAATTTTAATACAATAGAAGATAAAGTAGGATTATTAGGAATAAGTGATATACACTTTGGAAAGATAGTAGAAATTAAAGATTTAAAAGGAAATATAATTAATAAATATGACGAAGATGTGTTTAAAAAAAGAATGGACAGGTTATTTTGGGAAATCAGAAATATAATTATAAAAGAAAAATTAGAAAAAATAGTTATTTATAATTTATCAGATTGTATAGATGGAATACTTAGAATTAGCCAATTAAAAAATTTACAATATGGAATTATTGATAGTGTAATAAAATTTAGTGAATTTATGGCAGAATGGTTAAGTAGTTTAAGCAACTATGTAGCTATAGAATATTATCAATGTTGGGGAAATCATGATGAAATTAGATTGTTAACAGGTAAAAAAGGTGATTTCCCAGAAGAAAATGTTGGAAGATTAATAATGGAATTTTTAGAGTTAAGATTAAAGGATAATAAAAATATAGTAATTCATAATGAAAATAAACCTTATATATTTAGTAATATTTTAGGAATGAATGTATTTGGTTTTCATGGAGAATGCAAAGATTTGAATGGTGCTTTAAAAGATTTACAAATGATATATAAAGAGGATATAGATTTATTATTAGCAGGACATTTACATAATAATAATTTGAATACTGTAGGTATGGGACAATTTGGGGATATTCAAGCTATAAGAATCGCCTCTTTATGTGGTGTAGATGATTATTCGATGAAGCTAATGAAATCTGCAAGTGCAGGAAGTAATTTATTTATAATTGAAAAAGATAAAGGAAAAACAATTACATATGATATTAATTTAAATATTAATAATATAATTTTGAAGGAGACTTTAGTATGAGATTGAATGATTATGATGATTTTATAGAATATATATTGGATGAATTTGAAATAGAAGATGATATAACTGTTGTTTGTGATTATAAATTAGCAGATATATTAAACTATTATTTTGGTGATGAAGAGTATTGTGAATACAAAGGAATAAATTTACAATCTGATATCAATGAATATTATGTAACAAAATTCGGTAAAGATTTCTTTTGTATAACACCAATAAAATATGATGAAAAAATAAAAACAACTACTGGAGATTATTTCATTATAGATAATAATGTTTTAGAGGATAATCCAACTCTATTTAATTATTTAGAAGGTAATAATTTTAAAGTTGAGATTATATATTATGATGAAGATAGTTGTGAAGATGGAAAGGAAAAATGTAATTGGGATTATAACTATATTAGATGTACTTTAGAAGATGCTAAATTTAATAGTGCTTATATTGCAGACTATACTATGGAACATGATGCAGAGGAAGAAGATATATGTTATTTAGAACTAGCGGATTTAATAGAAGAATATACTGGACTAATATTAGATAATGACTGTAAAGAAGAAGTTTTGGGACATGCTTTAACTGAATTTGCAGGTAGGATTTTTGAGAACTTTTGTTTAGAAATAACAGAGGAATAGGTTAAAATAGGAGATTTATTTTAATTAATTTTGATAGAACACATCTTGATTTAGGTGTGTTCAAATGAAAATTAATTAAATATAGAATAATTTTAAAGAAGTTGCTATTACGTAACTTCTTTTTGTATTACATGAAATAGAGAAAGGAAGTGAAACGAAAAATGGCTAGTAAACCTAAGATGAAATGTTTAGGCAAATGTCAGAAAGAAAAATCAGTTGATAAATTTTATAGAAGTCAATCACCAAAACACGAAATGTTTGATGGGTATTGTCCATATTGTAAGGATTGTTTAAAGAAACTTGTTTATATAAATGGAGTTTTTGATGTAGAGAAGTTAAAATTTGTACTTAAAAATTATTTAGATAAGCCATTTTTCAATGACATTATAGACAATATAATGACTACAAATACAAATAATCCTTTGGGCATGTATTTAAAACAATTGAATTTAAGAAAACAAGTTGGTAATGATTCTATGACATGGAAAGATGGAGAAGCTGGCGAGATAAAAGAAGCAGAAAGCAATGATAATAAAAAAAATAATAATTATATTGAAAAAAATAATGTGTCTCCCAAAGAATTACAACGTTTAATTGATAAATATGGATATGGTTATACCAATGAAGAATATCTTCAATTTGAAAAAAAATGGAATAAATTAATTGATAATTACGGAGAAAAAACAGCGTTACATACAGAAAATTTAATTACATATATAAGATTTAGAGTAAAAGAAGAAATGGCAACTGCCGAGGGAGATGTTAAGTCAGCAAAAGATTGGGGAGCATTAGCAACTCAAGCAGCAAAAGATGCTAAATTAAATGTTTCTCAATTAAGTAAAAGTGATATATCAGGTGGAGTAGATGTAGTGTGTCAAATTTTTGAGGCACTTGAAACCGAAATAGGTGTAATTCCTCTATTGCCTAAACTGATAGAACAACCTTATGACGATGCAGATTTAATAATTTGGGCAAATATTAATTATAATAGAAGATTAGAAGATAAGCCAATGGTGCAATATAGAGATATTTGGGATTTTTATGATGAAATGTTAGAGGAATATTTTAAACAACAAGGGTATGATGACAATAAGAAAAAAGAATTTAAAGAAAAAAGGAATAATGTTTTTAGGGATTTACAACAGGTCTATAAAGAACCACTATACGAAGAGGATGAAATATAATGGCTAGTTATGAAAATTTTACATCAGATAACAACAAGCATAAGCATGATAGAAATGATATTTATAACAGTGCCTTTGAAAGCCCATTTAAACATTCAGATAGTGGTAAAAATACAATACAACGAAATATTCCTAAACTATCAGAGTTATGTGCTTTTCTAAGATTTTACCCTGATATATTTTATGATATGATTGCACCTGATTCAGGAGGGATTAAGCTTGACTTATATCAAAGAATAATGATGAGAGTATTAGCTAGATTTCCAGAAAATTATTTTTGTATTCCAAGAGGGGGAAGTAAAACTTTAGTACAAATAATGGTGTGCTATCATACAGCTATTTGTTTTCCTAATATTACTATAGCAATTACAGCATCAACTAAAGAAAGTGCTGTAAAAATATGGAAAGAAAAACATGAAGAAATTTTAAGATTCTATCCAGCTATAGCTGATGAAATAAAGTCAAAAAACTTTTCTAAAGATAGTGGGAGAGTTGAATTTCAAAATGGTGCAGTTATAGATAATTTAGCAAACGCACAAAGTAGTAAAGGTTTAAGAAGAAGAAGGGGTTCATTAGAAGAATCTGCTTTAATTGATAAAGATTTATATGAAGATGCTATAGAGCCTATATTTAACATACCAAGAACAACTATGACAGGAGAAATAGACCCTACTGAATTAAATGGTCAAATTAACCGTTTCTCTACATCAGGATATAAAAATTCAGATGAATATGAAAAAATACTTACAATGAAAAGAAATATGGTTGATTTAAAAGGGGTTTTTGTTTTTGGTTCAGATTGGAGAATACCAGTTCATTTTGGGAGACAGAAAATGTCTACAATCAATAAAGCAAGGCAAGGAAATATTATAAGATTTAGACAAAACTATTTGTGTGATTGGATAGGTGTAAGTGATGGTGGATTAATTAATATTAGTAAATTAATGAAGGCAAGAGTTCTTTCTAATGTTGAACTTGAATGTCCAAGAGATAAGAATAAAAACCTTTTATTAGAAGAGTATGTTATATCTGTAGACGTAGCGAGAAGTAATTCAGATAATAATAATAAAACAGCAATTGCAATACTAAAAATAAAACGTTCTAAAAGTGATGGGAATATAAGACAAGTACAAATAGTTAATATAATTGAGCCTCCAAATGGTTTGAATTACGAAGAGCAATCAGTAATAGTAAAAAGAGAATTCTTTAAATATGGTGGAGATTTAGATTTAAATAAATCAAGAGTTAAAGCTATTGTTATAGATGCTAATATTATAGGACAAGGATTAGTCGAAAAGCTATTAGAAGATGTTACAGATTTTGAAACAAATGAAGAATTACCTGCACTTGCAACAATTAACACAGATGATAAATGTAAATCAGATGCACCAAAAGTAATATATGCTTTAAAGGCACAAGGAATTAATGGCGATATAATAAGAACATTTATAGATTATGCAGAATCTAACAAGCTAAAACTTTTAAAACAGTTTGATGATATAAAAGATGATTTACCAAAAGATTGTGATAGTAGCAAAATAGAACAAGCTTGTATAAATACACAGTTTTTTATAGATGAAGTAGCAAATTTAAAATTAAAAAAAACACAAACAAACATATCAGTAGAACCTATGGTCAAAAGAATAGACAAAGATAGATATTCTGCCATAGCATATGGTTTATTTTACATTTCTTTATTTTTAGACAATCAAGAAGATGAATCATATGACGATGATGACCCATTAGTATATTATTAAAAATTTAATAAAGAAGGGAGGGTGTTATTTGGCAAGAACCAAAGGGAGTAAAAATAAAACATCAGTCGAATTAGAAATGCTGCAACAAAGAATATATGAATTAGAAAAAGAAACAAATTCATATAGCGAAACAATAGATGCTTTTACAGAAGGATTTGTAATAGATTTATTCAATAAAGACGTTATTAAAACAGTAAGTATGGAAAAGCTTCAAGAATGGTTTAATAATCCTGATGAACATATGCAGAAGATAGTAAATCTACTTGCATATTATTACATAATAGATGGTAACATATTTCAATTATATGATCTGATTTTTTCATTGCCGACATTAGAATATAAAATTAATGTTTTTGAAAAAGATAAACATTATAAAGAAGATATGTTAAAAATAAAATATTGTTTGGAAAGAGAACTAAAACATAAAAATTTGACTAGAGATTTAATAGTTCAATTAGCCCACGAAGGTACTTTGTTAGGGACATGGCTAAAAAATGGAAATAAAAATTATTTTTATGTATTTGATAATTTACAATACATTTATCCTTATGGAAGAAGCAAAGGTGAGATGGTTGGAGTTATAGATTTAGAATGGTTAGATGATAAAAGTGAAGATGAAAAAGATGCTATATTTAATAATTTAAGTCCATTAATAACAAAAAGAAAATATTTAAGATATAAAAATGAGACAAGCAATAAAAATAATAAATATATATTTTTACCACCAGATAAATCTTTAGTAGCTAGGATACATACTTTAAGTAGAAATCAAAGGTTAGGAGTTCCATTTGGAACACAGGCTATTTTTGATATTCAACACAAACAAAAATTAAAAGATTTAGAAAAAGCTATAGCAAATAAGATAATAAAAGCTATAGCGGTTTTAAAATTTAAAGGGAAAGATGACAATGATATTAAAGTAAAAAAAGGTGAGAAGCAAAAGGTATATAAAGGGGTAAGAAAAGCATTAGAGAAAAACTCCAATGACAAAGATGGTATTACTTGTATAGCTATACCAGATTTTGCATCATTTGATTTTCCTGAAATGAAAAATGGTGATAAAGCATTAGACCCTAAGAAATATGAAAGTATAGATGGAGATATAACAAATGCAACAACTGTTTCTAATGTACTAACAAATGGTACAAAAGGAAATTATGCATCTGCTAATTTAAATTTAAATGTATTATATTCTAAAATAGCAATATTATTAGAACAAATTGAAGAAATTTATAATCAATTAATAATTCTTTTATTGGGTGAACGAGGTAAAAATTACACATTTGAATATATAAAAGAACCTCCATTAAGTAGAGAGAAGAAATTAGATGTATTAAAGAATTTACAAACTCAAGGATATGCTACTAAATACCTATTAGATATGATAGGCGTGAATTCAGATGAATATTATTCTGAAAGTATATATGAGATTGAGGAATTAAAACTTAGAGATAAGATTGTTCCACCTATGAGTAGTTATACCATGAGTGGAAAAGATAATAATGAAACAGGTAGACCTGAAGAAGATGATACCACTCAAGATTCTACAATTCAAGATAAAACAAATGATGGTAATTCCAACCCAAAACCTAGTAAATAAAAAGTAGGTGAAAAACAATTGAATAAGATATTAATTGCTCAAAATTCAAATACAATAATAATCTCACAAAAAGGGAAAAGGTTAATTATTGATAAAAATAATGAATTATATAACCAATTAAAAGATTTAGAAAAAAGTGAAATTGAAGAATGGTATTTGAATAGATGATATTTTAGATTGTGTTGAAGGGAGGTGAAGTTATGGAATTAAATGATAAAAATACAAAGAAATCAGTATTAAAAGCCCAATTAAATAGTTTAGAAATAAACGAAAAAGACCCCACAATTTTAAAAGGTACTGTAATTATACATGATTTTGAAAAATCTTGGAATAATCAAATAATTACAGAGAAAGTTTGTGCTGAAAATATGAATACATTAATAGGGAAAAGAATTGTGTGTAAATATATATCATCAGAAGATAATTATGGATTGGATGCTTTAACTGACCATGAAGAAGTAGTTAGTAAAGATAGAGTAGGCAATGAAGTAATAACGACAGATACTATTGCGATAGGATTTATTGAAAATGTATATATAGATAATTATACAGATGAGAATGGTAATACTAAAAGGGTATTATTTGGGAATGTTGTTATTTGGAATGATGATAAATATGCTAATATAGTAGGCTTATTACAAGAATGGATTAATCGTGGTATTAAAATACATATGTCGGTAGAATATTTATATTGTAATTATAACGTAATAGATGGAATCGAATATTTACAGACACCTATTCTTTATGTAGCACATACACTTTTAAATTCGGAACAAAGAAATGAATATGCAGAAATTTTACCAGCGTATGATTGTGCTACATTAATTAGTTTAAATGAAAGAAAAAAGTGGAATAAAACAATTAATCAATTAACTAAAAAAAACAACAATAAACAAAATAGTAAATCTGAGAATAATTCAGGTCTAAATATAAAAAATAATCAAGTGGAAGGTGATAAAATGGCGGAAGATATTAAAAAAAATGAAATAGAGAAAACAAATGATAATAAGGAAGCTCCTGCTATAGAAGAACAAATAAAAGAAAAGCCTAATGAATCAATTGAAGTAAATGAAAAAATAAAGTCATTAGAAAAGCAATTGGATACTAAGAATGAAGAAATAATAAAAGCTAATGAAAAAATAGTAGATTTAGAAAGACAATTAAATGAGAAAGAAGAATCTATTAAATCATTAAATGAGAAAATAAATTCAACTAATACAGAAAAAACAGAAATAGAAACTAAGTTTAATGATGTAACAGACAAGTTAACTTCTTTAAATACAAAAGTAGAAGAAATGAAACCAATTGTAGAAAAATACAACAAAGAACAATTTGAAAAAGAATTGAATGAAATGAAATCTACTTATGAAAAGAAATTTAAGAGTGTTAATGCTATTGAGAAATTTAAATCTGATGAAGTTCAAGAATTAATTAAAAAATCATTAAATAAAAATAATGAAGGACAAAAAGCGATAACTTCTTTAAACAAAATGGTTGTAGATGCCATTTCTTTTGATGAAAAAGAAGATATTCAAACAGAAGAAAAGTTAAGTTTAAACTCTGTTGAAAAGGGAACAGAAAATAAAAATTTAAGAGAAGATATTAGTAAAATAGAAAACTTTTATGGTATCTCTCTAAATGAATAATAAATAATTTGATAAATTAAAAGGAGGAAATTAATATGGCAACAAGAATGTATGATGCTTTAATGGAAAGAGGAAATCATGAAATAGGGAATTTAAACTCTATATGGGCTAACCCATTTGTAAATGGGGCAATACTAGAAGAAAATGTAGACAACTTTACTTTAGTTGAGTTGACTGGTTATGATGAAGAAGGAAATGTAAAATGTAAACAATTATCAGATATTACTAAACAAGGATTTTTAGTAACTACTGTTGAGGAAGAACATTTAATGGAAGGAGAAACTTATGTAGATTTTTACAATGCAAAAGGTGAAATAGCTAGATTACATAGACCAAAACAAGATTTAAGATTTGAAACATCAGCTTTTGAATTAAATGCAGGAGCTGCAAAATTAGTTTATGGTCAAGTTGCTCACTTTGACCCTGCAAAGAAAAAGTATATAATATCTGATTCTGCATCTACACACGCAGATTATGATAAGGCAACTAATAAATTTGAAGTTGTAGGCATAGATACAGATTTTGGATATGCTTTTGATAAACAAACAATAAGATTAATGGCAAAATAATAAAAATTAGATAAGGAGAGTGTTATATATGGAAATAAAAAACTTTGATAAATTACTAGAAATGGGAAAAAGAATATATAATAATAAAATGGTAGAAGAAAAAGATAGAGATGGAAAGTTAATTCTTTCTGATGAAAATATGATTAAAAAGATATGTCAAGAAAACTTTAGTTCAAATGGTGAAATAAAAACGCTAGAAGGAGTAAGAAGTTTTAATAAATTAATAGTTGAAGTTGCAAATGAAGAAGCAGATGCAAAAATAAAACCTATATTAGATGCTATATCTGAATACGCAAAAGTAGGAAGATATGACAAAAAGATATATACAATAGATAAAAAGGCTAGAATATCTATGGCTTTAAGTGCTACTGCTTCAGGAGTAGATTTTGTAAGAGTATCACCTTATAGAAAAACTTTGCCAGCACAGCCAGAAGATCATCAATTCGGTGTTTATTACAATATAGAAAGAATGATAACTGATCCCGTAAATGAGTTTAGAAATGCTGTTAATTTAGTACAAGAAGAAAAAATTAAATATTTATTTAAGAAGGTAATGGAATTAACTAGAAAAGGAAAAACATTAAATAAAATACCTGCCAAACAAACTTTTGACGCTGCAAATATGACTTTAGTGAATTTCAGAGATATAGAAAATAGACTTTTAAGATATGGTAGAGGTGTAAGACCTGTTCTTGTAGCTGATATTAATTTAATAGATAACTTAGCTATGAAACAAGGCACAGAAAATAATAACTTCTTCTTAACAAAGGAATTAAGAGAAGAATTATTAAGGGATACTAATATTTCTCAAATATCTAGGTCAATAGCTATAGCTACAGATAATCCATTTGTAGATGACTTAAATAGTAAAGTAGATTTACCTGTAAATGAAGGAATAATGATAGCGGGCGGAAGTAAATCACCATTCAAGATAACTGAATTCGGTGGTCTAAGAACTGCACAAGATATGCCTTCTATAGAAAATGAAAGTGTATACTTAAAAATAGACTACAGAGTAAATGTTGAATTGTTATTAGGACAAGCTATGGGTTATATTAAAGATACTGCTGTATCTACTATTTAATAATTATAAATTATTTGGAGAGATAGATGATTTTATCTCTCTTTATTTTTAAGGAGGATTTTTAAAATATGAATAATGATAAAAAAGTTGTATTAATAAGAAAACAAAGTACACCTTTTACAGTAAATTACCCACATGATGGGATTTTTACTACTTATACATGGGCAGGTACACAAGGACAAATTCTAAATGATAGACCAGTTCCTTTTGAAGTTTTTGAATGGTTACAAAATTCTACAACTACTTTTAGTGAAGGTTGTTTATTAATAAAAGAAACAGAAGATGAAGATGTTACTATGATAAAAGAAAATATTATTAATATAGATAAAGTTGAAGAATCTGTAATGTCCAAATCTGAAATAATGGACATGATAAACTCTGGAAATCATTTAGCTTTAAAAAAGAAATTAAATGATTTAATAAAAGACATGTCAGATAATATAAAAGAAAATACAAAAAGATATATAATTGGAGTTGCATCCGAAGAAGGTGTTGATTCTAGTGCTAAAAGAAAAATATTATGTGAATGGGCAGATATAGATTATGAAAATAATGATTTATTTTTTGATAAGAATTTAAGGGAAATATATGATAAATAAAAGAATAGTGGTGATAAGTTGTGAACACCTCATATGATGAAATTTTTGAAAGCTTTCTTTTAAACTGTGGTATAGATACAAGTGAATTACCAAAAGATCAAAATAAAATATATTCAATAATTAATAATGCAGTTAATCATTATAATAATTTTATGGAAGAAGATTATTATATTACAACAAATAATGAAACAGAAACAATTGATAAAAGATTAGATGGTAGTTGTTTGCTAATATTAGCACATTGTATTAAATACACACATTTAGAAAATCAATTAATTGAATTTGAAGAAATATGGTCTCCATTTCAGAAAGAAATAGGATTTAAGAATTATAAAGATCAAATTGCTTCTAGGGAAAAAACTTTAGAAAGAACTAAAAATAAAATAATTGAGTTAATTAGTAACATTGAAGATAGAAACTTAATGGACTAGTAAGGGAGGGATTTATTTTGAAAGATTATAGCAATTTCAATCCTAACCCTATTAATAAGCTTATATGGAGTTCACAAAAGGTATTTAATAATCAATTAAAATTTGAAGGACAGGAAATTAAAATTGAAAATAAATTAATTAAAGCAATTATAAGAAATCATGGTAATCCTACCAATGAATTTAAGGAAGAAAGATTCTTAATTACAGGAAAAGAAATAGATATTCAAAGAGGAGATATTATTGAATATCTTAATGAAATTTATTTAGTTATTACAGATGTAGATAGAGATAATCAAATTTATAATACATGTAAGCTAAAAAAATGCAATAATGTTTTAACATTTCAATATGAAAAGGATATTCATAAGATACCATGTGTTTTATCTAATGCAACATTATATTCAGATGGTTTGGAAGAAAAACAAATGATATTAAGTAATGACCAAAGGAATGTATTGATACCATATAATAAACTTACAAATAAAATACAATTACAACAAAGATTTGTTTTTAATCATAATAGTGTTTTTTCAGTTTCTTTGATAGATGATTTTACTTTTAAACAAATAGGTAGTAATAATGGGTTATTACAACTTAATATGGTTAGAGAACAAAAACAAACTAATCTTGATGATTTTGAAAATAATTTAGCAGATAACTCTCATCTTAAAAAAGAAGAACCTATAATATTACAAATAGATAATAAAACAATTCAGCTAGAAATTAATAAAACTTATCAATTAAATCCTAAATTATTTCAAGGAGGTAAAGAAGTAAATTCACAAGAACAATTAAATAAAATTTCTTATATAGTTGATGATGATTCAATTATAAAAGTAGAAAATGGATTAATAATAAGCCTACAAAAAGGTGATACAAATATACAGGTTTGCTATGGTGAATATGTTATTAGTGTTCCAATACAAATTACAGATACAAGTGTTCATAGCGGTACTTGTAATATTGTTGGAGATACCTTTATGAAAATTGGAAAATTATCTAAGTGGATAGTGGAATTATATGATTCTCAAGGCAATAAAATTGATGGAAATGTTGAATGGGATATTGTAGGAGATAATGTAGATGAGTTAATTAAAATTAGAGAAAAGACATCTAATAGTATAGTTTTATTAGCTCATAAAAAACAAGAAAACATAGGTAAGAAATTTATTATTAAGTGTAAAACTCTTGATGGATTAAGTTTTGACCAACAAGAAATAATTTTAAAAAGTTTAATATAAATAATATTATAAAGTATGACTTTTATTTAGATTCCAATCATTGAAAATAGCTATTTTAAACCATTTTCACTTACAAAATTAAAAAAGAAAGAAGGAATAAACATGTCAGTAGTATTAAAAGATAAAGGCGAATTAGAATTTGATAATTTTGATAAGATTACTTATACAAATGTAGCAGTAATTAGAACAAAAAAGCTTGATGAAAATATGAAACTTAACACTTCGTTGGTAGATGGTCTTATAATTGTAATGAAAGATGGAGTACAGGTTGGTGAAATTGAAGACGGTGCTATAGATGATGCTAAAAGTATAGGTAAATTTTGTTGTGGTAGTGATGGAATGTTGAAATTAATAGTTGATAAAACATCTGTTGATTCTATAGATAAGGCAAAAACAGAATTAGCTAACCATCAAGCAATAGTACAATTAAAAGATGATTTAGAATATGAAAATGATTTATTTGATGTGACTATGATTGATAGAGGTACTAATAAGAAATTATTTAACACTATATTACTAAATGGTGAAAAGATGTTAGGATATGTAAGAAATAATATAGAAACTATAGATTTACAAACTACCAATCCTATAAGATTTATACTTGACCCTAAATTAAAATAATTTAATAAAGTAGCTGATAACAATGAGTAAGTATACAGGAAATAATAATCTGAATGATATTTTCTATGAAATAGTCACAATTTTGTTAGCTGATGAACCTGATGAAGCTATAGATTTAAAGAAGCTTTTATATTACCAAAATGAAAAAGATAAAGAGGGTAATTTGATTTATGTTAATCCTTATGCAAAAGATATAGTTTATGAAGATTTATGTAATCAAAACATTTATCAAACTGATTATATTTTTGATATTCAAAAAGAAACTAGGAATATAATAAATGTTCATTTTGCAGGCTTAGGATTTGATAGTTATAACGACTATGTTGAAGTTGACTATTTTATGATAGATATATATGTGCATAAGGATATGGAAGCTATAGAGGTAGATGGTAAAAGAATAGCTAGAAGTGTAGAAATTTTAAATAAAGTTAGAAAATTACTAGATGGTAAGAAGATGCAAAAAGGTGTAACATGTTTAAAATTGCGAGGGGTTAGTGGTGGGAAAATCCAAGATACCTACATAAAACTTACTTGTGATTTTAAAATAAAAAATATTAGGTAGAGTTGATTAATTATGAATGAAAGAATTGATTTAACAAATATAAGAGGTAAACCTAAAGTATATAAAGGAATAGAAATTTATCCTGTACAAATAAAAGACTGTGAAGAGTTTTATAAGAATTTATATGTATTACAATTTGATAAAAATAGCATACCAGATATACAAATTGTAAGAATGTCTTATTTAACTTTTTTATATAGTCTTCAATTAATGCAGGATGAGAAAGGAAAATTTCTTTTTGAAACATTAATAATAGATTTAATATCTTTATTAGAATTGGTTCTGCATAAAAAGGCAGAAGAAGACTTCTATTTAAATGTCGATGAAAAAGGTTTGCATCTAATTTTTAAAACTAAAGATGGAGAATTAGAGTTTAAAAGCAACGACTTTGAAAAGTTAAAGAAAATAATATTTAAACAAAACGTAATACCTTACGATGATGAAATTCTAAATCCTGAATTAAAAAAAGCCATTCAAGAAGCAAGGGAATTTATGTATAACAAGACCAAAGATAAATTACCAACATTTGAAGAACAAATTTGTTGTTATCATTGTGCTTTAGGATTGACTTATAAAGATATTGATGAATTAACAATATATCAATTCACAAAAGGATTAGAGAGAAGGGAATTAATAATTTCGTATCAAGTATATGGTACTGCTATAGCTACTGGTATGGCTAGTGGAGAAATTCCAAATTGGTCATCACATATACCAGAAAGAGGATTGTATGATGATGTAACAATTGATGGAAATGAATTAGAAAAAATTGCTTCACAAGTGAAGTGATTCATACAAAATAATTTGAAAATAAAAGGAGGAAAATAAGTATGGAAAATAATAAGGAATTTGCTGTATCCGTTGCTGATGCCATTATAAGAGATATTAAAACAAAGCAAATAGTTATGATTGGTAAAGCATTAATAGATACAGGTTTAAAACAAGCTGTACAAAACAAAGAAGTTAGAGGTGGATTCGGTAATGCATTACAATACGAATTCTCATACAATAAAGTTGTATCTTGTGAAATAAGTTCAGCTAACTTTAAAGAAGAATACATAGCTATGAACAATGGTGTTCCTATAGTTAACCAAATGGCTGAATATTGGAATTATAGTGAAGAACATAAAGTAAAATCTAAAAAAGTGACATTAGATGAAGTTCCAGTTGCAGGAACTAATGTTTATGTTGAATTACCAAATAAAACTATAGAAACTGTAGTTCCTGTAGGTAAGACTATTACATTAACAACACCTGTTGAAGATGATACTAAGATATTATGTACTTATAGAGTTAAGAATGTAATAGATACTATAACTATTGATACAAAACATTATCCAGTAGCTTATGAATTAACTTTAATAGCTAAGGTATTTGATGCTGGTGGACAAACTAAAGAAATGCAAATAGAAATACCAGAATGGAAAGTTGAAGGTAATTTTGACCTTAATTTAAAAGCAGATGATGTTACTGTACCTAAAATATCTGGTAAAGCATTAGATCATAATGGAGACTATGCAATAGTTAAGATGAAGAGAGTTGATGGTAAAGAAATTCCAATTCAACAAATAGCTGTAACTGAACCAGAGATAGAAATAGGAAAAGGCGAACAATACATCCCTCAAGTAATAGGTATAAGAGGTGGAGTGTATGGTAATGTACAAGTGCCTTTAGATAGACTTGATATAAAATCAAGCGATGCTGCAAAAATTAAAGTTACTTCAGATAATGTATTAGAAGGAGTAGCAGCAGGAGCATCAAAAATAACTGTTTCATTAAAAGATGACCCTTCTAAGAAAGACATAATTGAAGCAGAATGCACAATAATATAAAATAATTTAAAAATATTTGATTAATATAAGGTGATTTGATATAATAAAATATAAGGGATGAGATATTTTTCTCTCCCTTATATTTTAGAGTGTTTTTTAAATATAAAATATTGTAAAATATGAAAAAAGGATATTAAAAGGAGTACATACATGAATAAAATAGATTTTAAAGATTGTCCTTTAGAAAAGCAAAAAGAAATTAAATCAAAGATTGAAAAATATTTGGAAAAGTATAAAACATTGAATAATTTAAAAGGTAACGAAGATGGTAGGAAATTATATTATTTAATATATTCTAATAAAATATTTGTAGAAGATGTGTTAGAAGATATGGGATTTAATTATACTGAAATGACAAATATTTTGCCAATAGGTTCACGATATTATTATGATAATTTTGAAAATATAAGAAAAAGATTAGAGTGGTTTGTAGATAAATATAATCACTTTCCTACAAAAAAACAAATGGCTTCCACATTAGGAATATCACAGACACAAATAGATAAATATGGTGGAATTAATAGTTTAAAAGAAAAAATAAATTATTTTGATAAAAAAGATTTAATTGATAACAGAGGAGACTATAATAAAAGTATTATGGAATTAATGTTAGCAAACTGGTTTATTGAAATGAATTTAGGAAAAAGGTATGAAAGAGAAACAAAGCTTTTCAAAGAATATAATTATAGAGACGATTTTACATTTAAAACTGAGAAATTTGATTTATTTGTTGAGGTATGGGCTTATGGAGAAGGTAATAAAAATTTAAATAGTAAATTTTGTATGCAATATTTAAAAGCAAGAAAAATAAAAGAATCTCTTTATAAAAAATATAATATGAAACTGATTTCTGTAGAGCCTGAAGTTTATAACGGTTCTTATGAGGAAATTCAAAAAGGATTCTATAATATTTTTAAAGATTATTTTAAGTTAGATTTCAAAATAATTAAATATGAAAAATTAATAAGTCCTGTAAAAATGACTGATGATGAGATATTAGAAGAAGTTTTAAAATATAAAGAAGGAGATAGACTTCCTGCCACACATGACATTCCATGTAGTTTATATATGGAAATTTTAAAACGATTTAAAACCTATAGAAAATTTTCTGAAAAATATAATATTAAAACAAAACAAGATATTACAGATTGGAACATAGAAATAATCTTTAAATATTTTGATAAACTTATAGTTATGAATAAAACAATAGAAACTAAAAATTTATTAAAATTGAAAGTAGGTTTGCCTAGTGCAATACAAAAATTTGGAAGTTTAATTCATTTGAAACTTTTATATTTCTTAGATAATAAAGATAAAAATTTTCCTAAAGGGGAAATAGAATGGTTGATTAAAATTGCAAATGGAAAAAGTATTAATTCATGTAAAACCACTGATATAGATAAAAAACAAGCAAAAGCAATATTAGATTATAAATTCCCAAACTATAATAAAATTATATCTTGTAAAGTTTGCAGAAAAAATTTTAATATAGAACACATATATAATATTTATTGCAATGATTGCAAAAACCAAATTTCAAATAATGTTATTTCGAGAGATGTGTTATATAGTAAAAAATATATGTTAAAAGAACAGGACTATATAGATAATTTTAAAAATATAGAAAAATATATAAGACAAGATAGTAGATATTTAACTAAGAAACAATTTAATAAAATATCAAAAATAAAAACAAAAGCTTATGTGGGATTTTATAATAAAACATGGGTAGAAATAATGACTATGTATGGATATTATAATAAATTATATGATTATATAAAAGAAGAATTGGTTCAATATTTAAAACAAACTAATAATTATAATTTGCATAATTTTGGATTATCTCATAAATATATAACTTATGAATTAATTAAAGAATTTAATAAAGAAAAAATCAAAGAGGAGGCGATTAGTATTGTGAATAGAAGTGCTTAATTATTAATAATAAAATAATTTAATAATATGAAGGAGTATAGAGATAAATCTATACTCCTTATTTTTTAAGGAGTGATTTTTAAGTGATAAATTTTAATGATTTAAAACAACCAAGGATAAAGAAAACCTTAGAGTTCCAAGGTGAAAAAATAAATATATTGAATCCAACTAAAGAAATAAAAGAAGAAATAATGAAAATAGCTGGTCAATATTCTAAAATAGAAAATAATACAGTTAAAATAGATTCAAAATATGAAGATAACCCTCAATTTGCCCAAAATTTATTTAAATCTTTAGTTGAAGGAATAGAGTTTTCTGATAATATAGAAGAATTTAAAGAAGTAATAGATAATCCCTCCCCTATAGTAATCGAAATTCAAGAAGAAATAAATATGATAGTTAGAACCATTGGAATAGAAAGAGCAAAAGCAATTAGCAATGAAGTAAAGGCGACAAAAGATTTAATAGTTGTTAATGATATAATGGAAGAAATGGATGAATTTTCAAAGAAAAATAAGGATTTTCAAATACCTGAAATAGTTATTGAAAACAAAAAAGATATAACACCTAAGCCAAAAGCTAAAAGAAAACCAACTAAAAAAAAGACTAAAAAAGAAGAAAAAGTAGTTGATATAAAAACAGTTAAAAAAGAGAATAAAGAAAGTAAAGCTGATAACAAAGAAATAAAAATTGAAGAAACCACAGAGGATAAGGAAAATGGACTTCAATAGTTTAAGAGATTTATATAAGTATGCAGAAAAAGCACATGAAGAAGTTGCTACAAATGAAACTCAAGAAGGGATTAAAGAAGTAGCAAGTGATGTTGTAGATGAAGAAGTTTATAGTAAATATGATAATAAAGATAGAAGAGGAAAGCATGGTGGTGGATTAGGAGATATTAAAAATATGGTAGTACATCCTCCTAAAAAAATAGGAAATACTATAGAAGTGAAAATTACAAATGAAACTCCTTTAGACCCACCTGATGATGGGATACCAAGGAATTATAGATTGGATGAAGCTATTGAATATGGTGGCGATTATTATGAATATCCTAAAAGTAAAAAAAATAGAGATGAAGGAACTTATACATATCTGAAACCTAGACCATTTAACAGAAAAACAGAGGAAAGATTAAATGTAACAAGAGAACATGAAAAAGCGTATAAAAACGCTATGAAAGCTAAGGGGATAGATATTAAATAAATTTCCCCTATTTTTCTTTAAGTATATAGATGTTTTAAAATATCAATTTTATTAAAATTTAATTACAATGTATTTGTATGTTTAAAGAAAAATATTCATTATACTAATATTCGTTAAATTTTTCAATAAGATATTGTACCTTAATATATAATTTATAACTTTCAATACCTATTTTGTCAGTATTTTTGATACGATTTATTAGTTAATATATACCAATATATGGTAAAATATATTTGATGCAACCACTATAGTTTATCAAATATATTTTCGAAAATAAATATAAATCGTTCGACAAAATGTTGAATTTTGGTATATGGAGTGATAAAATGAATATAAGGAAATGGACAGGCTATAAAAAAGTGTACAAGCTTAAAGTAAAAAATAAGGGGGAAGAGATTATGGAAAATGTAGTAGAAAGATATTGTACTGTTTCTGAATCTCTTGAGGAAAGTTTAAAACAAATGAAAGCCATCCGAAGTGGGAAAATGAAAAAAAAGACATGGAAAGAATTTAAACAAGAACTTCAAGAAGAAGATAGCAATTAAAAGTACAGTAAGTAGAGGTTGATTATATGAATTACGAAATATATCTTACACCTAAATTTGAAGAAGATATAAAATTTTATAAGAAAAAGAGAAAGTTTTGTAAAATTGAAAAAGATATAGATGTTGTTATAGAAGAAATCGAAAAAGGGAATTTAGTTGGAGATGCTATTGATGATATACATCTACCAGAGGGAGAAGATACTTATAAAGCAAGAGCAAGTAATACAGATACTAAAGTGGGAAAGGCAAATGGATATAGAATAATATACTATGTCATAAAGGATGAAAAAACAATTTTTCTGTTAACTATTTATTATAAAAAAGATGATAATAGAATATTAAATAAGAAAGAAATTATAGATTTAATTAATAAATGTTATGATGATTAAACTCTTAACAAATAAAAGTTAGGAGTTTTTATTTGTCTTTGCAAAATAATATTTGACAATTATAAAACATAAAGAACTTTTTCGAGGTTGGCAATATTATCAATTTGTTATAAAATATACATATATTAATAAAATTATATATGGAATTATATATATACTTGGAGGTATTACAATGAAAAAGAAAAAGTTTTTTAAATTGGTCTTGCTATGTTTAAGTTTTATTTTATGTTTGGGATTGTTTGTTGGGTGTAGTGAATCAGAAGAGGATAAAGCTAGAGCTGAAAAATTTGGTGTTTATAAAAACACAACAGAAATGGTAGAAGATAAAATAAGAACTTCATCAACTGCAAAGTTTCAAGAATTTGATGAAAGTCTAGTTCAAGATTTAGGAGGAGGCAAATATCAAGTATCTGGATATGTTGATGCTGAAAATAGTTCTGGAGCTAATATTCGTTGGAATTGGCATTGTACAGTTACAATCGAAGGAGAGGAAGGCAATAGAACGATAGAAAGTAATGATATAGTAATAAAATAACTTTATATATATTAAATTCAAACCTCTAATTTTTATATGTTAGAGGTTTTTATATAAAAATAATATTTGAAAACATATATGTTATAATAGTTTCAGATAAAACTATATGGAGGTTTTTAAGCATATGACTGTAAAAAACAATCTAAAAGAAATATTGAAAGATAGAGGAATCAAACAAGTATGGTTAGCAGAACAAGTGGGAATTAATTCAAAAACTCTTAGTAATATTATAAATGGTAAGTACAATACAAGTTTAGAAGTTGCTTTAAAAATATCAGAAGTTTTAGAGACAAGTACAGATGATATTTTTAAATTAATAAAAGAGTGACGGAAAAATATATTAATAAAAGTATTGACACACAAGATAAAGGGTAGTATTATAATATTTGCAAGGTAAAAACAACCAATTAATCCAAGCCTTGCAAATATTATAATAGGGAGTTGTCGATATGTTAAATAAAACAAATGCTATTAATAATATAGAGTGGAAACAAGAAATAATCAATAATACTAAGAATTATCAAAAAGAAAACGAAGAAATAATTCAGAGGTTAGTTGAAAAACTAAAATCAATTAATCTATTGGGTACATACATAGAAAAAGAAAATATTGCATTAGCTATGGAAAATTTCACAGTAGAGGAAAATGACTATAATATCTTCATAACAGGACAAGCTTGCATTAACGCAGATGACGGAGAAGATTATATGGATAATTGTGTATTAGGAATTTCTAAATCAGGCTTGCTTAGTTGGAATGATGATTTGGGAGATATTGAATTGGAATATGTAGATAACATAATTGTGTTAGAAGTGTAATATTGTTAACAATAGTAATTGTAAAAGGATTATATTATGGAACAAAAGGAAGGAGAAAGAGTTAGGATGATAACATTAAATGCTATAAGAGAGAAAAATAAAAATGAACACTCCTTTTTAAATACAAAAATAACTAAGAACACTCTTTCTCAAGAAGAATATGCAGAAGGAAGAGAAGTATTTTTAAGATTCGTAAAATTAATAAATGAAAAATCTTTATATGATTATTTTAAAGAATATGAAGATATATAATAAAGGGGATAAGATCATGACAAAAATTAATAGAAGTAATAATATATTTGAATTTACAGTATCCAAAGATGATTTCAATAGTATAGTTAAAAAGTTAGAAAAACCAGGACTAACTAAAGAATACTTAGATGAATGTAAAAGAGTTGCTAATTTATATAAAAAACCATCTAAAAAATAATTTCAAAAGTATAGGAGAAAAATTATGAATGTCAAAAGGTGGAATGATAATAAAAATAAGCTTAAAGAAAAAAAGACATCACAAAACTATACAGTGGCAAATACTAAAGATGTAATTTTATCAATCAAAAAGTGTAATAGAAAATATGCTAAAGCGTTAAAGAAGTTAGCTGATTCGTAAAAGTGGAGTGATAGTTATGGGTAAAGTTATTAATATTTTTGATTATAAAAAAGAAACCTTAACAAAGGAAGAAATAATGGAAGCAAAAGCAGATTTACTATATGATGATGATGGATACTTAGATATGTTTTTTGAGGAAGAGTATAATGATAAAATAGAAATTGAGGATATAGATGTAGAAGCAAAATTAGCTAGAAGTAAGGAACTTTTAAAATCTTATTCTTTACTAGATATGATTCTTGATTCAAAAAAGAGAAAAGAAGTCTATGATTATTATGATAGAAATTATGAATCTACTCCAGAAGAAGACAAGATATTTAACGAAATGAGAGGAAAATATAAAGAAGAAGATTAAATAAGATTATTAGGAGGAGTTTATTATTAAAAAAATAATTAAAAAACCTAATAGTATATTAAAGTCTATAGAAATAAGTTTTCAAGAAATACAGGATTTTAATAAAGGTAAGAAAAAATTAAAATCATTAAAAGAATCTCAACAATTATGGGATAAATGGGCAGAAGAATCAGAAAAAGAGGTGTAATCTATGAGTGACAGATTATCTGAATTACAAAAAGAACTAGATAATAATCTATATAAAGCTACTATAATTGCTAAAAAAAATACTAAAAGAAATGAAATGGGGCAAGTTATAATTTCAGAAGATGAAGAAGAAAAGTGTGAATGGGACATTATTGCAGATATATTCACTAATGCTATAAGAAGAAAAGGATTAAATTCAAAGCAGGTTGAAGATATCTCAAAAAAAATTTTAGATGAGGTAAGAAATAAATGCGAGTAGTTGTAGACACAATAAAGTTAACTCCATCAGATACACTAGATAAAGATGAGAAAAGTGATTGCTTTGCAGATTGGTATGAAGAAGAACTTATTGAAAAGTATAGAAAATATAATAGATAAACTAAAGATATATAACTTATAAAGGCTTTATTATAAATATTTTGTTGGGGGTATAAGTGTTATGAAAAGGTCTTTGAATTTAAACAAACTAGCAATAAAAAATATAACTACCATATCATCAAAAGAGGCATTAAAAGATGTTGTACCTTTTAAATGGAGTGAAGAAGTATTAAATGGTACTAAAAAAATCAAAGTTATGAGCTTTTTGTTTCGCTAAAATTTTCAATAAAACTTTGTACTTTAATATATAATTCATAACTTTTAATAACCATCTTGTCTATATTTTTGGTACGAATTACCATCAATGTTATACCAATTTATGGTAATATATAAATATGCTAATTATTTAATATATATAAACGAAATAGATTATAAGCATATTTATTAAATATTATATTTTTCTTAAAGAATATTTTGTAAAATATTGATATTTTGTACTGGGAGTGGTAAAATTATGAATATAAAGAGATGGACAGGCTGTGAGAAGCCAAGGGTGTATACAGCTAAAATAGTTAAAAATAAGGGGGAAGGACATATGGCAGTATCTAAAGCATATTTATCTTGTTTAGATAAAGAAGCTACTCAATTATTTAAAAAAGACATAGAATCTGCTAATTTAAAACCAACTGTAGCAAAAAAAGGATTAGAATTATTTAAAAAACTAACTTGTGACGAAAGAGATAGCTAATATGAATTTTTGTGAAGAAAAACTAGATGAGGATAAACACTTTAAAGAAATTAGTGATTTTGTATGTGGTGAAAATGAATCATTAGAAATATTTTTAAAATGTCATGCAATAAAATATCATAATAGCTCTCAAGGTATGACTTATATAATAAAAATGGATAATAAAGTTATTGCTTTTTATACATTAAAATGTAATGCTGTTCAGGTTGAAGATACTAATGGTAAAGAGTGTATACCTATGGTTGAATTAGCTAGACTTGCAGTAGATTCAGAGTATCAATGTAAAGGCTATGGTACAGTAATATTTCTTGGATACATGTTACCTAAAATTTTGCACGTAAGGGATTTAGTAGCAGCAAAAGCCATTATGGTGTTTGTTGAAAAAGAAGATAAAAACGCTATTAATTTCTACAAAAAAGTAGGTTTTAAGATGGCTGATGAAAAAGTTCAAAATCATATAGAAGAATGGTATTCAGAGGGCTGTAGCATTATGGTGTTGAATTTAGATACAGCCGAAGAAATATTAAGGCAAATACAAGAAGGAAATTGAGAACTCTTAAATATTAAATTATTTAAGAGTTCTTTTATTTGCATAAAATTAATTAACTAAAGGCATTTTCATAATGTCTTTTTATTTTTGCTTAATATATCTACATAAAAAATATTATGTAAAGGTAATTAAAGTAAACAAAATATGAAAGGAGGAATTTTTTAATGGGTCTAGGCATACATACTTCGTTTACTTTCGAAAGTTTTGATTCGTTAAATGCAAAAGCTCAAAACTTATTAAAGAAAGTGGGAGAAAATAGTAAAATAAAATTAGATTTTTCAGACGGAATGTCTTTAGATAAAATGCAACAAGAAGTAAACAAGCTACAACAGGAAATTATTAAAGCTAGTAAACAGTCTAGTCAAACATTTATAAAGACTTTTGATGATGTAAATAAACAATTTGAACAACAAATAGATAAAATAAAAAATAATTTGAAAAGTATAGGGTCTAATGTAAATGTTAATTCTATAAAAGATGATTATGGAAAGATAATAGGTGCTTTAGCTCAGTATGAAGATAAAGCTGGAAATGTTATAACTAAAAATTATGAGATTGGGAAATCACTTAATGAAATAAATGAAAAAGGCAAATACATAGAAAAATTAAAACTAAAATTAGTAGATGACAGTGATTTAAAAAATCAAAATAAAGCATTGAGTTTTTTAGATGAAGAAAAGAAGAAAATTGAGCAATTAAATAAAACAACTGCAAAAGTAAAATTTGATACAGATGGTAATGGCAATATTCAAAAAGCTACTATTACATATACTGATGGAATGAATCGTGCTGTTGCAGAAACATATAAGTTGAAAACAGCAACACGAGATTTAGAAAATGTAATAAAAAGAACTATGAGTTTTGAAAAGACAGGAACTACTTATAGTGATAATATAGCAAAAAGTTTAAGAACTTTAGATCAATATCAAAAGGCTATAGATAAATTAAATGAAAAGAATATAAATTTGGGTGGTGGTCAACAAAGTCAACAATTTGTTAGTAATCTTAAAGACGCTCAAACAATAATTGATAAAACTAAAGCTTCAGGGGAATCTATGACCAAAAGTTTAAAAACCAATCTTGATATTTTAATTAACAAGATGAATTTAGAAAATAAAACAATTAAAGAAAATAACACTGAAATGAAGAAAAAAGAAAAAATAATGAAAGAAGCTCCTATAGCCATACAAGGGTATGAAAATAAAATAAATAAATTAAAAAAAACATATAAAGATTTAATTAAAGAAGCTGACTTGAAAAAATTAAGAGAAGAAATGGCTAAATTAGCACGTTCAAAAGAACCTGAAGAATACGCTAGACAATTGAAAGTTATAAAAAATGAATTTGATAAATTAGAGAGCTCTGTAAACAGTGGTGGTAAAAAGGGAAATGGAGGTATATTAGCTTCTATTGGTGAGGCAATGACAAAGTTTCCCATTTGGATAGGAGCTACTACAGCTTGGATGGAAGCTATCCACAAAGTCAAAGATGGTATTGGGTTTATATCTAATTTAGATAAGGCTCAAACTAATATTGCTATGATAGCTGATATGAATAAAAAAGAAGTTGCTGATTTAACAGGGGAATATAGTAAATTGGCTGGTCAATTACATACTACTACATTAGAAATGATGGGTGGACAAAGCACACTGCCCATGTAAAACCTCGTGAACCTAGAAATCTAGGGTGTCTATTCAACGTTAAGGTCAAATGGGAAATAATTTGTTAATGAATAGGCTAACAGGGGAAGAGAAATCTAATCCTGTGCGAAATTATATTTATTTTTAAATATATAATCGTTAAACGACTATCGAAACCATAACATAAATGTAATTAGGGTTGTTTATGTGAATAAGGAAGTAGAGTGAATTAACACTGTTAGTACATCCATAGCGAAATTCTGTGGGTGGAAGTGCGAGGACTTAACCTAATAAGCATGATATAGTCTATTGATTAATTTATAAATAATTAATGGGTGCAGAAGAGTTTCTTAGAGCTGGTAGAAGCATAGAAGAGACAAAAGGATTGTTGGCGGCTTCAACTATAGGTGGAGCGATATCTGGTCAAACTACTGAAGCGGTTTCGGAACAATTAATTGCTATAACAAATGGTTTTAGTAACATGACTGAACAAGCACAGAAAGATGGTAAAAGTTATGAAGAAGTTGTGATGCACGTTATTGACACTATTTCAACATTGGATAATGCTTCTGCTACTTCATTCCAAGAAGTTGCAAGCTCTATGATGAGAACAGCATCTTCAGCACAAATGGCAGGAGTAAGCTTTGAGACATTGGCATCTTATGTGGCTACAGTTTCGGCAACAACAAGAAAATCTGCGGAATCTATAGGAGAAAGCTTTAAAACAATTTTCGCAAGATTCCAAGACATTAAACAAAATATCAACGTTGATGATGGTGTAACTATATCTAATGTGGAAAAGTCATTGGATAAAGTAGGAGTTGCACTAAGAAAAGATAAGTATCATTTTAAAGAATTCTCACAAGTTGTTGAGGAGTTAAAGCCAAAGTGGAAAGAATTCAATGACTTACAAAAATCAGATATAGCTAAAAGTTTAGCAGGTAAAATGTGTGCCTGAGTATGCAGTAATGTATATTTAAAAATGCTTAAATTGACGGGGAAGTCCTTAGAGTTTTATATACCAAGTTATTATGGAAACATATATAATGGCTAAGTATAACGGCTTAGGTATGGTAAAAAATATAAAAATTGGGCAACCAAACGCAGCCAAGCATCTAAGTATAATTTAATTATATATGATGAAGGTTCAACGATTATAATAGCAATAGGAACTGTTTTTATAAATAAGCCTATAAGGTATAATCTGAACATCTATGGAAAACATAGAGAAGATATTTTAACGAATATCTCGCCATAACAAAATAATTTGTTGTGGTCAGTAGCTTATATTTTATAAGTGAAAGTAACAGCTTGACTCACCAAAGGGAAAATTTCTTAGTGCTGATGGATAATTTAGAACAAGTGAATAAACTTCAAAAAGAGGTAAATAAGGCAGCAGGAAATTCAAAAAGAAAATATAATGAAGATTATGCTGAATCTGTTGAAGCGAAAGTTAAGAACCTTAAACATGCTTGGGAAGAGCTATATCAATCTTTAATTTCTAGCGATGCCTTAAAAATAATTCTTCAAACAGGAACAAAATTGGTAGGAGTATTAGATGCCTTAATTCATTCAAGCAGAGGAACAAAAGTAAGTTTACTAGTGTTATTACCAACAATTATATTAATAGGTAAACATTTTAAGTATATGATAGATATCATAAAATCAGGTAAAGATTTAAAATTTATAGATGTTCTTTGGGGAAGTTTGTTTGGTAAAATGACTAGTGGAGTAGGGGTTGTTGAATCTCTTAAAGGTGCTTTTAAATCTCTTTTTGGAACTATAAGTTCTTTTAATGCTTTAATAACATCTCCAACAGGATTAATGTTTGCAGGTATTGCAGTTACTATAGGTGTAGCAACTGCTGCAATAGTTAAACATATAAAACATCAGAAAGATTTAAGAGAAGAAAATAAAAAATTAAAGAAAAGCTATGAAGATTTGACTAAAGCAATGAGAGAGAATAACAAGGAAGAAATAAAAAACGCAATAGAAGACCCTCAAAAAGCTCAAGATGAATTGCAAGCTTTAATGAAAAGAAGAGATGAATTAAAAAAGGCAATGAAAAATACTCCTCATATGACAGGTATGAGTGGAGAAAATAATGCTGATTTAAAAGAAACCGAAATTCGAATTCAAGAATTACAAAAATCAATTAAAAGTAGTAATTTAACACTAAATGAAACAACTGGTAAAATAATCGACATAGCAAAAGCAAAAAATCAAATTGTCAATTCAGATGTAGCAGATGCAATAAAAGAAACTGCTGAATATGAATTAAAAGAGAAAGATTATATCGCTGGGCTATATGATGAATATAATAGATTAAGTTCAATTAAAAATAAAAGTAAAACCGAAGAAAAGGAATTAAGTAACGTTTCTGAAAAGTTAAATGATAATGTAAAAGGTTTAATTTTGACAAAAGATAAAGAAGGTAATGTAATAATTGAAAATACAGGTTTGTTAAATGATGAAGTAAAAATGCTTAAAACCGAAGGAATGACTGTTGAAGAACTTACTAAGGCAAAATTAGAAGCAGCAAAAGAACACGCTCAAATACAAAGAGGAATGACTAAGATATCATATGAAGAAGCTAGGAAAAGAATACTTTTTCTACATGAGGAAATGAGAAAGAGAGAGCCATTAGCAGATGCTATTGATAAAGTTCTTCCATCTGCAAAGATTACAGGAATGAATCCTGTTCGAAGACAAATAGATATGTTGAAAGATGAAAGTGTGGAGTTAGAAGAACAAATGGCGAGACTAGATAGCATTTTTAAACAACCGAGTTCAATGAATATTAGTGAAACTCCAGACTTTAATCCTGTAGATCCAGAAAAGGAAAAGAAAAGTACAGATGCGTTAAAAGAAAATACGGGTGAAATTGACAAAAATCGTGAAGCTGTTAATAAAGCTAAAGAAGCTGTAAAACAATATGAGTTAGCTTTGAAATCATTAGAGTTACAAATGACTAAAAATGATATAAGTTTGGGAAGATTGTATAAGAATAGTGATGCATATAGAAAAAAATTAGACGAGAAGGCAAATTTAATTAAACAAGAAATAGCCTTAAACAAACAACAAATAGCTACTAATAAAGAATTAGCTGGTTCACTTGGGGCTGTTAGTAGTGCATATACTAGTGGTATGAGTAGTAGTATTGGAGAACAAGTTGTAAAAAATGCACAACAGTATCTAGGAAGACCTTATAAGTGGGGTGGTAGTACACCTAGTGAAAACTTTGACTGTTCTGGATTGGTTCAATATGTATATAAGCAAGTAGGAGTTTCTTTGAACAGAACGACATATGACCAAGTAAAACAAGGTACTCCTGTTTCAAAAAATCAATTGCAAGTAGGAGATGCTGTATTTTTTGGTAGTCCATCAGCACCTCATCATGTAGGCATTTATATGGGGAATGGACAATATATACATGCTCCAAAAACAGGTGATGTTATAAAAGTTTCTAGTTTAAATAGTAGAAGTGATTATGCAACTGCTAGAAGATATGTAAGTGGAAGTGGTGGGTACAATAGAGTCTCAGCATCTAATTATACTGGTGAGTATTCCAATTATATTAATGAAGCTGCTGCAAAATATGGCGTTTCTGCTGCTTTAATTGCAGCTGTAATAAAAGCCGAGTCAAATTTTAATCCTAATGATGTAAGTGGTTCAGGAGCAATCGGTCTAATGCAACTTATGCCTGCAACAGCTAGAGAATTAGGTGTTGGAAACCCATATGATCCAAAACAAAATATTATGGGTGGCACAAGGGAATTAGCTAATTTAATAAAAAAATATAATGGTAATTTAGATTTAGTATTAGCTGGATATAATGCAGGGGTAGGAGCTGTAGAAAAATTTGGAGGAGTTCCTCCTTATAAGGAGACAAAAGACTATATTCCTAAAGTTAAAAAGTACATGAAAGGGTTTGGTGGATCGGAATCATCAATCCATTCAGTAATAGACGAGCAAATGGATTTAATTGGCAAATCAATGGATATGGAAAAGAAAAATGCTGAACTAATGGAAAATTTAAATAAAATAAATATTGAAAAATTAGAATCACGTTTAGGAGAATTTGATGACAAAGTTAAATCTATTGATAGGACAATTACTCAATTAAGAACAGATGTCGATTTGCAAAATAAAAATGATATTAATTATATTAACTATTTATCTAAGATAGATGATTATACTGTTAAAAAGTTAGATACTTTAAGAAAAGAAAGAGAATTTATTGAAAAAGAAATGAAATCAGGCATTTATGATGAAACTACTATTCATATGTTAAGCGAAAAATATTCAGACATAGGGACAGAAATGCTTAATGTAACTAAAACTATCAAAGATGTGAGTTTAGAATTAGTCACTGCTAAATGGGAAGCCATCCAGCAGATTTATAAAGAAAATATAGAAATGATTTCAAATGAACTAGATAGACTTAGTTTACATGAAGAAAAAAATATCAAGCAAATAATGATATTAAAGAAGCAACTAGTAGAACAAGACGAAGAAAATATTAGAAGAATGACTGAGTTAATTCGAGAAACTAATGATATAGCATATAAATATGGCAAAGATTTCTTGTTAGATAAAGTTAGAGAGTATACTGCTGAATTAGATAAAGCTAATACTGAACTAGAAAAGCATAAAAAAGAGCTAGAAGATATCAAAGACAAAATGTCTGAAATGAAGTCCACTATAGAAGATAAACTAAGAGAAGTCTTAACTAAAACTGCTGAATTAGCGAAAGAACAATTAGATAAAGTTTTAAAACATTTCGAGGAATCTATAGATGCTGAGTTAAAGAAAATAGATGATGCAGAAAAACGAAATAGTTATAATGAACAGAAAAGCGAGCAGTTAAAAACTATAGCGGAATTACAAGAAAAGATAGCCAAATTATCAACAGATGATAGCGAAGAAGGCATAGCTAGAAGGCTAGAGTACGAAAAACAATTACAAGAGGAAATGAAGAAAAAGACTGATCTACAGATGAAGCACAATAATGAATTAAAGAAAGAAGCCCTAACAAAACAGAAAGAAGAAAAGAAAAAAGAAATAGAAAAGAAAAAACGTGATATCGACACAAGATTAGATAATGTTTATCTAAATTTAGATGCAAGAAAAGCACTAACTGAAGGCTATATTGAATGGATTGATGGTAAGAGAATTGGAATCCAAAATGCTCTATTACAATTTGAGGATTTATTTGGAAAAGGGTTAACTTCACTAGGAGACAAAATAAAAAAGGAATTATTAGAACAATTAAAAGCAGCACAAGACTTAGTAAATGGAATAGATAAAAAAGACCCTGATAAAATACTTGAAGAAAATAAAACTAAAAATGTATATGGGACAGGGGCGGATTTAGCCAATGCTCGAAAGATATTAGGTTCTTTAGGATATAACTATATAGATACAAGCCTTGTAGACAAAAACAAATTACATTTTGGGAAAGATGATATAGTTGTAGGAGATACTGGTGCTATTAATGGTGTTGACAGACAAGATTTAAATGGTGCTATAAGACTAGGTGGGAAAAATAGATATGATACGGCAGGAATCATACAATTATATTCAGATATTCAAAGTGGAAGAATTAAGCCTGTTGGCGGAATTGTATATGGTACAGGACAAGATTTAAAAAATGCTATAGCATGGCTTAGTCCTTTAGGATATGAATTTGTAGATACATCAAAAATAAATTCTAAAGATATTAATTTTAATCCAAATGATATTATTGTAGGTGGCAAAGGTGCAAAAGGTGGAGTAAACTTTGATTGACTTGCCAACGCATACTCGTGACTTCAGCCATGAGTTAGTTGGCAAACAGTTAGCATATAGAGAAATCTGTATGTAGTGGTATTAGTCACAATACCCAACACTACTTGAATTGCTGGGAAGCCCTAAAGCTAATTAAACTACAACATAAGAATGAAATAAGTCTAAGTGTGAAAGTTACGAAAGTAGAAAAAATTAATTGGATAGTGCAAGGTTAAATCCTAAACACTAAAACAATGGGCAATCAGCAGGTAAGCCTCGAACAGAGGAAACTTCAACGACTATTCCTCTTGAGGGAAGTAGGTACAAGCGTACCGAAGTGGGTAGACCCTAACATGTAATGATGAGGGATAAGATATAGTCTGTGCGTCATACGAAAGTATGAGAAGTTCATAAGAGAACTGCATAGGTAGTAGCGAACCTATGTGAACGATACCTCAAACATGATTAAAGAACCTACGGTTCTTATATATATTATTTAAATTATTTAGGTATGAATTCAATAACATTTTCAATGTTACAATTAAGATACACACAAATATTTTCAAGTGTTTCCATGGAAATATATTCATTTTTAGACATTTTTGCTAATGTAGCTGTGCTGAAACCAACTGCTTCACGAAGTTGAGTTTTGGACATATCTCTTTCTAATAATAATCTAAATAATGGTTTATAACTAATCATTTAAATCACTCCTTTTATTTAGATTGTATCATATATATTTTATAAGTCAATATATAATATTTATAAACCTAAACAAAATATGTTGACATTAAATTTAGAATATGATATATTATATTTAGAAAAGCAAATATAAGTCTTAAAATGAGGTGTTAATAAATGACTTCTACAAATATTGAAAAGAATACAATAGCAAAAGGATTTAAATATAGAATTTATCCCAATAAAACTCAAATAAATCAAATAGAATTGAGTTTTAATGCTAAAAGATATGTTTGGAATTATTTTTTAAATATTAATAAACATAGATTAAAACATCATAAATCAGTATTAAATTTTGCTAAAATGTCAAGATTATTAACACTACTTAAAAAGAAAAATATATGGCTTAAACAATGTGAAAAATCTGTATTGCAAAATACTCTAAAAAATCAATATGAAACATTTTTAAAATTCTTTAAGAAAGAATGTGGTTTTCCTAAGTTTAAATCATATAAAAGTAATTATCAATCTATTAAAATCAATTATACAAATAATAATATAGAAGTATTAGAAAAAGAAATAAAATACACATCTACAGGTAAATATAAGAAGCAAAATTGTAAAATTAAATTACCTAAATTAAAACAAGTAAAAATAGCTTATTCAAGACAATATCAAGGTAGAATAGTTAGTTCTACTTTATCAAGAGATACAGATGGTAAATATTATATTAGTTTGTGTTGTGTAGATGTACCACAAGAAAATAAAGAGAAAACAGGTTTAGTAGTTGGAATAGATTTAGGAATAAAAGAGTTTGCAACTACAAGTGATAATAAAGTTATTTCTAATCCTAAATATTATAGAAGATATGAAGATAAATTAATAAAAGCTCAAAGAAAACTTAGTAAACGTAAAAAAGGTAGCAATAATAGAAATAAACAAAGATTAAAAGTAAACAAATATCATAAAAAAATTTATAATTGTAGAATAGATTTTCTTCAAAAATTAACTACAGATTTTATTAATAACTATGATATTATTTGCATGGAAGATTTGAATACAAGTGGAATATTACAAAATCATAAGTTAGCTAAAAGTATAGCAGATGCAAGTTTCTTTGAGTTTAATAGAGAATTAGAATATAAAACAAAATGGTACGGTAAAATATATCAACAAATAGATAGATTTTATCCATCTAGTCAATTATGTAGCGATTGTGGCAATCAATCACAACAAACTAAAGACTTAGGAGTAAGGGCATATATCTGTGAGAAATGTGGTTTAGTAATAGATAGAGATTATAATGCTAGTATTAATATTTTAAATGAAGGTTTAAGAATAATTAATAATAAAAAAGTAGTAAGTATGTAAGTGTGTAAATAAGATATAAGAATAAAAATAATATATATAAGAACCGTAGGAACTATGGGGATAGCTTGGTGATACTTAACACATTAGTGTTATTGACCAAGAACTCCGTGACTTTAGTCATGGGAGGTTCAGGTAGACGGTGTTACTAGATTAGGTGGAAATGATAGAAATGATACATATAATCAAATAAGAAATAAAGCATTAATCGATTTAAATGCTATGAATAAAGCTAATTATGTTCCTAAGTCTAAATATGGAAAAGTATATGGAACTGGTTATGATTTGAAAGCAGCTAAGAAATATCTAACTAAATTAGGTTATCAATTTGTAGATACTAATTCTGTTAGGGATGTTCAATTAACAGCGAATGACATTGTTGTTGGTGGCACTATGGATGGTAAGGAGCAAATTTATAATAGTCAAGCGAGATGGTTATTTGGTAAAGATAGATATCAGACTGAGAGTGAGATAGCTAATTATGCAAATACCATGAGCGATATTAAAGGTTATTATGATAAAGGTGGAGTTGCAGATTTTACAGGAAAAGCTATGCTTCATGGGAATCCTAATGCAGTAGAGACTATATTTAACGCAGAACAAGGTAAGAAATTATATAATTTTGTTAATACCTTACCTATAAATAATTTTGGGTATGGAATGAATAGAAATCTACAACCCGCAATGGCAACTAGTAACAATAATAATATTGAAATAAATTTTCATATTGATAAAATGTATGGAACAGAAAATGAAGCTCAAGGTTTTGCTACTAAAATAATAAATACTCTTAGAAATAGAGGAAAGTATTAAGGATACAATTTTAATTGTATCCTTTTCTTTTTAAAGAGAGGTGATGGTTTTTGATAAAGAGCAGTTTATATTTCAATTATGCAGGTAGAGATAGTTTAGAATTTAATATTATAAATGGTTCTGTAGATAATGCAGAATTAAAAGAAAATTTTTTAGCTAATAAGAAAATAAAAGAAATAAATACTATAGAGGCTGATAAGCCTTATTTTCAAGGAATAGAAAGAAATCCATTACAACTTAAATTACAATTTTGTTTCACAGAAAAATGGAATAAAGAATTAATTAGAGAAGTGGCTAGATGGTTACATCAAGATAATTATCAGCCATTATATTTTTCTGAAGACCCTGAAAAGATTTATTATGCTATGCCTGTTGATGATGTTGAAATGACACATTTTGGGCTAGAACAAGGATATTTAGACATAACTATGAGATGTAATACTTATCATGCCTATAGTAGAGAATATTTGAGTGAAACGTATGATTTAAGTGAAAACAATGAGGATGGAACAGAAATAATAATACCAAATTATGGGGATATAGATATAAAACCAGATATTTGGATTAAAAAAATAAGTGATGGTAGCTTAGAAATAACAAATAGAAGTAATAGTGGAGAAGTTACAAGTTTTTGTAATGGCTCTAGTGGTAAAGGTATATTAAAATTTACAGGAACAGTATTTGATAGCGAAATCGTAACGATAGGTGATAAGATATTTGAATTCGATACAGGTGATGGAATTGTAAATGAAAATGTTAAACAATGGACGCAAGGATTTAAATATATAGATGGAACAATAGTTAATAAAAGTGGGATTTTATACCAATGTATTAAAACAAATGAAGATGAAGAATGGAATAAAAGTCATTGGAAAAAGCTAGATAAAAGTAATATAAAAGTGGATGTAAGTGCAGATGCTAACCCTGCACAAGCGAAATTAGTTTTTAATAACACACCCATTGAAGATAGTGATAATATTTCCATTGGTAATAACACCTATGAATTCGATTTCGATGATGTATACGAAGCAAAAAATGGACATATTCCAATATCTTTAAAAAACTATACCACACAAGCTAATGGAAGATTAATAGCTAGAAGTAATTTGGATTTTGCAGGAAGTAAAATTAAAGTAGGAGATAGGGAATATGAAATAACTGCATCTTCAAATGAAGGAGTTGCAATTACGAAGAATACTGGGCTAAAAGGTTGGACAAATTGGAGATTAGATGCTTATTTTGAATCCGATTCTGATTTTAAAGATGCAACCTTATTAATAAATGAAAAAAGAGACAACACACTTGATGGAGTAAGGATACCTTTAGTAAGTGATTTCGTTAATAATAGAATAGATAAAGAAAAGCAGATTATTGAGCTGTTCAAATTAACAAAATTTTTAGGAATCCCTGCTGAAAGATATGCTGATACAGGAAAGTTCCAACCTGTTTCACAAGGAATCAAAGGACAAGATATAGGTGATGAATTAAGCATCTATAAAAGAACTGGAAGAAGTTTTAAAATAGATATGATAAATTCTACATCCAATAAGTTTTATATTAATAAAATGTTTCAAAGAAATGGTGTTACAGATAAAAATATGGAAGCAAAAATTGGGGATATTATATTAATTACTAAATGGCAAGAGAATAGAAAGAATGATTCTTTTGTTGAATATGAAGGTAAAGATTATATACAATCTGACTTTGAACTATTAAGAATAAAAAATGTAGGTGAAACTAAAAACAATAGTTTAATTTTAACTCACGAAAGTGGAACTTATTGGTATGAATTAGAAACTCCTAGTAAAATATTTAAAACCAACCCTCTCTATTCTTATGGTGAAGGGAAAAGAGTTGTAGGAAGTGGATATGACTTAGCAAATGCAAAGATTGTTTTAAATGGATTAGGTTTTTCTTTTGTGGATTCAAAGGGTTTATCAGAAGAAAATTTAAGAAAAATTGTTAGAAATGGAGATATTATTTTAGGGGAGAAAGGTGCTAAAGGCGGAATTCCATTTGATATTGATGGTGCAATTAGATTAGGTGGAAGTGATAGATATGAAACTGCAAAATTGGTAAGAGATTATTATTGGGAAATCCATGATAAATATTATGCTAAAGGATATGATTATTATTATAATGTTATTTTATTTACAAAACAAGGAGAAAAATTATTGATTCAGGAGGATATTCCACTAACAAAACCTTATCAAATTAGGATGGGAAGTAGCTTAGATGAAACATGTGAAAACATAGTAAAAGCTATAAATGAAGAAGGTAACTAACTGTTAAACAAAACTTATAAAAAGTTATAAATAGGTGTTGACTTTTATAACTTTAGAGAGATGAATAACAGAGCCTCGTATGTAGAGAAATCTGCATAGGACACGACCTTAAAACCAGTAATCCCTAAAGCCTTTACACTACAATAAGATATGAAATAAGGTCTTATGAATGTGGGAAACTATCAACAACGTAAAGGATGGCATATGGTGAAACCCTAAGTGCTAATACAATGGGTGTTTGGTCGCCAAGTTCCGAACAGGAAAAGGTCAAACGACTAGAGAGCAATCTCGTACACTGCAAGTCAATAATGGTAGTGGAAATGGGTCGCCCTTAACTCTTGAATAAAGCAAGAAAAGGTGAAGAAATAGTCTACGCACGTTGGGAAACCAAGTGGTCATTATCGTGAGAAAAATGACATCTATAAAGTAGCGTTTATAGGTAAATATCATAAAACTTATATAAATAAGAGTAGAATTTAATCTACTCCATATTCTTTAAGAACTAATTCAATGGCTTTATCTAATAATTTAGACATAGGAATTGAAGTTTCTTTTGATAAAACTTTAAGTTTTTCAAATAATTTAGCATTAACTGCATTGCTTATTGCAGTACGATTTTTAAGACCTCTATTATTCATAAAAATCACCTCAAAATTATTATAATATATTTAAAAACTACTTGCAACTACTTGCAACTACTTGTAGTTTGTGATATAATAAAAATATAGAGAGTGAGATGAAAAACATATGGAAAAAGGTTTTAAAATTCAAATATTTCCTAACAAAGAACAACAAATATTAATGTTTAAAAGTTTTGGATGTGCAAGATTCGCATATAATTGGGCATTAGCAAAGGAAAAAGAAAACTATAAAAATGGTGGTAAATTTATTCCAGATAAACAATTAAGAAAAGAATTTACTCAATTAAAAAAGCAAAATGAATATAAGTGGCTAAATGAGATAAGTTGTAATGTAACTAAACAAGCCATAAAAGATTGTTGCAAAGCCTATAAAAACTTTTTTAAAGGTATAAATAAATATCCAAAATTTAAATCTAAGAAAAAATCTAAATTTAGTTTTTATAATGATACTTTTAAAATTAAATTTACTGATAAGAAAGTTATGCTTGAAACAATAGGTTGGATGAATATAGCTGAAAGAAATAAAATACCAACAAATTGCAAATATTTAAATCCGAGAATATCATTTGATGGAATTAGATTTTGGTTATCTATAGGTTGTGTTGTAGAAGATGTGGCTGATATGTTACCTAAAACAGAACCTATAGGAATAGATATGGGAATAAAAACATTAATGGTATGTTCTAATAAGATGGAATTTAAAAGAGTTAATACTAAAAAAGAAAGAAAAAAACTTAAAAGACTTCAAAAGAAAGCTAGTAGATTATATGAAAAGATGTTGAAAACCAAAATTTCTAAGTCAAGTAATCTACTAAAGCTTGAAAAAATGATTTTAAAACAACACCAAAAAATATCAAATATAAGAATAAATAATATACATCAAGCTACAAGCAAATTAATTAAATTAAATCCTAGTCATATAGTTGTTGAGGATTTAAATATAAAGGGAATGATGAAAAATAAATATTTATCAGAAAAAATAGTAGATTGTTCATTCCATGAAATACGTAGACAATTAGAGTATAAATGTAAATGGAATAATATAAAGTTAATTGTAGCTAATAAATGGTATGCTTCATCAAAAATTTGTAGCAATTGTGGTAATAAAAAAGACAAACTTTCATTAAGTGAAAGAATTTATACTTGCGAGTGTTGTGGAAAAATTATAGATAGAGATTTTAATGCTAGTCTAAATCTTAGAAATTTAGCTTATAACTAAACTACAAGCTAAATATGTAGTGATACGTTAGTCACGAATTAAAGCCTTCGGAGAACTATACAAACTAAAGTAGTAGTATTTTATATTATGAAATAGAGTTCATTGAATTAGGAAATAGAATTTATAACTTTTTATAAGTTTTATGTAACGGTAGAGACTGGGTCGAATATTCCAAAGGCACATATGAACATGATGATGTAAGAGCTGAATATGATAAAAGTTCAAAGATTATAAATATAAAAGCAAAAGAAAGAGGTAGTAAAGGAAATAAAATATCTTCAGTAGTAAATGATTGGGAAAACACTCAAAAATTATTAAGACAAAATTATAAAATAAACCAATTTGAATTTCCCAATTTGGTGAAAGGTAAGGATGCTATTTATAGTGAGCTAGATGACACAAATGGAAAATCATTAATAGCATATATAACAGATGTGTTAAAGACAAATGAAGATAAAATGAATATTAGCTTTTCTAATAATACTATAAATATAATTTCTAAAAAATATGGAAGCATTAACAATATAATTCCTATATTGTCTAACTGTTATTCTTGTAATTTCTATGATATTAAAGACAACCCTGCTGTAACTTTAGAAGGAGGAAAAGACCCAAGTATAAATACTATTTTACAAGCTTTATATTCTACTATAGACAATGTATTTTGTAAGATGGATTTAGAGAATCAAACAATTACAGTGACTCATAAAGAAATAGGTAAAAAAACTAATATTAATATAAGTACAACTGCTATAAATGCTTATTGGGATAATGGCAAGAAATTATATGGTGGTAGAGATGGACTAGTTAATGATGAAGAAATATACATAGAAGGTGAAAGTGGACATATTGAAAGTAATAAAAACAAAGGAATTGTAGATGTATATAATGGTAATGATTTAGTTTTAAAATATGGTGAAAATAGACTATTAATTAAGGGAAATTGTTTTATAAGATTTAAAACTAAATATAAATTCTTATAGGCAAAATAATTTATAAGGAGGTGTTTTTTATTTGGTTGAAAATCAATTTGAAAGATATGGAATAGATAAAAACTTAAAACCACCTAAAATAAAAATGACTTTATATAAGAACAAAAATGAGTCTATAGGTAGAATTAAGGACTTTTATAATGCTTCTAATAAAATTACATTAGGAAATACTAATGAGTTAAGTTTTGATATTCCTTTTGAAATAGAGAGAAGAAATAAAATAGTAAAAAATTCAATGTGGGATACTTTAAAATATAGATATTACATATTATTTGAGTATAACAATATAAAAGAATGGTATATAATATCTAATTTAAGTAAAGATAGTGCAAATAAATCAAAACAAATTCAAGCAAAGTCTCTACATTATCTATTAAGAGGTACTAAATTATATAATTATGAAGCAGTATCTTACACAATTCAAGAAGTGTTGATTGGTAATCAATTAGATAATAAAAGAGGAGTATTGTATAACACTACATGGTCTTTAGGGCATATAGATGAAACTTTAAAAACTAAAAAACGTGGTATCACAATGAGTGGGGAAACATCTGTCTTAGACGCTATTTACACATTAGCTGAAAAATTTAATGCTATTTTACAATGGGACTCAGAAAATGAAATTATAAATTTTTATGATGAAGAAACTTACGGTGAAGATAATGGATTGTTAATACAATATAATAAGTATTTAGAGAATATTAAAGAAGAAGAAAATCCAGATGAAATATGTACTATATTAAAAGTACAAGGTAAAGATAATACGGAAATCTCTTCTATAAATCCTACAGGAAAGACCTATCTAACTAATTACAGTTTTTTTATGTACCCTTTTGAAGTTGACAAAGATAATAATATAATTAAACATTCAAATTATATGTCAGACAATTTATGTCTGGCTTTATTAAATTTTGATAAAAAAATAAATGAAAATAAAGGTAAATTACAAGAGTTAATTACTAAGAAATACATCTATGATAATGCTGTTTCACAAAAAGAAATGCAGTTAACAGACTTACATGGTGAATATGATGCTATCTTAAAGAAGTTAGCAATAGCTCAGTCCACTAATAGTCAAAAAGAAACTATTTTAGATGAAAAAGCTAAGAAGTTTGAGCAGATACAACAAAGAGAAAAAGATATTAAATTTATTAAACAACAAAGACAAGTTATAGAAACTCAAATAGATAGTATTAAATTTATTTTATCAGAAAATAGTAATTTTTCACCTTCTGAGATTGAAGAGCTAAAAAATTTCAGAGAAGAAAAAACATACGTAAATAATAATATAACAGAGTCAAAAGAGCTATTTTTATCTGCAAATGAATATTTTCAAAAACTTATACGACCTAAAAGAGTTATAACTTTAAATATGATCCAGTTTTTAAGAGTTGTAGAAGCACAACGAGATTGGGACAAATTAAAAGTTGGCGATATAATAACCATAAATTATTATAAGTTTGGTATAAATAAGATGAAAGCAAAAATCGTTGAGCTTGATATAACTCATGAAAATATGATGGTTAATATTACTATAGCAAATGTTAATGATATTGATGATGATGAAAAAAGACTCTCTAAATTGCTCTATAATGCTTCTTCAACTTCTGCAATAATAGATGAGACACCGTCTAAATTAAATACATTAAAAGATACTGTAAATAATTTAGACGAAATACTTCATAACACATATAAAGCATCACAAAGACAAATATTCGCTGGAACAAACAATACAACGATAGTTAATCAATTAGGATTAACTTCTATGGAGTCCGAAAATAAGAAACGTGGATTAAGAATTAATAATGGAGCTTTAATGTGTACAGCAGAAGGTGAAAATTTTTTTAAAACTATTATTAATGGAGACGGAATAATAGATATAGGAAATATACAGGGTAAAATAGATAAAGATACCGATATAAAAGTTGATATAGATAATATAGAAACAGGCAATGGCGAGAAAATAGGTGACTTAATAGACGATAAGGTAAATGAATTGGAAACTGAAATAGATAAGGCAGTTGAAGATTTAACAAATCGTGCAAATCAACAAATAGAAAGAGCAGATGAATTAGCAGATTATATAGATGGGTTAACAGGAGAAATAGGAGTTTTTAAAGTCGAAACCGAAAAAGCATTAGCTACTAAAGTAGCTGATGAAAAGTTTGAATCTTATAGAATGCAGACAGCTGAAGATATTGCTGACAAAGTATCAAATTATAAGTTTGATTCATGGAGAACTCAATCTGCACAAATGATAGCTGATAAAGTATCTAGTAATGCATTTGATAGCTATAGAACCCAAACAGATAGAGAGATTATGGATAGAGTAAAAGGTAGTGAGTTCAATTCTTACATCTATCAAACAGATAGAAGGATTTCTATGGTTGTTGATGACTATGGAAACATTAATGCTGCACAAATAGCAATGGGACTTGAAAAAGATTCTAGTTTTATAAGAATGATTGCAGACAAAATTGAAATTAAGCCAACAAGTGGCGTAATTGAGTTCCCTAATGGAACTGATATAGATTCTAGAGACTATGGGGATGGAAGAAATATAATACGATTAAGAAGTAATTATAACAACTATATCTCAGTAAGTAGTAATGGGGTAGCCCTCTTTAATGGAAGTAGTGGAGCAAATGGTAGACCTTTTATGCAATTTGATGAAGATGCAGTTTATGTTCATGGAAAGAAAGTTAAATGGACTTATGCTTAAAATAATTTTTTAAAGGGAGTGAAATTTAAAAATATGGCTAATCTAAAAACGGAAAATGGGTTTGAAAAAAGTACAAATTTAGTTATTTTAGAAATTAAAGATAAAATAATAAAAACATTAGATGAAGCAAATTTACCAATGACAGTGCATCAGATGATTATAAATGAAATAAAAGATTCAATAGATAGAGCAACAAGAATTCAAATTGAAAAGGACAGAATTGAATATGAAGATCATTTAAATTCTGTAGAAAAAAATAAAACTAAGGGGTGTGAAAAATAGAATATGGAATTAGATAAGATAATAAAATTTAATGATAAAATTATAATTGAAGATAAAATGGTTATGGGGATTTATGGTGATTTTAATATTACAACAGGACATTGTAGTTTGTTCTGTAATCCTTTAGATACAACTACAATAAAAAATAATAAAGAAGAAGTTCAAAAACAAATAGAAAAATTTAAAACTAAATTAAGAGATAACATGACAAGTGAAGGATTTTTATATACCATATAATAAAATAATTTTAAAAGTGAGGTGAGAATATGAGTACGTTTAGCGATACTTCACCAATTTTAATAAAAAAAAGAAAAGGTGATTCTACAGACCCTTTTAAGCCTACTGTCGAGAATTTAAAAATAATAAATAATGTAGCTATATTAGATGAGATTCCTGATAAGTTTAGAAGAGTAAATGTTGAAGGATTAGTAGAAAAAAGAACAGATTTCTATAATGAAAACAATAGTATAGCTGAAAAGGAATACATAGTCGATTATAAATTAGGTTATGTATTTTTCAATGAAAAAATGAACAATAAAACTGTTGAAGCTGAATATTTAGGTACAGGAGTTGTTTTATATCCTTCATCAAGGATTTATGATACTGGACGGGAAGATATAATTATTACTATCCAAGAAATGATAAATGGTGGAAGAGAAGCTATAGAAGCATATGCAAGTATAGATAATGCTATAAAAACCGCTGAAGAGTATTATGCAAAAATATCTACTTGTGTTGATGGAATAAAGGAAATAAGTGACACTTTAAATATATCAATTGTAAATGCTAAAAACATAGATGATATATTAAATAAAACTATAGAAGAAGCAAGAAAAATAAATGATACTCTAGGTGGAACTATCATAAATGGGACTAATAAAATAACTGAGATAGATAATATAATACAAGAATTATCTGTCTGTGAGGAATATAGTTCTGAAAAGGAGTATAAAAAGCTTAATAGAGTTTCTTTTAAAGGAAGTTCTTATGAGTGTATTAAAGATTGTAAAGATATACTACCTAGTAATAAAGAATATTGGAATTGCGTAGCTGAAAAAGGTAAAGATGGTAAAGACGGTGAAGGTTCGGGAAATATGCATACAGAGAAGTATGATAAAAACAATGATGGTATAGTAGATATTGCAGAGGTAGCTAATAGAATAGAATGGAATAATATACAAAATAAGCCTGATTTATCACAAGTGGGTAAGGTGAAGTCAGTAAATACTCAAACAGGAGATGTGCTTATATCTGCAATAGATATCAAAACAATTGATGGCATGACTGTAGAGAAAAACATAAGTAATATTCGAGAAAAGGTTGAGTCTAATTTAAATAAAATTGGAAATTTATCTACTCTTGAAAAAGAAATTATAGATAATCTAACAAATGAAAATAAGGAATTAAACTTAACAAATGCAATTAATTATCTATATAAAAATGGAGGAAATGGTGAAAGTGGAAATAATGATAATGATGGTTCTATAAAATTAGGTAGGATTGAAAATTTAACTGCCATTTCTGATATAGAAGGAACTAAAGCAAATTTATCTTGGCAAAATCCAACTATAACAGAATTTGAAAAAGTAGAAATATATGTTAGTACACAAGATTTAACAAGTGCCAATTATGATTATTGTACTAAAAATGCTACTAAAATAGTAGATAGTAAAATAGAAACTTTCGAATATAAAGCTAAAAATAATACTACCTATTATTTTAAAGCTTTTGCTATTTATAATGTCTTTGGAGCAATGCAAAACTCAGATGGAGTTATTACTAGTGTTAAAGTTTTAGATACTAAACCACCTGCAACTGTAACAAATATAAAAGCTACTACAGGAAATGGAGAAATAACTTTAACATGGATAAATCCTAAAGATACTGACTTTGAAAAAATAAAAATTGTAAGAAAAGAAAACAGCAAGCCTACAGACATAAAAGACGGAATAGTAGTGTATGGGGGTAATAATATTACATATAAAGATACGACTGTAGTTAATGACGTTACCTATTATTATAGATTCTTTACTTATGATACAAATAATAATGTAAATGATACGGATATTCAAATTATAAATGTTACTCCTATAGCAAATGGATATGATAAACCTATTAGTGATTTTACTGCAAAAGGTGGTGATGGAGAAGTAACTTTATCATGGATTTATCCATCAGATGCAAATTTTAGTACAGTAAAAATAATAAGAAAAGAAAATGGATATCCTACTGGAATAAATGATGGTGATTTTGTTTGTGAAAGTTTTTATGCTTCTTCGTCAGAATACTCTAATGAGAATATGATAGGTAGTGACATAGATGAAAATTTAACTAATGGCGTTAAATATTATTATCGTGCTTTCACATTCAATAAGAATAATCAATATTGTGATATTGAAGAAGGTCAACAAGTTACTGCAACACCCCAAGCATTTAAAGAATATGGTGTAAGATGGACAAAATCTACAGATATAGTAGAAAGATTAGGAGATGCTGTTGGTTTAACCGCCATAACAGGTGGTAAAAATGATTTTAATAATTTAATTCCTTGGTGTAGTATGAGAAGATGTAATCTATCAGATGACGGGATAGTTAATGCTTATTATGGAAATCCTATGTATAAAATTGATGGTAGTAATGGGCAATGCATGGTAGAGATACCCAAATTTTGGTTTAAAATATATTATGTTAGCAATGATATCATAGAATTTTGGATATGTGATGGAGCTAAGGATGGATATGAAGTACATCCAGCTTTCTTTAGAGATAGAAAACATTTATGTGATGATAATAGTGGAATTGCTGAAGAGGTAGATTATAGGTATCATCATACTTACTTGCCTAGTTTGAATAATGATAATTTAGAAAGTAAAAGCAGTGTTTTACCTAAAACATATTTTTTTATGAGTACAGCTAGAGATTATACTAAAAAAAGAGGAAATGGATGGGGATTAGTAGATTTTAATTTAAGATATGCACTACAGTTATTGTATTTAATTGAATATGCAGATTTTAATTCTCAAAAGACTATTGGGTCAGGAGCTAAGTGTGAAGGTATTAATGATAGTTATACTCCATGTAAAACAGGGGGAACTAATTTATTAGGTAATATTACTGGTTGTATAAACAATGGTCAGATTTCTTATAGAGGAATTGAAGACTTCTTTGGCAATTGTTATCAAATGATAGATGGCTTTTATATAACTGATACTTTAGAAATATTAATTAATAACAAAGGATTTCAAAATGAACAAAAAGAATATGCCTTTAAATTTGGGACAGGATTTAATACAAAATTTCAGCAAGGAGCTATAAAAGATATATTTCATGATAAAAGATTAGGTTTTGTTCCAAATAATTTTAAAGGAACTTATTCTTCAGGGTTGTACGCTCAGGGAACATATGGAGATAGAAGCCACCTCTCATCTGGGGGAGATAATGGAAAATATTCAAGTGTAGGAGTATTTTGCTTTAATTGTACAAATTCTTCAGGTACTGTAGGGTATAATATAGCAGCATCATTATCTTATTAAATTATAATCTTATGGTAGAAAGAAGGTGGTCAAGTGTTAATAGAATCCACAGTTGAACCTCAAAAAATAAAAATACAATATATAAAAGATCATATGGTGCATATTAGATTAAGAAAAAATATAAAACAAATCACAAAAGAAGAAAACGGACGACATATAGTAATGTTTGAATATGATGAAGTTATTTTTGATATAGATAATACGGATAATTTAATAAAACAAATTGAAAATAACTTTGACTTATATTTTAATTATGGATTACAACAAATGGAATTAAATAAATCTAAAGAAAAAGCAGAAAAGCAAATATATAATTTAATAAATCAACATAAGTTAGTAGATTTAAATAATAATACAGAAAGTGCAACTATGTTGTTAACATTACTTATGAGTGAGATAGATTCTTTGAAAAATGAAATAAAATTTTTAAAAGAAAAGGTAGGTGTTTAATTTGAATGAAATATATTTAACAGAAGCTTTTGATAAGTATGTAAATCCTACATTCTTTAATATGTATGTAGTTGCAGTACAGAGTGGAAGATTGCCAATAGAATCATTACCACCTATTTATAAAGAGAGAGTTAATGAACTATTTAATGAAGAAGAAAATAAGAAGGATACATAAAATAATTTTAAAAACCAACATAATATAAAACTGTGATTTTACATTAATTGAAGGTGGTATAAATGGCTAAATCAAGCCATTCCTGAAGTGGAATTTTGAGAAAAATAGTAAAAATACATAATTTACTTTATATTTGATTTAGAATTGAGAAATATGAAAATTTAAGTTTTTGTATTTCTCATCTGTTTATTGTGGACATATATGAATTTAAATGACTTAATTTTAAAATATTTTTTTTAAAACGAGGTGAAGATATGAAAGGAGATTTTTGATTATGGATATGGAACACCAAATACAAGACCATGAAAATAGAATTAGGAAACTAGAAGAAAGCGATATTAGACAACAAATTCAATTGGCTAATATTGAGAAATCTCAAGCAGAAATAAAAGTTATGATAAATGAAACTTCAAAAGAGCAAACAAAAAATATGAATGAGATTATGGATAAACAGCAAAATATAATGAACGACACAATGGATAAGCAACAAAATACAATGAACGAAATGCTAAATAAAATAGTAGATACTTTCACAGATGGGGAAAAAAATAATCACGAAGAAAGATTTTATGAAAAGAAACAATTTTGGGGATTTATCATGGCTTTGGTTGCAATTGCAAGTTCAGTAATTACATATTTTTTAAAATGATAAAGTGTAGGTGATACTAAATGGCTACTCCGATAATGGGAACTTCTAAAGCAACAATAGAACAATGTGAGTTGTTTTTACATAATGTTAATCCTAAAGCACCCTACTTAGCTAATATTTATAAGAAATATTGTGATATTTATGGAATTAAATTAGAAATTGCATGGGTGCAAATGTGTTTGGAAACTAATTTTCTTAGATATTCAGATACAAGTATAACAACATTAGATATGCATAACTATGCTGGATTAGGTGCTTTAGATGGAAACGGAAGAAAACAAGCTTTAAAATTTAATACAAAAAATGAAGGTGTTGAATGTCATATTCAGCATCTTTTTGCTTATTGTAGCAGAAATAATTTACCACAACAACAATTGATAGACCCTAGATTTAAATATGTAGATAGAGGTTGTGCTATTAATGTTGAAGATTTAGGAAGTGGTAAGTGGGCTAGTGATAAGCAATACGCAAATAAATTACTAGACTTATTAGGTAGACTTACAAATACAAAAATAGAAAAGAAAGGGGATAACGTAATGTCAAAAGGAATGATATCATATGATTTTGGACATATGGAAGGAGGAGAAGATACCTCTGCTAATGGGATATTATATGAATATTCTATTGTTAGAAACTATGGTTCTGTTGTTGTAAGAGAGTTACAAAAAGCAGGATACACATTAGTAAATTGTACTCCACCAAATGGAAGAATGAGTTTAAGCCAATCATTATCTTATAGAGTTAATAAAGCTAATTCAAGTGGCAGTATGTTGCATTTATGTTTTCATGCTAATTGCTATAATGGAAATGCTTATGGTTGTGAAATGGAAGTTGCCTCAGATTCAAGTGCTAGAATAGGACAATCTATACAAAATGAAGTAGTATCTTCTTTAGGATTTGCTAATAGAGGAGTAAAAAGACCTAGCTTGTATGTTACAAGAAATACAAATATGCCTTGTGTATTAACAGAACCATTTTTTATAGATAATAGAGGTGATTGTAATAAATATAATGTAGAAAAACTAGGTTGTGCAATAGCAACAGGTGTGTTAAAAGCATTAGGAAATAATTATAGACCATCTACAGGTGGGAATAATTCTAGTTCAAGCTCTTCACCTTCTAAGCCAACAGCAATAGTTACAGCTAGTGCATTAAATGTTAGAGAGCAAAAATCTACTTCTTCTAAGATTTTAGGTGTGTTGTCTAATAACAAATCAGTTGAAGTATATAAAGTTGAAGGAGATTGGGTACATATTTATTATCCACCACATGGAGGATTTATTAGTAAGCAATATGTAAAACTATATAATATACCAGATTCTATTGTACAAAAACCTAATAAACCAGTAGAAAAAAAGGAGGAAAAGAAAATGGATATAATATTATACTTTGGATATGTTGATGAATATGGTGCTAACTTATTGAGAGATAAATTAAAGTTACCAGTATTAAGTTTAGCTGATTTTAAAGCAAATACAAATTTAAAGAATAATGTAGGAAGAATTTATATGGTAGGTGGAAGTGAGAAACCTGTTTCAGATACGGTTTTAATTTCTAGTGGTGGAAGATATGATACTGCACAAGCGGTCATAGAATACATAAAAAAATTAAAATAATATCTAATTAAAAAATAATTTAAAAAGGAGAGATTTATATGCCAGTTAATGATTTTATAAATTTACAACAAATTGCTACTTTTTCTGGGTGTTTATCAATAACGCTAATGATTGTGCAACTTTTGAAGGATTTGAGTTTTTTTAAACAAATGCCTACTAGATATCTAGCTGTTATTGTCGGTGTAATAAATGTAATTATGACATCTATTATGCTAAATACTTTTAGAATATCTGAATTATATTTAATGATTATAAATGGTATTTTTATAGGAATGACAGCAACAGTTACATATAATTTTAAGGGAGATAAAAACAATAAAGAAATTCAACCTACAAATGATCTTTTTTATCATGAAGCACCACAAGATATAATAGAAAACTCAAATATAGATACTGATACAAAAGAATTTGATAATATAATAGAAGAAAATACAATAAGTGAAAACAAAATAAAAGGTTAATTTTAACAAAATTCTTAGGGTTGGTATTTTATGTACTAGCCCTTTATTTTTAATTAAAGGAGGTAATTAGAATGGGAGCATTAACTGAACATAGTTATTTTATATCATCCACAAAATATCCTAAAGCTGATGCAGAAGGGTATTACCAAGCTACCGATGGAGAAATAATACAAATGTATGATGATAATGATAGCCCTGTAACTATAAATGGTATAAGAATTATTTCACCAGATGAACCAATCTATATAGCTTTTGATAATAGCAAATCTTATGCTTTAATAACCCCAAACATGCCATTAGTTATTAATAAACTCAGCATATATAGAATTAAAGTTAAAAATGCTTGTAGATTTTATTTTGATGGATTAACTTATTAATCAAACTATTTGAAAAGGAGTGATTTTTATGCCTTTTGTAAGTATGGGTGGAATTTCCAATGGTGGAACTAATGGCAGTTCTACAGATTTAACATATGTTAATAAAAGAATTAGTGCTAATACAACAGAAATAAACTCAATAAAAGAAAAAAATATTCAGCAAGATTCTAGTATAAGCATAAATACTTCTACTATATCTACTTTAAAAACGGATAATACTCAAAATAAGAGCGATATATCCAAATTGAAAACAGAAATAATAAATAAAAAAGATGAGTTAGTAAAATTAAATTCTTTAGACACAGCAGGTTATCTAGAAAACAAGATTGACAATAATTCTATTCAAATAAAGAATAATAAATTAATTGCTAGATCATTAGATGGCTTGGAAGTTACTGTTGCAGAACTTAATATGTTAAAAGGAATAAAAGATAATATTCAAAAGATGATGGATTTAACTCAAAAGGGTATGCAATTTCGAGGGTTTGTAAATACCTATGAAGAATTGACACAAATTCCTGATGTTGAAGCAGGATATACAGCAATTGTTAGAGCTGATGAACAAAGTGAAAATAAAAAAATGTTTTACATTTATGATGGTGCTAAATGGCAACCAACTTATGAGGTTTCTGCTGATAATATGGGCAGAGATTTTATTATAGAACCTTTAAATTTAATGGTAGAAACTAAAGGTGTTTTACCTGAAAATCAAATAGATATAAACATAGCAAGAAAAACTGATATACAAACTAAATTAGATAAAGTTGCTAGTGCAACCCAAGATAACATAGCTATACTAAATAAAGATGGCAGCTTAAAAGATAGTAATAACAAGTTAAGTGATTATGCTAAAACAGATCATACACATAAGGAATTAGAAGATAAGATGGCTTTAAAAACGGATTTACATAATCATATGAATAAAGACACTTTAAATAAATTAACTACAAGTGAGGATGGAAAATTATTATTTGATGGAAGCCTTATTGAAGGAAATTCTAATGGCGGGACAGGAATATCTACATGGAATAAATTTGAAATATAGGAGGTGTAGTTTATGAATATTAGTTTTGAAGCCTTATTAGAGAAACCTTTAGAAGTGGTTTTAGGTAGAATATATTTTATTAAAGAAAACAACGAAGTAAATTTATATTTAGGTAAAAGCGATAAAACATTACAGTATATAGGTAAGCAATTAGGTGATTCTTCAGTATTACCAACAGAGCTACAAGGGAAATCTATAATGGAAATGTTTGCTTACCTTTTTCAATATGCCAATAGAAATAAGAACAATTTAAAAGTCTTAGTAGGAAATTCTATTGGCATAGATTATACTACTAAAACAGATGAAGAAATATCAAATGATATTATAAATAGAAAAGATTTAATTTGCAAAGCTTTATCAAATAAAGGTGTTATTGCTACAAAATCAGATGAGTTATCTGTTTATGCAGCTAAAATTAATTCTATAGTACAAAACTCTCAAATTAAAAACACTAAATTGAATATAAAAAAAGGAGAGACTAAGCAAATTGCATTAACAAATCCTACAGATATTCAAAATGTGTGTACAAGTGTATTAGAGTATAAAGCAGATCAAGATAATGTAGTTAAATATGATTGTGGGTTCAATAATGGGGATTTTACTAGCTTTGATTTTGTATCAGATATAACATTTGATGGGAAAATGAAACAAAATAATAAGATTAAAGAAGATGCTTTTATTAAAATACAAGAGAATGAAACTTTTATCGAAAGTCAATATCATATAAATAAAAGTTTATTCCATACTTTAGATAAAATTGAACCATATGAAGAAGGGGATATTGACAAGATTAAATTAACAGGTACTTATTTTCCTACTGTAGTAAAAGCTAGTGATGATATAAATTTAAATGGTATAAATAAAATCAACAAAATAATATGGGTAGCAAGTGATGGAGATGTTTCTAAGAATAGATTAATTTTCAGCTTAGATAGTGGATTAACATGGAAAAGTTATGATATTAACAATAAAACTATAATAGATATCAATATAAATAATTTGTCTGAAGTAGAAAATAAAGGATTAACTATTGAGCAAGTAAATAGTTTAACAATAGAAGATTTAGATATATTAAGAGATAATAGTCCAAAGATTAGATTTGGATATTATTTAGAAAAGAATAATGCTTTTGATGATTTATACAATGATAATTTATCTATTACAGTTGATATGAAGGGAAGAGATATTCCGAGTCTAAATTATATATGGAACTTTGATGAAGATGGAAAAACTATAAATTATAAATTTATAGAGGATGGTACATATACAATTATCTATTGCGACAATGATTAAACAAATGATAAAAGGGATTTGATGATATGAATAAAAGAGAATTAATTGCAAGTAAAATTATGATGATTTCTTATATATATAAAGAATGTTTAATAAGAATGGATATAGAAACTTTAAAAGAATTATATAAAAGATTAAGGAAAAGGTGGTAAAATGATAAAAAAATATATACCTATAAAGGATTATAGTAATAATTTGGTAGCACAATATAAATTTGAAGAAACAAGTGGTGTAACTTGTATAGATAGTAGTGGTAAAGGTAACAATGGTATTTATGTTGGTACAACGAGTGTTACAGGAGAAAATGGAAATGCTAGAAGTTTTAATAATTTTTTATCGTCTACTTCTGCAATTGATTATATCAACTTTAATAATTCTATAATCCCTACTGGAAGGAAAACAATTAAATTTAAAATTAAATTTAAAGACAATATTGAATATGCTCCAATATTAGGAAATTTATCTAGTAGTGGAGGGGTGTATGACAAGGGGTTGGGGTTTTTTATTGATTCAAATAAAATTAACGTTATGGTTAGAGATGGATCTCCCTCTTGTTTTAACTTTACATCTTCAAACCCAATAAATGATGGATTATATCATCAAGTAATGTTTACTTGGGATGGTACAAATGATAATGATACAATAAAATTATTCATAGACGACATGATAAATCCTAATATTACAACCACAATACAACAAAATGAACCGATATATTCTCAAAATTTTATAATTGGAACAAGACCAGTGAAATCATATGGGTTTAAAGGCGAATTAGATGAGATAGAAATATATAATGAAGTTGTAGAATTTGCTGATAAAAGATATTTACTAAAACAAAACAACCATTATTATACTATAAAATCCGACTTTTATAAAAATGGTAATTATGAATCTATTCCAGAATTAGAAGGAAAAGAAATATTAACTAAAACTGATTTTGAAACTTATGGTATAGATGATTTAAATTTATTAACTAAAAATATCAATACTCAAGACATTAAAGGAACTGATAAGGGGAATTTGGGTAGTGGTAAGTTATTTGAAATGCCTTTTAATAATGATTTCATGAGTATAAGTGAGGTGAAATAAGCATGGCTAAATATTATCCTAAGAAAGATTACTCATCAAACTTAGTAGCACAATATGAATTTGAAGATAATGATAATATATGTAGAGATAGCAGTGGAAATGACAATAACGGTACTTATTATGGTACTACAAAAATTGTTGAAAATGGCAAAACATCTAGAAACTTTAATGGGACTAGTGATTATATACAATTTAATAAAACAATAACTCCTGCAAATGATTTAAGTATAAAGTTTGATATAAAATGTACTGATGTTGAAAGATTTAGTTTTGTATTTACAAATTCATATTCTTCAAGTGATAATGGGGTATTAATACAAATAAAAAACAATAAAATTGATTGTATTTTTCTTAATAAATTATGCGAATCTAATAATGGACTAGTAAGTGCAAATTTAAATGAAAATACTTGGAACAGCATTTTAATTACGAAAAAAGATAAAGTTATTAAAATGTATAAAAATAATTTAGCAATTCCAATATCAACTAGCGAAGTATTATATGATAATAATCCTTGCGAATATAATTTAAAAATAGGAGATTATAGTTATGCGCATTATTATTATAAAGGTAATCTATCTAATTTGGAAATATATAATAAAGCTATAGAATTTACAGATAAAAAATATTTAATTCAGGATAAAAATAATGCCTTATACACACTAAATCAAAATAATTTAGTCCAAGCTCCATCACAAATATTAGATGAAAATAATTTTAATAATAATGGATTTACAGATACCGATTTAATAACTAAAGATTTATTACTAAATAAATTTGAAAACTTAGAAGAAATTAAATTACTTGCATATACAGATAATTTAGAAAAGAATAAATGTGAAATGATTTATAATTGTAAGCCAAATGCTCCGAGAGATAAATTAAAATTAATAGGTAACGGTAAGTTTGATATATTAATGAAAGAATGTTAAAGAGAACGATATAAAATATTCATTTTAAATAAAATAATTTTAAAGTTTAGATTGGAAGTGATATAGTGGCAAAATATATACCTAAAAAAGATTATAGTCATAACTTAATAGCAAAATATAACTTTGAAGAAACAAGTGGTAATATTTGCATAGATAGTACAGGAAAATATAATGGTGCTTATGTTGGTACAACAAGTATTGTTGGAATAGATGGTAATGCTAGAAGTTTTAATGGTGAATCTGATTGTATTAATTTTAATAATTCAATAATACCGTTAGGAAAAAAGAGTGTTAAATTTAGAATTAGACTTCAAAATAATTTAATGAAAAATCAGAATGTTATTTTTTATGTAGGAAATGATAATTACAAAAATAGTGGAAGCTTACAGTGTTCTTATTTAAGGGATGCACAAGAAATAAGGTTTGCGTCTGGGAAACAAGATAGTTCTGGTTCTTGGCAAGTTGTATTCGATCTAAAATACAAGTGTATTTTAACAGATAGCAAGTGGCATGATATATTATTAACTTTTGATAATAATATATCCAAAATGTATATTGATGATTTAATAAACCCAGTTGAACAAATGACAAAATTAACTGATGAAAATATTTCTTATTATAATAGAAATTTTTCTATAGGTGGATTAGTAGATTCAAAAGAATATTGTTTAAAAGGCTTGTTAGATAATTTTGAAATATACAATGAAGTAATAGAGTTTACAAATAAAAAATATCTAATAAATCAAAATGAAAATTATTATTCAATTAATTCTAATTTCCTAAATCTCGGACAGCCTATAGATAATACTCAATTAGAAAATTGGTACAATAAATATGGTGCAGATGATGTAAATATAATAACTCAAAATCTAAACAATAAAGAGTTTCCTATGACTAAAAATGAAAGTGGAATATGGGAAACTGATTTTCAATTAGATATGAATGATGTTGCAGATAATATTGACTTGGTTGATATGGATGAAAACAATAAATCTATTAAATACAATTGTAATGATTATAGGATAATAGACTTATGTGATGATGAATTTGATATAAGAATGTTAAAAGAAAAATAGAGAAGGATTAAACTAACTCCTTCTCTTATAAAATGAATAGGGATAAAATAGCTAATATTTATAATAATGTTACTCATATGTTAACATAAATTATAAAATATGTAAACCTTTCTTATTTAGTTTAAGTTGGCTGTAGAATTTAACTATAGTATAAAAGGTAGCCTATTTGTTTTTTAATTTCAAAAATTTCAGTAGAATCTATGCAAATAATTTGATAAATATGATAAGCTTTTTATTGATAATAATTATTATATATCCATTTATGGTTTTATATATAACTTTAAATGGATATATAAATAAAGAATTAATATAATTTAATATTTTCTTCCCATAAGAATAGTTATGGGAAGAAATTGCTAAAAAAATCATAATATATTATAATATTCTTGAGGTGTAATATATGAATGAAAACATAAGCCATTTTCAAGAATATTTAGTTAAAAATAAAAAAGATTTAAAAACAATTGAATCCTATACTACAGATGTTGTGTTGTTTTTCCAATATATAAAAAAGCCCATTGAAAATATTGATGACTTAGATATTGAAAAATATAAAAACTTTCTTTTTAATAAGGGATATAAGGTTTCATCTATTAATAGAAAAATGGTTGCTTTAAATATATTTATGAAATTTTGTGATAAGAATATAAATATAAGCCAAGAAAAAGTTCAAGTCCAAAATTTCTTAGATAATGTATTAGAAGGTGATGAACTTCTCAAAATTGTTAAACAAGCAGAATTAAATCAAGATTATAGAGCTAAAACTTTACTTTTAACAATGTATTATACTGGAATGAGGATCAGTGAATGTCTCCAATTAACAGTTTATGATATTAACAAAGATACAATTATTATTAAAGGTAAAGGAAGAAAATATAGAAATGTATTTATTCCAAATAAACTAAAATTAATATGGAAAGAGTATATGAATTATAGAATTAAAAAAGGAGACAAGCTATTTACTGGCATACGAGGTGGTATAACAAGAAGATATGCAAATGATATTTTTAAAAAATATGCACTATTAGCAGGAATAGATAAGGAAAAAGCACATAATCATAATCTCAGACATTTATATTGTAGAAAAATGATTTCTAAAAACATAGATATAGCTACGCTAGCTGATCTGGTTGGACATTCAGACATCAATGTTACAAGGAAATATTTGGTTAAATCTAAAAAAGAATTGTTAGATATTATTAATGAATTATAAGTTAGTTTTATACTAGCTTATTTTTTTATATATTTTTTAAGAAAAGTGGTGATAAAAAATGAGATATTACTTGTGTTTTTCATGGAAACAGAAAGAGTTTCTAAAAGAACATGATTTTAAATATGAATCTAAAGCTAGGCACATTGGAAACGGAAAAGTTTTTTACTTCTATTTTTGGAGCTATCGATTAGATTTATGTCTAAGAGAATATAGTGAGATCAAAAGAATTGAATTAGATTTAAAAAAGAGATTTTAGCTTTATCAGATTTTATATAAAATAATTTGACAATATATATTTAAAGGAGATTTTTAAATGGACATTAGATATTACCCTTGTTTTAGTGGTAAACAAAAAGATTTTTTAAAGAGTAAAGGAATAAATTATTTAATTAAATGTAGGCATTTTGAAAGTGATAATAAAATGTGGATATTTATATTTGATGAAAATAGGAAATTAGAAAATGCTTTAGAAGAATGGACTAAGAATAGACCTGGTTAATTTTAGGTCTATTTTATTTTGTAAAATTTATAAATGTTTTTTAGAGAAATTAAAAGTTTATTGAGGAGGAATTTAATATGGGAAAGAAAAATAAAAAGTATACAATTGAAGAAGTAAAAGACTTTACCAAAGATAAAGGTTATGAGGTATTAGATAAGAAGTACATTAATATAAAAACTAAAATGGAATTTAAGTGTATAAAATGTGGACATATCATAATTAAAAGTTTTGATAATTTTAAGAATAACAAAAATAATTGTCCAAACTGTAAATTAAAAAAATCAAACAAATTAAATAAACCAAAAAGCCAAACAATTTACACTACTGAAAAAATAAAAGAATTTGTAGATAAAAATAATATAGAATTAATAAATATAATAAAAGGAAATGGTGTATTTTCTAAAGTCTTATTAAAATGCAAAGAGTGTAATCATGAATTTTCAAGAATGTTTTATGTTTTTAAAGACAATCCTACATGCCCAAACTGTAGAGAAAATCCAAGACGAGCTAAATATGAAGACATTAAACAATTTGTAGAAGTAAATTCTAAAAGTGGTTGTAAATTTTTAGAAACAAAAGAAGGTTATAAAGAAAAATGTTTAAAACAGCCTAAAATGACATTATGTAAATTAAAATTTCAATGCAAATGTGGTAATGAATTTGAAATAAGTTTTAATACTTTTAAAAGTGGAAATAAAAGAAGGTGTAATAAGTGTTCATATGAAGCTACAGGTGTTGGTAGAAAATATACTTATGAAGAAATAAAAAATTATATTGAAGTAGAAAGTGGCAGTGGTTGTAAACTGCTAAGTACAACCTATGAAGATAACCATAAGCCATTACATTTAGAATGTTCATGTGGTAATGACTTTTATAGAGCGTTAGCAGAATTTAAATATGGCTTATTTAAGTGTAAAAAATGTACAGGTGCAACAATAAAATATACATATGAAGAAGTTTATAATGATTTAAAAGAACATAATATAGAACTATTATCAAAAGAATATATCAACTATTCTACAAAAATGAAGATTAGATATATTTGTGGATTTGAGGTAGATAGGAATTATTATAATATTAAAAAATCTGACTATAAATGTCCTCATTGTAATAAAAAAGGATATAGTCGAGATACAGAACAATTATTTAAAGAAATTGATGAAATAACAAATGGAGAATATGAGCTACTTAGCGAATACAAAACTATGAATGATAAGGTATTAATAAAACATAATAAATGTGATAATACATACGAAGTTACACCTCATAATTTTCTTGATAGTGGAAACAGATGTCCAATTTGTGGAGTTTCTCATCATGAGTTATATATCAATGATTATTTAATAAAAAATAACATACCTTTTATATCTCAATATGAATTTGATAGATTAATAGGCTTGGGTGGTGGCAATTTGAAATTTGATTTTGCTATATTTAATGATAAAGAAAGAACTAATTTAAATTGTTTAATCGAATATGATGGAGAATTTCATTATTTCCCTATTATAAATGATAAACAATTGAAAAAACAACAAATACATGACAAAAGAAAAAATAAATACTGTAAAGATAATAATATAAAATTAATCAGAATTCCTTATTGGGAGAGTGAAAATATAGATAATATATTAAATAAAGAATTAAATATAAAACAATATGACAATTAAATTTTAAAAGGAAGAAGATGATAATATGGCTAATGAATTAAAAAGGAGTAAAAGAATTATAATTGGCGATGATAATATTCAAAATGAAATAAATACCGAAAATTTAAAGCTGCTTAAAAAATATGAAAGAGATATGCAAATGAGAGAACTAAGTAATAAGTCTATTTATTCTTATAAATGTGATTTAATGGCATGGATGAGATATTTAGTTATCAATCAATTTAACCCAGTTGCAACAGAATTAAATGAAGATGATATAGAAGAATTTATATTTTATTGCAAAGAACAAGGTAATAACACAGAAAGAATTAAAAGAAGAATGGCTAGTTTAAGTGCTTTTTATAAGTTTTTAAGAAGAAAAAGAATAATAAAAGAAAATCCTATGGAGTTCATTCCTAGACCAAAAAAGGGATTACCTGTTGTTGTACAAACCTTTTTAACTAAAGAACAGTATCAATTAATGAAGAAAAAATTAGAGAAACAAGATGATTTTCAATTAAGAGTATATGCTTCGTTTTCAATTTCAACTATGGCTAGGGTCAATGCAATAAGCAATGTCACTTGGTCTCAAATAGATTTTGATAATAGAACTGTAGATGATGTCTTGGAAAAGGAAGGCAAGATTGTAACATTATACTTCTCAAAAGAAGTTAAAGAATTATTATTACAACTAAAAAAAGAAAGAGAAGAAAAAGATATAGATAGTAGTTATGTTTTTGTTACAAAATATAATGGAAAAATAGACAAAGTAGATACTAATACATTAACTAGATGGGCTAAAAAAATTGGAGAAATGATTGATGTTCCAACATTACATCCTCATGATTTTCGTCATTCAGGAAGCCAGCTCTTAATGTTATCTGGAATGCCTATAGAGACTATTTCAAATTTATTATCCCATTCAGGATTGGATGTCACAAAAAATCATTATTTAAAACAAGATAAAAGAAAAATGCAAAAAGAAAAAGATAAATTTGAAATCTAATATAAAATAATTTTAAAATCATATTCTTAATACATATAAACAAAAGAGGGTGAACTTCATGAACAATAAGGAAATAAACATTGAGAAAAATAATCTTTCTAATACCCATATAACTAAAACTCAAGTTATGCAAATACTATACAAAGATTTACAAGACACACATACAGAATTCCATAATACACATACTTTTGATTTCTCAAAAGGTTATATAAAAGGAAAAGAAGATACTATAAGAAAAATAGAATTATTGTTGCAACTATTAGATTAAACCAAATTATTATATACTTAATAAAAATAAATTAAATAATACCAAAACTATAAGGAAGGATATAATCAATGGGGTTGAAAATACTACCTTCATAGTTTTGGTATTACAATCATATTTATTCAATATTTTATTTAATTATATAATAATTTTCCTCATATGTCAAACGTTTATTCGATAGTTATTTGAAAAATTTTAGGGTTAATAGTCTATTAATTAGATTATTAACCCTATTTTTTTACTTTTTATTAAATTACAAACATTACTTACACTTAGTATACTATAGTAATTCTACATCTGCTATATAGCTTGTTCCTATATTGTGATATTTTTCATTGTCAAGTAACAAACATAGCATATCATCTTCCTCTACATCTTTACCTAGTTCCATTGGCAATACTTTACCCACAATTACATTCCCATCAATATCTGTAACCCTTATTCTATCTCCAAAATCAATATACATATCAAATCCACTCATATTATTTTCTTTTGTTACTCTTATACATGGCATAATACTTGTAACTATCATTTATTTTCTTTCACTCCATTCTCTATATTTTACATATGTAATGTTTATTTAATTATACCATATATTTCTCATGTTCTATTTTTGTATTAATGATATCTCCAACATTGTATTTATATTTTATTACTTTACTATTATGATTGTAAGTTGTTTTTTTGAATATTCTTTATAAGTATCTCCTTTTATTTATTTTTTTAAAATTTTCAATATGTACTTTCATTTTTTCATAAACATCCTTTATGTCATCATTAAAGGTTGATATTCGTATTTCTGTACGAGGATGTTTTTTATCATGGTCTAAAGTTATGAATAAAGGATTTATATGTCTATAATTGTCATCAATATACATCTTACTTTTTACAAATAGACCATCATTTAGGAATTTTATTCCGCCACTCTGATTGTCATTATCTTTCTTTGCTTGAGTTTCACTAAAAACCTTATATTCTACTAAAGAATTAGAAATTTTTAAGTTGTCTAAATTATATTTTTTAGCAATCCAAACACCTAAATTTCCCCACTTATCTTTTTTGTCATTCATAGTCATACGGTTGTTTATTGTTAATACCTCATTTAAACTCATTGCTCCATATATACAGTCATTTATAGTATATTTTTTTATACTAATTGCTTGTTTTTTCGTTTTTTGTTTTCCTCCTTTTGTTAATTGTGGAGTTCCATCTTTATTGAATAATTTAACTGTTTCCAATCTTGCAAAAGGTAGAGTTCTTGCAGTAGGATGTTTTTTTAAATAGTATTGGTGATATTCATGTATTAACTCTCTATCAATTGTTATTAAATATGTATCTTTTATTGTTTTACTAATATAAATCACTCCCTAATTGTATTTTAATAAATTATTTTGCATTACTATTTTGTTGCTCACAAATCAAATAAGAATATGGTAATGCTTCAATCCATTTACAAAATTCACGCCATTCAGGTAATCTATGATTCTTTCTTTGAGAATAAACAGTTTTTAAAGCTCTATAATTAGTTGTAAGCCTTGCAGTTAATTCAAACCCAATAGGGTTACTATATAGTAGTTTTAGATAGTCTTCTTTATCTTGTGTCTTGTTATATGTATCTTTTAATTCTTCCATAATATCTATCATTCTCTTATCAACATATTCATTATATTGAGTTTTTAAATCAAATTTAGCTATTCTATGCATTGTACTTTGACTAGATACAAATTCAACAAATCTGTATCTCTCTAACTCTACCCATGCTTTATTACTAAAAGTTAAATTAAAAGCTACTCTTATACCTGTCATAAACTGGTCATGTCCTGTACCTTTTTCACAATTAGCTAATTTTACAACAGTATTAGTTATTTCAGAACTACAATTATTTGTGTCAATTGACATGGGATATTTACTTGCAGCTATACTTTCTTCCAAATCATATATTTTAACATTTTCTATTTTCATTCTGATACCTCCAATTATTTAATCTCTTCTAATTCATTTCCAAAGAAATAAGCAGTTTCGTTACTATCAAATAATACTTTATATTTTCTATAACCATTTAGTACAACATGATTTGTATAAACTTGTCCTATTTTATCTACATGTTCTATTAAATGATGTGCTTTTTTAGGATTGTTAATTTGTTTAATCTTTACTTTGCTACCATTAGGAATGATAGGTTTATTAAATAAAATTACTTTATATATTTCGTTCACAGTATTATATACCAATTTATTTTCAATACAATAATCCACCTCTGATTTTATATTGGAGAATAAGTCAATGTCACTGAGATATCTTCTGCATATCTCTTTACAACTAGGCTGAATTTCTCTATGTAAGCTCCTTAATAATCTTTCTTTGTCTTCTACATATATGTAAATTCCTACTACGTTTTCTTTACCTACATTCTGTATTATTTGTTTGTATCCATGTGGTTCTATAGCACATACATAGTCATTTTTAGATAAATCAAAATTATTAAATTCTTTATCAATACAATAATGCCACTCTCTGTACTGAGTATTTTCTAATAAAGAATTGCTATTTTTTAGTTCTTCAAATTCTTTTTCTGATATATAATGATAATCTACACCTTCTTGCTCCCCTTCTCTTATTGGTCTTGTTGTTGTACTTATAATTCTTCTTTCACCTTTTTTTTCTAACATCTTTTCTACTGTAGATTTACCACTAGCTGATTTGCCTAATATACAATAAAGTTTTCCCATACAACTACTTTCCACCTTTCTTAAATTGCTTTATTTCATGTTTTAATTGTTCTATAATTTCTTTATCTGTATCATTTTTATAATTAGTTTTCTCTATTAGTTCCATAGCTTGTACATCATTTATTTCTGATATGTGTTTTTTTATTATTTTTATGTACTTGTTTATATTCATTTAATTGCCCTCCTAGATTTTATATAGCAGTAATAAGAGTATGCATAAACACCATTAACATACCTGTAATAATACCCATGAAGTATTCATCAAAGAATGTAGATTTGGTTGTTTTAGTAATTCTATCACCTACAAAATAAATTATTCCAGTCATAAGTAAGCTTAATAAATATCTCATATGTATTCCTCCTTTCAGTTTTGATAAAAGTTGAGTTTTATAGCATCTTTGTTAAATTATTTTATAATAGACACTAGTATTTATAATTAATAATCAACACTTCTACTGTATTGTTTTTGCTCCTATCTTTTTTATGATAATTACAATTACTATAATCAGAATTTAAATAAGCTAATCTATATTTACTTGACCATTTCTTTAATATATCATTAGATTTTCCTTTGCATTCAAAAACATTGCTTAATGCAAATCTAGTTCCTTGCTCATCTAATCTATCACATAAGCTTAATAAGTCTTTTTCATCTGATTCATTCCAACCTTTAAAACCTCGTTTACCATCATTGTAATTTCCTGTAGTTATTAAATAAGGTGGGTCTAAATAAACTAAATCATTTTTATTTGCCTTTGAATAATCTACATCTCTAAAATCTTTACAATCAAACATTATTTCTAAACCATGTAATTTCTTCATAAATTTTATAAATTTATCTTCTGTACGTTGTGAATAACAACTTTTATACCAACCAAAACTACTGTTATAATCATGATTATTATTAAATCTATATTGATTATTAAAAGAATAGCACATAAGGACATAGAACATATCCCATGATTTATTTCCATTATTATAATCTTGTCTTAATTTATTAAATCCTTCTAAATTTGTTTTTGATAGTTCATATGTATTTATTATATTATGTATCTTATTTAAAGCTATTTCAATGCTTTCATCTTGCAAATCGCTAAACATATTACCTACGTAATTTACAATATCATTATAATAGATATGTTCTGCCTTAGTATTTAAGCTAATTGTACCTCCACCACCAAAGGCATCATACAATGTTTTTATCTTTGAAGGAAATCTTTCTAGTATTTGTGGTAAAAGCTTGTACTTATTTCCTATGTAGTTCATTGGACTTTTTATTAAATCATTTTTATTAAAATTTATAACAACCATCTCCTTTTAATATCATCAAATTGTTTTATATTAATATAAATTTATCATTTTATTTATATTTTTCCTTCTTTTCTTAATATATACCACACTCCTATAAAGCCACCTGTACCTGTTCCTGTTAGCCATATTATAAAATTAGGTGCTATATGATTTTTAGATATTGTAAGTCCAAATACATTCCAAAGTATTATAAATAAAAAAATTAATAAATTCTTTTTAATTTTATTCATCAGCTATATCACACTCCTTTACCATATCCCATAAAAGAAAAGTGCCACTTTCTTGCCAGTCCCCGCAATTTAAATATTTACAATAACCACATTCCTGCTTGTCTTTATTCGTATTTTTACTATGCCATTTGCAAGGTGTTGATTTGTTATTTTTATATTCATAGCAATATTGAGTATGCTTTGGTATCCATTTTTTCATTGCACGTTTTTTCATATTAATTACCTTCTTTTAAATTGCTCATAGCTTTATTTAGTGCTTCATTAAAACTACATCCACCATTATAATATTTAACTTCAAATTCTATTTCCTCATTATCATTCATTGAAGCATTAAATATATCATATTCTGGATCAATTTGTTCTGATTCTATTACATATAAACTATTATTATTTATATAATATCTTTTATAAAGTTCACTTGTAAGACATTCTGCCCAAGTATAATAAAAATCAGGCAGTTCATAAAGATTATTTTCTTTGCAAACTTTCTCACATTGTTGTTCTAAAGTTTCATTGTCTAATCTCCTAAGTTCTGTTAGTTTACCTATGTATTGAACTGTTTTACTCATTTGATAAAACCTCCTTTAAATTTTTAATATAATTTCCTATTCCCATACCTCTGACTATTTGATGGATATTTAGCAAATGTTTGAATATCTTGGATTTTGTATTCCTTAAAATTAAACCATGTTGTCATCTTACCACTCAATCTTTCATTATTATATAATAAGAGATTTTTTGTTCCGATTTTAAAAACAATACCTGAAATAGTTTTATCTTTAAATTGTATTGAAACTTTGTCACCTTTTCTTATTTCCTTGTATTTATTACATTCATAAGTATATAAGTATCTATCTGTTCTTGAATGAATCATGATTTCACCTACCTTTATTTATTAAATTATTTTATTTATATAAGTTATATAATTCCCTAACTTTATTAGATATATCATCTAATAGTTGTTGTATTTGTTTATATTCTTTTGTATCCCCTTGATAGTTGCATTGTAACCAATGTAAATCCATTCCATTACCATATAAAACATTAAAATCATCTTCTTCTGAGTGCATATGTATAAAGTTAGAATTTGTATCATAAAATACTTTTATTTGTAATAGGTTGTTAGTTATATTATCTACCACTTCATGAATTTTAATATCATTAGCTTTATATTTTATCATTTCGCACCTCCTTTATATTATTAAATTGTTTTACGTTAAAATACTGATTTTATTGCATTTTTATCCTTGAAAAATGTAGCATAAGTGAGTGTTTGAGAGTATTCAAGAGCAAAATTCAGTATTTTTATTAATAATAACTATAAGCAAGAGAGAAAGATTATAAATTAAAGTATGAGGTCTTTTGTTATGATATTAAGTTTTGTGATTTCTCTCTTGTATATTACAATATTTTTGAAATGCGACTATTTTTTAAATAGCCTTTTTTCTTTTGAAGTATCTATATCCTTGCTTTTACAATTAGGGCATTCAGAACCCTTACTTCCTCCATAGACACAATATATTGTTCCACATTTTAAGCATTTAGCCATATATACTTACCACTTTCTAATTACATATTTATTTCATTTTGTGAACTAATACATCACCATCTCAAATCTATATTTTTGTTGTACATCTGGATATTTTTTATGGTCTACCTCACTTGCAAACATATTTAAAGGTCTTGCATATGGGAATTTTGAACAATCATATAGTGATTTATATATTATTAAAGCTTCATCACTATCTTTAGGATTATGATAATACTGTCCTTCTTTTTCAAACAATGTTATTGTAGTTTCTCTTTCTGTTAACTTGACAGTGAAAATATTAACTCCAACTGTTTTAAATAAATCATTAAGTACAGAATCATAATCTCTTAATGGTTTGCTTAAAAACATTGTTACATACGTATAATTATTTAATACCCCATCTTTAGAATGTTTAAAATGTCTATATATTGCAGGGCATACTATTTCTCTATTCATATTAGGATTCTCCTTTCATGTTACGATATATTTAAGATGTCAATTATTTAACGGTTGTGAATTCTATTCTTGTAGCAAAATCTACACCAAAAGGTTTTTTACACTTTTCACAATCCATTGAAAACTCACCTTCCATATCTCCTACCTCTATATAATCAAGACCATCATGTTCATGCTTACAATAAGGACATTTTATCTTCTCATTTTCTTTAAATATTATATCAAAGTCTTTATCTTTGAGGTTATTCAGTATTTCTATATCTTCTTCAGTCCACCCATTTTCTTCTAATAACTCTGCATTTAATAAATTTTCTACAGCTTCTTTTATTAATTCTACTTCTTTATTCATTAAATTTACCCCTTTCTATATAATAATTTTATATGGTATTATACACTCTACCACTTCAAAATCTTTTTTACATATGTTATTCCTGCTTTTAAAGAATCTTCAATATGGTTAAAGGATTCCTCGTAAATTGACTCTCCATCTTCCAATCTTATTACATAAACAGTATAAGTAGTTGGTGGCATTAAACCCTTTTTTATTTCTTCTTCATATCCATTTTGATATTGATCTACAACTGTATATTCTATTGCGTATCCCTTTTTAGATATTTCTTCAATTTTTTTTAATATATCCATAATTACCTCCTCGGGTTATATTTCCTCTACTTAACCATCTAAAACCCCATCATAATATGAAATATCATTCTTTTTCATCCATGTGCATTTTATACTTTTTAATCAAATTTTTTAATTAGCATTCTATACAAGCAGTCTGTTAAGAATACTAAGCTCATCATGCTTTTGTTATTTATTAAATCTAATCTGTCTCCATGAAGAACATGTCTTGTTACAAATGTAGGACTTTTTGATGTAGATTTGTATATATAGCATGTACCTTTTTCATTAAAAAATGTTGAATATAATTTTTCTAATTCTTTACTTTCTTTATATTTAAAACAATTTTCTGATAATACTTTGGTAATATTGTTAATAATCTTCCATTCGCCTATAGGCTTGTTTGTATTGAATCCTGATTCTCTTATTTTATATTCCATTAAAGTAAATAAGTTGAGAGTAGTGGAATATATCTTGTTTTGCATAAAATTTGTTTTTATTTCTTTTATAAAATCACGAATACAATCTGTATGTTCTTCATCTATCCAATTATCCATAGCTTTAATATAATATTCTTTAATATCTGAACTATTTACAACATTATTAATGTCAATTTTATTTACATATTCCTCATAGAATTCTATAATTTGATCTTCCATCATATCATCTAAAAAATAAAATATTGGAGGAAATACTCCTTCTGTTATAAATTTATCTGAAAATATAGGATTCATTTCTAAGAACATAGTAGCAAAATATATATTTTTCTTTTTCTTATTGCTCAATTCTTTGATAATTGGTTTTAGTTCTTTAAAAAAGAAAGCATTAATTTTATATATTTCTTTGGATATAGGTATAATAGCTTCAGAAATAATATTTTTGAAATTTACAAGTTGACTAAATTTTTTTCCTAAATCTTTACTTATTTCTTGTAATTCACATTGTGATTTTGAAAAAACACTAACATTAGTTTCCTTATTCATAAAAACAACTACCTCCTAGAATATAATATCATAAATAAAGAATAATTTTAATGAGGTTAATTTATTTTTATTTTATCAAATTGTTTTATGTTTGTCAAATAAATAATTAATAAGCTATTCTCTTATTTTCATTTTAATTATTTTATCCTTCTTTTGTCTAGTATTATATATAAAATTACCTTGGTTAGCTCTTTTCATAGTTAAATAATCTTTCCACGACTTTTCTGTGTTTGTTGCCACATCATCAAGCATGTAGTCAATTTCCTTGCCTTTTTCACTATATATAGTGAAATTATCTTCTTTGCAATCAATAATAGCACCTATGACCTTATTATCCTCTTTTAATCTAATGCCTACTACACCTTTTGTATCTCTTGATTTTGTAGGTCTTATTCCAGACTTTTTAGTATTAACTATTAATGCTTTGCCTTCATCAGTTAATAAGAATATATCAACATCTTCTGTAACTACTTTAATATCTATTAATGGACTTTCTGTATTATAAGCATCCATAGGCACTTGTCTGTTAGTTTTACATTTATATTTTATTAAGCCTGTTGATCCAATATTTCCGTTTTGAAATACAGTAAGAACTTGTCCTTTATAATCTTTTGTAGTTGCAATATGTATTATTTTTTCATTTTTTTGTAAATGTTCCCCTAGCCAATTAGGAATAAATGTACCATATGCTGATGGTTGCCATTCATCTAAATCATAAGTTTTACGTATTAATACATTTCCCTTATTAGTGAATAAAAGAATGTCTGTTTTATTTGTAGTTTGGAACATTTGTATAATTTCATCTTGTTCTTTTAATTTTTGTGATTCTGAATATTTAAGATTCTTTTTTAAGTAACCATCTTTAGTTAATACTAATGTTACAGTATTGTCTTCGATAAGGTTTTCTTGAGTTATCTCTTGAATATTGTCTTTGTAAACTAATTTAGTTCTTCTTTCATCTCCATATTTATCTCTTATTTCTATAAGTTCTTGTTTTAACACTTCTAGTAATTTATTTTCATTGTTGAGTATGCTATTTAAATAAACCACTGTATTTGTTAATGTTTTATATTCATCTTCTATTGTTGCTATTTCAAGTCCTGTTAATCTTTGTAGTTTTAATTCTAATATTGAATTTGCTTGAATTTCATCTATTTTTAATTCATTAATTAATTTATCTTTGGCTTCAATTTTACTTTTAGAGTTTTTAATTAATTTAATAGTTTTGTCAATATCTGATATAGAAATTTTTAATCCTTCTAATATATGAAGCCTTTTTAATGATTTATCTAATTCAAATTGTGTCCTGCGTGTCAAAACTTCTTTTTGATGTTCTATGTAATACTGTAATATTTTTTTAAGATTTAAATGTTCTAATAGCTGATTTGTGCCATATATAGTAGTAAAATTAGCATTATAATTACTTTGTAAATTTGAATATTTAAATAATAAGGGCAAAATTTTATTAGGATTTGTATTTTTCTTTAATTTTATATTTATTCTCATGCCATTTCTATCAGATTCATCTACTATTTCATTTATACCAGATATTTTGGCTTTTACGGTAACTTCTTCTTTTTTATTTCCACGTATAATGGTTTTTGTTGTATCATTAGATAACATAAAAAGATTTTCTAATAATTGTGATTTGTTAACTTGGTATGGTATTTCTGTAAAAATTATATTTTTATTTTTATTGCTTTCTTCAATATGATATTTAGCTCTCATAATAATTTTACCATATCCATTTGTATATACATTAATCATATTTTGAGGATTTATTATTTCTCCTCCCGTAGGAAAGTCAGGTGCTTTTAAAATTTTAATTAACTCCTTAATTTCACAATTAGGATTGTTTATTTGATAAATAACAGTATTTATGGTTTCTGATAAATTATGAGGTGGAATTGCAGTAGCAACACCAACAGCTATACCTTCAGCTCCATTTACCAAAAGGTTAGGAAATCTTGATGGAAGTATTGAAGGTTCTTTTTCTTCACCATCAAAGTTAGGAATAAAATCAACTGTATTTTTATTTATATCTTTTAATAAATCTAAGGTAATCTTTTTCATTTTTGCTTCTGTATATCTATACGCTGCCGCTGAATCTCCATCTATACTTCCCCAGTTTCCATGTCCATCTATTAAAGGATGCCTTAAACTAAAATCTTGAGCCATTCTAACCATAGAATCATATACTGAAGAGTCTCCATGTGGATGATATTTACCAAGAACATCTCCTACTATTCTAGCAGATTTTCTATATCCTTTTTCAGGAGTTATACCTAATTCATACATAGAAAAAATTATTCTTCTGTGTACCCATTTTAGACCATCTCTCACATCTGGTAATGCACGACCCATAATTACACTCATAGCATAATCTAGATATTTTGTTTTCATCACTTCTGATATATTAATTTGTTTAATATTACTCATTGTTATGCTCCCCTTTTTTTATATATCTAAACTTGTTCTTATTTTAGAATTACTTTTTATAAATTCTTTTCTTGGTGTTACTTTATCTCCCATTAACAACGTTATAGTTTTCTCTGCTTCAATAGCATCTTCCATAGTTACTTGTAATAATGTTCTAGTTTCAGGATTTAAAGTGGTTTCCCATAACTGCTCAGGGTCTTGTTCTCCTAAGCCCTTATATCGTTGTATATCTATATTTTCATCTTTGTGTTGTGAAATAAAGTTTAACTGTTCATTTTCTGAATAAGTATAATAATGTTCTTTATTTATAGTGTTTCTATATAATGGTGGTACACAAAAATATACATGACCTTTTTCAATTAGAGGTCTCATATATCTATAAATATAAGTTAACCACAATGTACCTATATGATTTCCATCACTGTCAGCATCTTGCATTAATAGTATAGAAAAATATTCTAACTTGGTAATATTAAATTCTTCCCCCATGCCAGTTCCAATTGCAGATGAAAAAATAGCTAATTCTTCACTTTGTATTACTTTTTGTTCTTTTTGCTTTTCAACATTCATTATTTTGCCTTTGGAACTCATTATAGTTTGAAATCGTCTATCTCTAGCTTGTTTTGCACTTCCACCCGCTGAATCTCCTTCAACTACGATAAATTCTTTTTCTGTTTTATCTTTACTTGTACATAAAGCAACTTTATTAGGAGGTATTAGTGTATTAGAATTATTTTTCTTTTTCCTTGTAGTTTCTTTTGCTTTCTTTGAAGCTAATCTTGATTGTTGAGATAATAAAATTTTATTTATAATTTCTTCTGCAATTTCTTTATTTTCAATTAAAAATACTTCCATATATTCTTTTATTGTGTTTGAAATTATACTTTGCACATATGTATTTCCTAATTTGGTTTTTGTTTGACCTTCAAACTCAGGTTCGGGTATCTTAACAGATATTATAGATGTTATTCCTTCTTTTATATCTTCTTTTTGAAAATTTTCGTCTTTTGCTTTTAAATGTCCATTATTTCTAGCATATTCGTTTAATATTTTTGTTAATCCATTATAAAAACCATTAACATGATAACCACCTTCTGTAGTATTTATATTATTAACAAAAGAATATAAATTTTCATTATAATTATTAGTATATTGAAAAGCAATTTCCATTTGGCAATTATCTAATTCTTTTTCAATATAAATTATTTTACTTTGAATAGGTGTTTTATTTTCATTAATGAATTTAACAAATTCCTTTAAACCACCTTCATAATGATAAGTTTGCAATTGTTCTTTGTTCATTCTTTTATCTTCAAATATAATAGTAATTTTTTTATTTAAAAGAGCAAGTTCTTTTAACCTTTTTGATAATGTATTATAATTAAATTCTGTTTCACTAAATATTTCATCATCTGGTTTAAATGTTATTATAGTACCAGTTTTATCACTTTTACCAATAATACTAACCTCATCAATTTTTTTACCTTTTGAATAATGTTGTTGATATATTTTACCATCTCTATGTACTGTTGCTTCAAATTCAATAGATAAAGCATTTACAACAGAACTTCCTACCCCATGAAGTCCTCCTGAAGTTTTGTAACCTCCTTGACCAAACTTTCCACCTGCGTGTAATGTAGCTAAAACTACTTCTAATGTAGGAATACCCATTTTAGGATGTATTCCACAAGGAATTCCTCTCCCATTATCTTTTACTGTAACTGAATTGTTTTCATTTATAATTACATTAATAGTATCACAAGAACCATTAACAGCTTCATCAATTGCATTATCTACTATTTCATAGACACAATGATGTAATCCATTTTTACCTGTGCTTCCAATATACATCCCTGGTCTTTTTCTAACTGCTTCTAAGCCTTCTAAAACACTAATACTATTTTCATCATATGTATTATTCTTTATTTCTTCTGTCATAAAATTTTCCCCTCTCTGCTATTTATTAAATTGTTTTAAATTATAAAATATAGGAATAAGAACAAATTACAATTTTAATTATATCCTCATTCCTATATTTTGTCAAGTTATTTTATTAAATTATTTTATATTGCTTTAAAATGCCGATTTTATATCATTTTTATACTTGAAAAACATAGTATAAATGAGTATTCAAGAGTAAATAAGAGATGATTTTTGATTATTTTAAGACTTTAGATTAAATATCTCATTTATTACTTTATTTCTAAACTCATCACTTATTGGACTTCCAGCAGCATTAGGATGTCCTCCACCTTCGAATATTTCAGCTACATCTTTTCCTAAGTCTACCTTGTTACCTATGTTTCTATAGCTAATTGCCTTACTCATATTTATAATAACTATAAAATCTAATTCGGGATGTGTTTCAGATAATCTATTTCCAACTTCTGAATGATATTGCTCTCCAAATATAATACCTGCTTTATATCCTAATATATCTTTAACTATTAATTCTTTATCTTTAGATTTTATATAATTATCAATTTCTCTTTGTTTATATTTTAATAATTGCAGATCAAAATCACTAAATCCAAAAATATCATAGTGGGTTAATCTATATAGTATACTTTCTATAAAATCTTCTCTACCCATTATATAAAATAAATCATTCCACTGTTTAGGAATTAAATAATTTTCTTCTTTCCATTGCCATATATCATATTTTCTAACAATTTCAACAAATGTCTCTATATTAGTATATTGATTATATACTACTGCATGTGAATCTAAGTATCTATTTTCTTTTAAATAGTCATAAAACATTCTAGTTCCAGAAGTTTTTTCTTTATCATTTAAATTTATTTGAACTTTCGCCCAATCATACTTGTTTAGTTCTAATGCTGTTGGATGATGGTCAAGTAATTGAATATCAGGATTATAAGTTTCATCTGTGTAATACTGTTTTATTATCGTAGCTATTTTTTCATTTACAGATATATCTGTTATAAATATTTTATCATATTCATTCTTTTCTGCTCCCATATAAAATTCTTTAACCTTTTCATTAACATCATCATAATTACAATATTCAATGTTTATATTATCTTTTCCATAAGCTAAAATTCCTAAAATAGCACAACCTATTCCATCTAAATCTGTATGAGTAAATAATTTTATTTTTTTCATATAGATTACCTCCATTAAATTTATTTATATTCTGTTTTTTACAATTTTAAAAGGTATATGTTTATTTTCCTTCTCATAGATGCTCAATTGTATTGTATTAACTTTAGTACCTTCTATGAAGTCCCAATCCCTATGCACTTTACAATATTTTTCTGCTTTGTTTTTTATTGTTACAGGAAATATTTCTATAACTTTATTCTTTATTTTATAAATATAATATATATGTTCTGCATTTTGCAGTAAGTTTATCTCATCCTCTTCAAACATATAATCTCCATCTAAGTTATAAGAATTTACATCATTACTACCTCTTGATAGTCTGGTAATTACATGTTGCCCTATTGAATTATTATTAAATTGAGATATTTCCATAAATGCTTGAGGATATATTTGCTGTTTTCTTAGTTTCTTTTTCAATATATTAAAATTAATTTCTACATTGTCACCTATATTAAATTTTGGTTTTGTTGATTTCATTATATTATCTCCTTTCTATTTCTATATAAATATTCATTTGTTTTTCATGTATATATATTTATTAAATGGTTATTATAATAAATATAAATGGAATTATCAATAAGTATATTTTCATAAGAAAAATATACAATTATTGAACATTTAAACACATTTTTTCAAAATAAGAGTGGAAATAAATTTTTCTACTCTTATTTTGATTTTTTGCTATAAAAAAGTATTTTATCATTAAATTATTTTGTATTGTTGTAAAAGCAATATTTTATTAAATTAATTTTTATAGTCATTCCACTTATCAGATAGTTCTTTTAGAACTTCGTTTAAAGGTTTATATGTATTATCATTGTTATTTATATCGATATCAAAATTTTCTTTTAAAATTTGTTTTAAATGACTTATATTATTTGTTTTTATTTTATCTAATACTAATCTTTTACTTTTTCCTTTTTTTATGTAATGATTTCTTACTGTTTTATAATCCTCTTTTAGTATCCGAGAACATCGTTTTATTTCTTTACTTAGCTGTTTTTGATATTTATTCAATCTTAAAACCTCCTTAATTTTTCTCTTTTTTCTTAAAGTTTAGCTAATAACTCATTTATTCTTTTTGTTAATTTCTTTTTAATTCTAAATTTTTTAGTTTTATCATAAATATTTATTAGATTTATAATTTGTGCTTTATATGTTAGTTCTTCTATAAAGCTTTTACATGCTTTAATACTTTCATTTGCTAATTCTATAGATATAGGTTTATTTAACAACTCTATTGTATTTTGAATGTTATTTGATTGATTTTCTTCTATGTTCTCAAAATATGTTTTATCTATAGATGCATCGAAAGGTTGTCCATCAATATATACGGTACATTTGTCAAAGAATATATCTTCTCCCATATTATCAACTCCTTTATTAAATTATTTTAACTTACTTTTCATAGTTTCCAATACATATTTTTGAATATCCTCATCTCTAAAGCCTGTACTTCTTAAAAACATAATAAATCCCTCTGTTAATAATTCTATGTCATTTCTACTTTCTAAAACTTTTTTATCATATGTATGTTCCATAGTGCATAATTGATTAAATCTATCTGTATAATTAAAATTTACTTTTATCATTTAAACTTCCCTCCTATTTTAAACTGTTATAAGTTGACCTATGAACCCTATCGAGAATCCTAATCCTATTATTACTGCTATTAAACTAAGTATAATGATAGCTACCTCTTTTTCTTTAATTCCTACTATTAACCCCCATAATCCTCCAATAAAAACTAATAAAGAACATAGCGAAATCATTATTAAACCAATTATCATTTTAACCTCCTTGCATTTGGATAAAATTAACTTTTTATGTTATCTATTAATAACATTTAATTCTAAAATATCTTCTAAAACACATACTTCTTGTCTAAGAGTTTTGTAGATAAGAATATTTTCCGTATCTCCTTTTTCCAAACTATCAGCTTGTTTTCTTAATATATTTATTAATCGTTTTTCTATTTGTTCTTGGGTTTTCAAACTATTACACCTCTCTTTTTATAAAGCTTTTTCCGTTACATTGTCTACATGGAAAAATAAAATTATGTTTGATATAAGGATTATTACTACTATGTACAATTCTAATATTATACTTTAAACATTTATGATCTATTCTTTTATCTATTTGTTCTTCTTCAGTTAAATTAATAAATTGACATTCATTACAATTAATGTTATCTATATTCGTCATTGTATATCTCCCTCATAGTTTTTCCTCCACCTTTTATAATGGGCAAACCATATTTGTTTTCAGATATAATACTTTGTTTTTGATTATTAACTTCTTCTTGTGCTATTTTACAAGCTACTTGCCATAAAGCGTGTAATAAATCATATCCTAAATTATCTCCATAATCTTTATCAATATATCCATCTTTCTTAAACGTTTGAATAGTTGTTTGCATATTAATTGTAGGAGTAATTATTAACAAACCATCTTCTGTTTTATCCTCTATAAATTGTATTAATTGCCCTTCTGTTAATAGTGGTAAAAATGTGTTGTCTTTAGTTGCATTTTTTAGGGTTTCGTTATCTTGTATACAACTCTTATAAATACCGTTTACGTAAGTATCTTTATCGCTCCTAAAATCTCTAAAAAACAAATCATACATTTGTGGCTGCCACCATTTTCTTAATATTTCTTGTATTCCTTTAGGCTGTTTAAAAAAATCTTCAGCACTTATATAATTCATATTATCCCTCCTTGAAGAGTATTTATCATAATTAATTCTTTAGCATCTTCGATATTGTTATTAGTTAATGCTAAATAAAAATTAAATGTATCTTGACTTATAGGTAATGATTGTAGTGTTTTTATGTAATTTTCTTGATATTTACTCGCAGATATTAAAGCTGTATTATAATCTTGTCCTTGCAAAAGTAAGGACTTTAAATATGTTAGACTTTCCTTGTTAAATTGTTTTAAATTTAGTTGTTCTTTATTAGATATCATTTTTATTTCAGTAATTAAGTTTTCTATTTCAATAACTTCTTGGCTAAACTTATTATATTTTAATAGATTACTATTACTTAAAAATTTATTTATCTTATCTTTGGTATTATTAAAAAATATCTTTTTAATCATATACACCCCCATCTGGTACATAATCTATTAATCCTGTTATTTCACATCTTTCAGATTTAATCCTATCGGGGTATTTATTCCAATTGATTGGACTTAATGTTATTTGGCAGCCTTGCTCCGCATTGAATTCTAAGTTATTTATCGCATTAGATATTTCATTCATTATGTCTTTAATTAATTGCTTCTCTATATTATATTTTTGATTACCTCTAGCACAATCTATAAAAGCATAGGTTTTAATTCTTTGGTATCTTGGTATTTTATTAAGTATCATTTCTGTTTTTCCTCCTACTCTGTAACTTCACACTTATATATTATCAAATTATTTTATATTGATCAAGTATGCTTACTAAAGATATCATAATATTATTTTAAAGCATTTTATACTATCTTTAGTAAGTCCATTGAAATTATATTATTCTCTATCTTCTAATTCTCTTTTTGTTTCAAAGTAATTTTCTTCTAATAAATCTTTAATCACATTATTACAAAAATAGTTATATAAATCTAATCTTTCTTTTTGACTTTGTTTCATATTTTTTAAGCCTTGTTCAAGCATATTATAAATATTTTCAACATTTTCTTTTTTTATTTCTTTTTTTGAGTTTTTATGTTTTTCTTTTACTCTTTCAATTATCTCTTTTTCATTATATTTTATATTTTCTAAAAAACTCTTTTGTTCTAATATTTTTTCATTCACAGATAAAGGATTTCCTAAGTGTAATAAACTATTAGCAACTACACTCACAAACGCATTGATAGCAATAATTTGACTTGTATTTTGAGCTATTTCTATACATTTTCTTTCTATTTGTTTTAATAGTTTATTTTTATCTTTTATTAAATTACCATTTATGTTTTTAATATAATATATAGATGTAATCTCAATAATTGCATCTAATTTATCTTCTTCAAGATTATCTAATGATTCAAATAATCTATGAAGTGAATTGAATGGAAATTCTTTAATATATTGGATATGATATGGATTCATATAATTTATAATCGCATCTTTTATTGTTTTTGAACATACTACATTGTTTGGCATATTATCCTCCCTTATTGTATTAAAGTCTTTTATTTTGATTATATCATCCATTTTTGTAAATGTTAATATCATATGTTATAATTTATGATATAAAATCTAAATTTTATATCGTTATTTATTTATATTTACATCATTTGAATCATCTTTTATTTTGCCAAATTCTCTATAATACTCATGATGATTGCATTTTGGATAATTTGAACAACCTCGGAATTTACCGTACTTACCTTTTCTGGTTATCATTTTACTACCACATTCAGAACAATATTTGTTCATATCTCCATAATCATCATATTCCTTTTCCAAATCATTCATGTTTTTTAACAAAGCTTCATATGTCCATCTAAGTATATTTTCAGATTCACCCTCATACCTAAATTCTATTATTTCTTTTAATTCCTCCCACATTTTCTTATAATACATCTTTACCCTCCTAGATTATCTATAATCAGTTTCTTCTAGTTCTTCTGCATCATATAACCCTTGTACATAATTCTTACAATTTCTAGCACTATCTTCTTCATTTAATATAGCTATTAAAGCACATTTATACATACAACAAAATCCATCATAGAATTTACAATTATAACAATCTTTTTTTATATTAGGTAGCTTATTATAAATTTGATTAATACAATTTCTATAATTTTTAAGTTGAACCTTATATTTTTCACTTTTCACCACAATATTTTCAGGTACATAAGTTATTTTTACTCCATATGATTGATGCTCCAAAGTATCTTCTTTTACTTTATCAGGCTTATAAGTTTCTATTTTTAAATCTTTTTTACTTAATCCAGTTGGCAAATATCCTTTCATTGTTTTTTATCCCTCCTCTATATTAATCTAATTTTTCTTAATATTTTACCTAAGAATGTTAGGTTCTCTTTAAAGGCTATTTTACAATACCAACATTCCCATTCTTTATTTCCATCTACATATTCAGTTTCTATCATATTTTGTTTGCATAGTGGACATTTTTTTAGCATAGTTATATTTTCTCCTTATAATATTTTTGTATTGTGTAGTAAAATTATTATATTGTCGGATTTGTTATAGCCATCCAAAACTTGGGTTGTCTATAACTATATTTAAAAACATCTTCATTTACATCAAAATAATAAAACCCCTCTTTTTCAAAAATAATATCACCATCAGCATATTTAAAATAATTTTGAAGACTATAAGTTTCATTTTTTATGTCTAAACACACTAAATATTCCTTTTCATGTATCAATTTATTTTTAATATTGTCCCATTTCATTATTCTCACTCCTTCGTAATATTTTCATATTGTAATTCATTTCAATAACCATATACTTATCTTAATTTAACTACACAATCAACATATTTACCCAAATCTCTATTTATTAATGATTCAATGTCAATAAAAACTTCTTGTGAAAAATTAGTATCATATTTTCCTATTATTTGTTTGTGGTCTATTTTAGTTATTTCTATTAAATACATTTTTCCTGTTACATATTTTAAAAGTATTTTATCTCCTTTATTTAATTTTAAAATATCTTCCTTGCTTTTCAACTCTTCAATACTTATCATATAATTCACTTCCTTTAAATATCTCGTGTATACATCACGCAAGATACGTATTTATAATATGTTTAACACTACTTATTTTTATTTTCTTCTGATTTACAACTTCTTTCTATGCTCATACCCCAACCAGTTTGCCATGCGAAAACTAAACTAAATAAACCAAATAATAAATTATTAGTTTTAAATGCATAAAACATTAATAAAATTGCTATAATCCATCCTGATATAAATGGTAATATTGATATACTTTCTGTAAATCCTATATCTTTAGGTCTGCCACTAAATATTTTAAAAAACTTATTAATTTTATTTTTCATATAATCATTCCCTTTCTAAATTGTTTTGTTTTAATTGCAGATTACTATAAATCATTTATTTTATTAAATTATTCTTTTTCATTTTAGAAACATATAATGCAGGATAAATATAAGATAAAGTATGTGCTGGTGTAAACTCTTGAATACTCCAATTTTTATACATGTTTTCAAGAATTTTATTAACTTCCTCATCTACTTCTTTAATAATATCTTCCTTACTTATCATTTTTTGCACCTCCAATACAATAGTTCAGTATTGTAATTACTTTCATCTGGGGTGTCCTTCTTAATATAATAATTATTATATTTTATATTGATTTGATATTTATCCTTCAAATATTTGATTATAATATTAAACTTTCTATTTTTTTGTAGCTTATCTTCATTTAATTTTACTAAAAATTCGTCTAATATAAAATGCGTTCTATTAATACCTGTTATAATTTTTTGTTCATTATTTATGTTGTATTCTAAAACCGTTTCAAATATTTTATATATTAATTTATCCATTTTTTGAAATAATTCAATTAATAAATTTTGTATTAATTCATAACAATAATCTATTTCTTCTTGTCTATCTTTTGGAGTATCTTCATGGCGAAAAGTTGGCATATGTTTATTTAAATAATCTTTAGTTAAAGATTGAAATAATTTTATTATTGCTTCATAAGTATCAAAATCTGAGAATTTAGGAAGTATTAATTCTTTTATATAGCCTCTAAAAGCCATGTGACAATTATATTTTACAATGTTGTCGTCTCCTCCTAAATAATAATATATATTTTGAAAATATAGATACACTCTACAACCTAATGTATCAACTTCCCATTTCTTTTCATTATTTGTATTGATATATGTTTCACCCCAATTTACATCTTTAATAAGGTTTGGCAAATCAAAAGAATTATCAACTATCATTTTTGATATTAAATATATTCTTTCAATCCAATCATCAGTTAAAATTATTTCATTATTTTTATTTATTATTAAAAATTCATTTTCCAAATCATCTTGTTTATTTTTTCTTTCTCTTTCTTTTATTGCTTTTATACGCTTTTCTTCTGCAATCTGTTTTTGCCTTTCGATTTCTTGTTGTTTTCTTAATTCTTCTGCTTTTTTACGTTCTTCTTCTTTTTGTTTTTCTTTTGCTTCTCTTAACATTGATCTCAACATATCTGTATCTGAATGCCCACAAAAACTTGATAAAGCTGTTTCATATTGTAAAATTTCTTTTTCTGTTCTACAATTTTTATATTTGCCACCCAAATAAGGATTCTCCATTGTTGTAAAAGAATCAGAAAGTAAATGGTCATAATACAAAAAAGTATTTGGATTAGTGCAATCATATACTGTAACATTAAAAAAATCATCTTGAATTTTCTTAATCATTTTACTATTATATTCATCTCTTGCAATGCTTGACTCTAAAGCCTTTTCTATTTCTTCTATTGTCATCTTTTACTCACTCCTATCGTTAAATTATTTTACGTTATAAAAGAATGGTTTTATTAACTTATTTATGTAATTAATCTTCCTTGATATACCATTCTCCTTCAGCTATTAAATAAGGGGTTATACTATCTTCTTCAGCGATACACCATGCATCTCTCACAAAAGAAGGTATATATTCTTTTGTTTCTTCTTTTTTATTTAAAGAATTTATATACTTAACTTTTATAGTTTTACCTTGTTCAAAAGCTTTCATGGCTTCTATACACTCTACTTTCTTATCTTTTTTAACTAATTTGAATTTACTTTTAAGCCATTCTGAAGTTATATAACATTTGTCCCATATTTTTTCGTAATCATCATCCTTTACCATTAAAAATCCATTTTCAAACTTAATTACAAGCCTATCTTCTTCCAAATAAACTTCAAATTCAGTACGTTCTGGAAATTCTATTGCTTCATGTATAGAATATTCTCTATCATAATCTATTTTATTTTCAATTGTATTATTATTTACGAAAAAAGCTTTCAAATAAAATTCTTTCTTACCATAATTAATGTCCCAATCTACTATTTTATACCCTAATTTTTCATAATGCTCTTTTGTTTTTTGCCATTCTCCATCATTGTCGAAAATCATTTCTACACATTGTTCTCTTAACATATTATCTTCTCTCCTTAAATTTAATATTTTTTATTTATTAACCTTATGTATTAGAGTGTTATTATCCAAGTTTTTGACTTAACTTAAAAGCACATACAAAACATAATATTGTAAAACAACATATAAATAAATTAATAATTAAATCTATCATTTGTTCACCACTTTCTTCATATTGTTTTATTAAATTGTTTATAGATAAGTTTAAATATATCACATCCTAAACACATTATTAAACATAATGTTGCAACTGAATTTATTATAGGACATAAAGCAACTATAACATCTTTTATTGATATTTTATGGTTTATATCGTGTTTCATATATAAACCACACAATAAACTTCCTATTAAAGAAATTATGTAAATTGATATTAAAGTATTCATATTTTCTCTCTCCTTTCATGATTCTACATTACCAAATTATTTTATATTAGTCAAGCTTTAAATAATGTTTTTAAAAATTATTGCATATAAGAATAGCTCCCTGAAAATCAAGGAGCTATTAATTGATGTCTATTTATTTAATTTAAAACATGACAAAATAAAATATAAAATAAGCTATAATACCTACGCCATAACAAATTGCTAACAGTCCCCAAATAACCCTAATAAAAGCTGGATCAATATTAAAGTATTCAGCAATTCCACTGCAAACCCCAAGTATCTTCTTATCTTCTGATAATTTTAATTTTTTAGGCGGTTTGTTTTCCTTTGTTTGTTGAGTAATAGTTGAATTATTATCTATAGCTTTGATAATGTTTATATCTTTCACGAAAGGTATAGATAATAAAATAAAAACTAATAATATTGATAACATTTTATATCTCATTTAATTTTCCTCCTGCTATTTATTTAATTATTCCTAGTTTCCAATTCTTCCTTGTTATTGGTTTATATTGAGTATCACCTACTTCTATTTCATCTCCATTTTTAATTATTCTATTATTAAAAATTTTTGCATTTACATTTGGTATATTCCCTTCACTATCTCTAGTAACCATAAATCTAATACAATCATGGTCAACCAATTCTATTAATCTTTTACTTCCTTTAAATAGATATCCTTTAAAATTAGTTAATAAAGAATAACAGTAGCAATCTATATTTAAAATATCTACTATATCTGATATTTGGTTTATTTGTTCTTCTGAAAGAAAATTACATTCATCTATAATAATTGCTTTAATATTTCCTTCAGTATCTATGTATTCCATTACTTTTGTAAAAATATTTTCATCAGTATCAATCCATTGTGCAGGAATTTTATTTCCATTCCTTGAAGATATGTAACATTCCTCTATGCCTTCTCTAGTGTCTATTCTGCTTTTTAAGGCTAATACATTCATTTTATTTAGTTTATATGAATTATATTCTCTAATTAAGTCTTCTGATTTTCCAACGCCCATACAAGCAAATATTACGTGCAGTTTAGCTATATTAATCACTCTCCTTTATGTAATTTATTTTCATAATGAAATTTTAAATTGTGTAAATCTATACTTTTTTCTGCATTGTTATTTATTAAATTGTTTTGTATTTGATGAATTAGAGTGTAAAATTCTTTATGGTTACTTACTCTTAACCCTTTCCATTTGTCATTCCAATGCTGAGAAAAAGCTACAGATATCCCGTCTTTTCTTTTCCATTCTATTAAGTTGTTTATATTGTCATCAAGCAACACTCGATTATCTCTAGCTAATAATGATTTATCTCCAGTAAACACTAAATCTTTTTCAACATTTATAAAAGGTAAATATTCTTTTATCCATTTAACTTTTTCACTAACACAATAATCTGAATTGTATTGAGGTAAAGTTATTATTTTAATTTTAAAGCCTTTTTCATGTAATATTGTAGCAATATTTATTGAATTATTGACAGGGCTGCTTTTATAAAAAGCACCCTTTTCTAATAATAAATTTTTAAAATACTCTTTACTGGCTTTATTACAATCACTCCACCAATATGATTTATTGTCATTAGGTTTCATATCATCATTAAAATCCTTATTATATTTATTTATAATATATGAACTTAGATCATATAATACTTCATCCATATCATAATATATTTCTAATTGCTTAGTCATCTGATACCTCACTTTCTATACTATCTTCAAAAATTTTCCATAGTTTTGTAAAACAATCTCCTAGTTTTTCATAGCAGCCTAAACTATTTTCAATTTCTCCTTGGCAGTATTGATTTAAATAACCTACTTGATTTTTAAATGAAGGTTGATTAATATTAGGTTTAGTTTTAAATCTTATGTCATCAGCCCACCCTACAATACCTTTATATTTATTAGGTTCATATTCTATCATAGTTTTAAATCTACTTATTTCTCCACCTACTCCTTCATCTAATGGCAATTTAAGATGTGCTAATACAAAATTACAAGTTCGTAGTTGTGAATTATCTCCTTCTGCTATCATTCCTCCTGTTATAGTAAAGTCTTCTGTATCTTTCTTATTAAAATCTGCATGTTGTGGTAAGTAATAATCTAAATTAACTTGTTCACATATATCAGCTATTAGTTCTAATCCTATTTGATCTAATTCACTAAATAATCCTTCAGATGCAATATAAACCTTTGCTTTATGTTTAAAATCATAGTTATCTATAACTTCTTGTAGTTTGTGTTCCTGAACAAATTCTTTTACTCTTTTTTTAAAGTTTTTCATAAATTAAATCCTCTCTATTCTAAATTTAATTGCTTTTTAATTTCTACTACATGAAATGGTGTGTCTTTAGGTATTAAACTCTCTATTAAAATACTTTCTTGCTTATTATTTGAAAATGCTTTAATAGTCAATATTTTATCCACATCAAAATTATATCCTTTTGTAGTAAAAACTTCTAGGTTATTATTTCTTAGTATATCTGCAATTTCTTGACTTTGTTTTGTTGATTGAGGTAATATCTCCTGAACCTCACACGACTAAAGTCGCGTGGTTCTTATTTCCTTAGACTTCCAATATACTCTCATTTATAGGATTTACATTATTTCGATAACCTATATCTTACAACATATAATGACTCATCTAATTATAATAAGACTTTTACTACCAAAGACATCATTATGTCCATTAACGATAATATAACGGCTCGGTTCAAAACCATATTTATTAACATTTAATTATATTCCCATACTGCTTATTAATTTAATACCGTTTTTCTTTAATTCTTTTAATCTATTTATTTCTTTGTCATGTAATTTTTTAAAATTATTATAAGTTTCAATACATTTTTCTCTATCTATTTTATCTAATTTCTTACCTGTAACATTCATAATTAAAAATGCACTATACATATCTCTTTGTATCTTTATATCACTATTCCATCTATCTTTTAATTCTTTTTTATTATACTCATCTGTGAAATGATTATATTGACTTGCTTTGCACTTCTTAGTATCTATCTTTAGTATTCCTAATTTCTCATATTTAAGTTTTCTACTAATCATTTCAATTAACATTGCTGGTGCTTTGTTTGCTAAACTCTTGCCAAATCTTTTCTTTTTGTTATACTTACCATTTTTATTAATAGTGGTTTTCTTACTTCTTCTTTGCAAACCTTTATAATTCATAGCTTCAACTAAAATTCTATTACCTAAGGATATTATATAATTAGCCAATTTTTCATGACTTTGTTTTCTGATACTAGCTTGTTTCCTTTGTATATCTCTTAATTCATTTTGTATTTTAATGTATTTATTAGATTTATACCATTTTAATTTGATTCCTCTTTTTATAGTACCATCTTCATTATAATTATTAAGATTATTAGCTCTACGTTGTCTATCTAATTTTCTTTGCAATATTATTTTTTTATGTTCTATATTTTCAATTTTTGGACATAACTCCAATAGTTTTACATCATATTTACTTGATATAGCAATAGTTTGAGTTCCTATATCTATTCCTACACTTCCTTGACCTATACTACCTTTTATTTCACCAGTTTGTTTATTAATCTTTTGTGGTGGAATTCCTTCCAGTATCAATTGTACGTAGTATTTATATTTACCCCTTATTAATTTTCTAAGTATTCTACAGTATTTAACTCTATCTTGAATTGCCTTTTGTGCATACAAGTCATTATTTTTAATAATTATAGGAATATTTAATTTATTCCATTTAATCGTATTTGTATCTTTATCATATTTTAAACCACTTTTATTCCACTTATTTTCAATAGAATTATATTGACCATATCTACTAAAATATACTTTATTAGCATCTCCATGTAATAACCTATCAAACTTACTCCATACTCTATCAGCTATTGTTTGTGCTTCTAAGCTATTTATATTACTTTTAAAATGTTTATACATAGGTTTTATATCTTCATAAAGTAAATATTGTGATAGACTATACTTTAAACATACTTCTTCTAGCTGTTTATACAACCATTTTCTTTGTTTTTCTAAAGACTTTTTAATCTTTTCATTGTCTGAATTATGATATTTTTTATTAATAGGATTTAATTGTTTTTTAATTTGTTTATATAGTTTAGATTCCATCATAAGATTATATCTTTTTAACACTTTTCCTGTTAAGGCATTAGATATATTTCTTGCTATCTCCAACCTTTTATTAATTATATCTTCTTGATATTTTTCTGTATGTAATGACAGAGTTAATACATAACTCGGAGTTTTATTTTTCTTCACAATATTCACTTCCTTTCTATAAATAATACAAGAACTCAATTGACTATTTCAAAAGATTTGAAAAAGCAACTAGAAGAGATAGCTAAAAAACAAAATAGAAGTTTTAATAATTTAGTTATCACTATATTACAATCATATGCAGGAAATTCATCCCATGACTAAAGTCACGGGTGTTCTTTCCTGCCTTATAAATTCCTCATTTATTAAATTGTTTTTAATTAGGATGCAAGTGCTAATTCGTTTTGTAATTCTTCTATATCAAGTTCTAATTTGTTTCTTTCTTCTAACATTTGATTTAATTTTTCTAGTTTTTGCTGTAATCTAAATTTTTTTAGTTTATTCTCTGTTTCTATTTTAATTTTATGTAACATATTAACATCTGTATTTTCTTCTGTTATAGTTTGTTTTTCCACAATATGTGTTATTGTATATTCATGTGTAAGAACACATTCTTCATTTTCATAACAATCACCTATCATATTTTCTTTCCATATAAGTTTTATGTTATATTCTGTTTTATTATTTAAATATACAATAATGTCTCCATCAGTATATCCCATATCTTCATTTACATATGTAATATAAGCTAATCCATTTTCTAATATATCTTTAAATATGTCATCATGTTTATCTAAATTGGCTATAATTAAGTTATAATAACTAAACAAGTCTTCATTGCCATTCCTTATAATTTCTTGATATATTCTTTCAAATAAATCTTTTGTAAATTGATTTTTAACTTCTTGTAATTGATTTTCCATTAAATTCCCTCCAAAATATATTTGTTTAAAACTAAAATTTTATAATATTTTGTTCCTTAATTGAATAATTTCTTTAAGCTTATTTCTTCTACATTCTTTCAAACTTTCTGTCCCTTTATCAACTTGATATTCTACCTCTTCTATTAGCAAAGCAATTCCTTCGTGCAAAAGTTGCTTTTCTCTTTCATTTAATAAATCCTCATATAAATAATGGATTTCTTCATCTCCATTACCGCAATATGGACAAATATAGGTAATTAAAACTTCATTCTTTTTAATTCTTCTACAAGACATAACGTCTGCTTTTTCATTACAGTTTGTACATATTATTTTAATGTTTTCTATAACCAACACCTCTTTTATTATTCTATTTCTTCGACTTCAACTTCTGTTTCATAGGGACTATCTTCACTAACAACATTGATATTAATTGTTTCATTAACCTCATCTTTATCGCAAAACCATGGCTTTTCTCCATCAATTAGAGGATTTCCATATCCCTCTATAAAACCCTCTCCAAACCTAGCTCTCATTTGTGCTATATGTTCTGCATGTTCTTCGTATGTATCAAAATCAAACATACATTCTCTAAAATTTTTCATCCATTTTTCGTCCAATTGTTTATCATCTATTTCTATTTCATATTCATCTGTTCTATGTACTACACATTTATATTTTTTCATAACAAGTCTCTCCTTTATTCTTCTACCCTAAATTTTGAATCTATACTAATATCTACTTTTCCACCAATTTCATCTTCTAAAACTTGTTTAACACACTTATCGAGCTGTTCTTTAGGATTATCTATCAAATCCTCTTTATCTTTAACTTCGCCTATTGCGGTTAGTTTAATCGTAGCTTCATATTTAGCTTCCATATTATCTATATACCTCCATTTTTACAATATGTTATTATAACTATAAGAACTTCTTATTATATCTTCATACACTTCTTCTATTTCTTTTGTTTGAATTTTAAATATCTCATCTATTTCTTGTATTGCAGTTGCTTTATCTACATTGAATTGTTGCATATAGGATTCTATATCTTGTTCTGACATATAATTCTCCTTCACGTATTATCTTGTAACTAAAGATTTTCCCAATCTGTATACATAAGTACTTCATAAAGTTTTGTCACCTGTGGACTTCTCCATGCTGTCATGGCATATGGATGAGGATTTTTATAATGATAATTATTTGATTTAATATGTTCTTTGCATTCTCTTAAAGTTAGAAACATTGTATTTGGTGCAATTTGTTTCTCAATTCTATAATTAACTAAACTTATATTTTCTAAATGCAATTCATCATTCATAAAATCAAAAGCATCTCCTATTGTATTCATTGGTTCAAATCCATCAATTAATATTGATCCATTTAAAAATTTAATTGTATATTCTAAACAGTTGTCATAAATGTAATCCAATAAAAAATCACAAGCTGCTTCTAAAGTATCTCCAATTTCTTCGCTACCATAATAAATTGTTTGTCCTGTAATATCAAATCCATCATCAATTCCATATATTTTTACATCTTGTATAACAACCCAAAATCTCGGATTGGCTTGACCAACAGTATCTTGAGTTAACATTTCATGTTGTAATTGTTTTAGAAAATCTTTATCTTCTTTTTTCATTCTTATCTCCTTATTATTCTTATGTATTCACTATATAACATTGGACTTATAACAAATTCTTGAAAACAATCCTGACAAACTGTTGAATATACAACTTTGTCGCCTTTTTTATCATATTCAATAATTGGTTTTCTGTTTTTATGATTACACATTACTTTCCATGTTCTCCCATTACTTAATTTTAAATGGAATATAACTATCGCTTAAACCATTTGTTAATAAAGCACATTCTAATTCTAATTTTGTATTAATAAATTCTCTATATTTTTCAAGTATTTTTAATCCTTCTTCTATTGGTATTTCTGTGAATTTATCCTCGCAACCATAATCACCTTCATACATTATTCCATCTTCATCTACACCTAATTCTATAGAAAATTTTTCTTTAACTTGTGGGTGAGACACATATATTAATATTCCTGAAAATGTTTCAAAATGGTGTGTTGACTTTAAATCTATTTTACAAGTTTTGTTACACTTAATTAGTTCATCAAATGATATATTCATATCAAAATTTTTAGACACTTTATGCATTTTATTCCCTTCCTTATTTTAAAATTGTTTTATATTATAAAATTGAACTTTTATCATATTTTTTTCAAATAATTATTTCTTTTATTCTTTGTATAGTTTTGTCAATCATTCGATTTCTACTTAATTCCCATTTCTTTTTATCTTCATCATATGGAAATTTATCATTCAATTCACCATAGTTGACCCAAGTTTTTTTATCTTCTAGCAAATATCCGTATTTTTGTCCTTCTAACCATTTGATTAATTCAATGAATTTTTGATTATTAAAATTAAAATCTTTTGAATGATTGAAGGGTTTGCAAAACTTGCCGTTTATACATCTTGTTGTAACTAATATATCTTTACCACAATACTTGCATTTATAAATTCTAATTGTTCTGTTGTCATTCTCAAAATCTTCTGTATTACAATCAGTTGTTTTTGTAAGTCTTAAAGGATGATGTAATAAACATATTAACTTTTTCATATTTATTTCCTTTCTTTTAAGTTTTATTAAAATAATTTAAACTGTATAAAAGGTTCTGTTAACTTATAGTTGTATTGGGCATTACTTTACAATTTAACTTGCCCTTTAGAATCTGCTTTATCTAATATTTTCTTACACCTTTTACACGTTACCTCTGAAGAATTTCCTTTATTAGTTTCATCATCATGTTTCCACATACGATTGCATACACTTGTCATTAAATATTCAGTACCATTCCACATTCTTATACCACAGTGTATAAGTTTATTTCTTTTAATTAAATTAATTCTACCTTCAAACATATTTTCACTCCTTTTTTTGAATTGCAACTTAATCTAATGTAATAAACACCTTACCATTTTCATATTTTGCATCAATCCCTGCCCCACTAACTATTTCTAAAATAGTTTTAGAATGTTGTTCAAACATCTCATTATTTACTGGTTCAAAGCTCTCTTTCCTTTCGTTGTAAGCATTGATAATTTCATCTGCTGACGGACTTAATTTCTCCATTAACATTATTTGCTCCATAAAATTCATAATAGTTCCACCTTTCATATTTTAATTTGCTTTATGATTATGCATTCTGATTTCTATATCACTTTTAATGACCTTAGTATACTGATAACAATCACTTTTATCTTTACAATTAGATGTACATATTCCCTTACATCTAATGCCTTCTAGATACATTTCTTTAGTAACCATATGTTTTTGTCTCCTTATACTTCATTTTTAACCCTCTGTTTTTTAGAGTTCTTCACCGCAACTGGGGCAATATTGCCCTGTTTGATGTAATGGTCTTAAATCTAAATCTAATAAATCATTTAAAGTTCCCTTCTCAATCACAACATTAATGTTTTCATTTATAGTTTTTTCATCTTCGCATTCCTCTGGTATGCCTAAGATATCTATAGGTATTGGTATATCCCTATTATCGTTAAATCTATGTATTTCACTTTCGTCAAATCTATGTGCGGTTCGCAAATCAGAATTATATCCACCTTCACTTTCTCTGTATCCCCAAAATAGACCCCATTCTCCACCAAATATGCTATTATGCCTATTACATAGAATTAAATATTTTTTGCCCATTTTATTCCTCCTCACTTTATGACATAATAATTTCAAATTTAGTATTATTCTTCATAAGTAAACTCTGTTACATTTTCAGCCTTATACACCTTAACCCTTATCACTTTATCCCTAATATCATCCGTGATCGTGTCTATTTTCGCTTCTAGTATTTCTTTACTACTGGCAGAAACTTCTCTTCCATTACCGTTTTTGAATTTAATCACTCCTAAATAAAACACTTTTATACTTCCTTTCATAGTCATAATTTTTTGAAATACGAACTATCTTTTATGCATTTCGGCAAAACACTTATGGCAATATCCATCATTATTTTTAAATTCTTTTTCTGTTATTTTTGTATTACAAATATCACAAATCTTTGTTTTATCTCCTTCTACATAACTATTTATTTGTTCTAATATTTTTACCTTATTGTTATAGTTGTACAGATTATTTATTATAGAAATAACATCTCTCTTATCTAAATTTAACCTTTGTATACCATTATTAACTATTGTTATAAATTCTTTTAAGTCTTCTTTATCCATTTCATTCATGTTTGTCTATTCCTCCTATAGATTTGATTTATTAAATTATTTTGAATAAAATAGTTAATTTATTTTTATTCCATATCAATATTATAATTCATTTTTAAAGTTCCTTTTGGTATATATATTTTAATTTTTCCTGTACCCAAACAAGGCATATCTTTAAGTTTTGGATTTACAAATTCTTTTTTATAAAAAATTATTTTTGGTTTTTCTATATTATTTTCAATCATATAAACATTATCATTATTTTTAATCTTTTTTATTTGAGTATTATCATCTTTACAAGTCATATAGTAGTAATATATTTCTCCATTTATATTTCCACTGCCTAAAAAGAAGTTTCCATTTATTGATTGATTATCTTTAATTGCTTTAATAAAAACAGTAGTGTCTATAACTTCTTTTTTAGATGCATGTATATTAATCATAAAAAATATTAAAATCATTAATATGAAATTTATTAAGCAACCCATGATAAAACCTTTTATTGTTGCTAGTATGTATTCCAAAAGATTAGGATGCCCTATAGTCCAAACAATCATAGATTTAATACAAATAAATATACATATTATCCATACAACTACAGCTACACTTATTTCAATATATTGTATTTTAATTACCTCCTTTTGTTAGATAAGGAATGAAATTAATCATTCCTATTACTTAACTCCTGTACTTCCTATTCCACCTCTGTCCTCATTACCTAAGTCTTCTACTTCTATAAACTTTAATATAGGCATTTTTTCTTGTATTCTAAACTGTCCCATCCTTTCTCCTAATTCAATTTCACCTTCTCTAGTTGCATAAAATATCATCATCCATTCATCATTATTACCACAATAAGATTCATCTATAATACCTTCTGAATTAACTAGTAATAGTCCATAGTTTTTAAATGTGCTACTTCTTGGTAACACATAGGCTTCATATCCTATAGGTAATTCCATACTAAAACCTAATTTTATTTTTAATACCTCACCTTTTCTATAATAAACAGTTGTTTTTCCATTATGTATTTTTGTAAATAAATTTGAATCACTTTCTTCTTTTAAGCCTTTAGTATTCTTTACTACTTTGATATTACAAGCTCTAACGTCTATCCAGTCTCCCTTATCTATTTTCTTTAGCTTCCAATCCTCATTGTTATGATGGTATTTAATTCTTACTTCTTTATTCATATTCACATCTTTCCTCTCTTTTTAAAAAATTACTTGTAAGAAATGGGTGTCCAAGCCTTACAAGTATTATATTACCAAATTGTTTTATAATTGTCAAGTATTTATTTTAATTTATTAAATTATTTTATATTATGTAATAGTTTATCTATTAATCCTACTAAATATCCTCCAACAAAGTTACCTATAATTATAACACTTATTTTAATAATAGTACATTTATTCCACATTTGTCCACATGAAATATAAAACATATCAGCAATACTATGTTCAAATTCACAGAATACAAAAATGACTACTGGAATTAGAATTGAAATAGTTTTATCTACTAAATATTTTTGTCTTGAAGATAACAAAACTCCATATCCTACTAATGCTCCGCAGAAAACTGCTAATATAAACAAGCTAATATTTGTATCTGTAATTCTTAATTGTACTAGCTTATATGCCTTAGTCTGTAAAATTACATTTAACCTTGTTAATCTAAACATATAAGCTGCTAAATATGCTCCTATAAAGTTTCCTATCAATGATTGTAAAATTAATAAAATATGTTCTTTTTTATTTTGAGCAAATGGTAATAATGGATTTAATCTAGTATATAATAAATTACTAAAATTCATAACTAAGAATAACCCTATTACAAACAACGTACTTCCTATAAGTTTATTATCAGTTAAAAGATAGGATATACATCCTATAGAAATGTATATCCCAACCATTACTGAATTTAAAGAATTTAATAATATCTGTTTAACTCTACTCATAAAATTAATAATCTGTTCCTTTCTTATAAATTCTTTGATTTGACGTTGCTAGTTTAATCCCATATTGTATATTATTATTTGTTTTTAATTTTTGATTATAAGTACCACATTTAATATAATCAACATACTTTAAAACATTATTATAATTTTGTTTTATATAATCTAAATCATATCCTGTATAAATCCAAATTTTTATATTCTTAAACTCATTTTTAATTATTTTAGAAAAATTCAGAACATCTTTTATATTTGCTTCATTTAAAGGGTCTCCCCCACTAAAAACAACTGCATCATAATGTTTTATATTTTTTCTTAAATGATTTGTAATTTCATTTTTTATATTCTTATCAAAATTTTCTCCATTATTGCTATTCCAAGTGGAAGGGTTATGACACCCTTCACACTTATGTGAACAACCTGATAAAAAAATAGTTATAGAATATCCATTTGCATTAGTATCATCAAAATAAACTATGTTTATATATTTACTCATAAATATTCAACTCTCTTCTTTCAACTTCATCTTGCTTTCCCTTATTCATCTGCTTTTTATCTGTAGTAAGATATCCTGTTACTATTGCCAAATTCTCTACATTATCACTTCCACAATTCTCACATTCATCCATAAAAGCCCCTATTGAATATCCACAATCCATACAAGTTGCAATAGGATGTGAAATTCTTATATAAGGAATATCTTTTTCCAATGCGTAATCTATAGCCTTTGTGATAGCTTTTTCATTATAATTTGCACCATCAACTTCTATGTGAAAAATATTACCTCCATTTGCATATTTAGCGAATCTACTTTCAATATCTATCTTTTTAAAAATTGGCACTCCTAGTTCAACAGGACAGTGATGTGAATTAGTAATGTATTCTTTATCAGATACCCCTTCTATTACTCCGAATTGCCTTCTAATTCCCTGTAATGCTTGTTCTGAATATCCTTCACTAGGAGATGCGTATGTTACAAAATTTAACCCTTCTTCTTTTATGCACTTATCACAATAATTCCTAATTGTTTTTACTATTTTTACTCCTAAATCTTCAGCTTCTTTATTTTCACAATGATAATATCCTGTTAATGCTTTTACACATTCTGCTACTCCAATATAGCCTATAGCCAAGGAGTTGTTTCTCAAAGCCATTTCAGTTGTTGTTATACATTTATCTGCATCCATTATTGTTTGATTTCCATACATGAAAGATGCTACAGAGGGTTTTTGTTTTCTCATAATATCATATCTAATTAATAAACTTCTTCTAGCACAATCTAATATTTCATTTAATCTGTCAAAGAATTTATTTACATCTTTATCACTCTCTAATGCCAAATAAGGTAGATTGATAGAAACTGGTAAATTATTTCCTCTACCTAATTTACTATAATTTTGTTTGAATATATTAAAACCAGTCATCGTGCGGCATCCCATGATATTCATTTCTTCTTCCCAACAAGTAGCTTTGTTTCCACTCCAATCACAATTGACTATTGTAGGATATAATCTTTTATGTAAAACTTTTTGAGCCAACATTCTAAGATAATAATACTTGTCATTAGGAAACCTATTAATTCCTTTTTTTACTTGAAAACAAGTTATAGGAAATATGGCTGTTCTATTATGTTTTCCTATTCCTTTATGTAATTCTTTTAAAAACCCTTCTATAATATAAGCACTTTCTTCTTCATTTTTCCAATCTATTAATCCTATATTAATACTTGAAAATGGCAATTGATGTCCACTTCTTGATTGTAACGTAACTAAGTTTGTTATTAATGCTTGATGTGCTTGTTCTACAGATTTATCTATTAATTTTTTAGCTTTTGAGTATCTATCTCCTAATAATCCTCTTGCCTCTGAAAAAGATATCTGTTTTGGTACTTTAATATTCAAATCTAATATATCTACTACTTTTGCTACTTCCTTTGCTATGGTTTTCTTTAAAAATGGTATCATATAAATTGAAAAATTCATTAATCCACAACCACCAAATTGGTCAAGAGATTGTGTTTGTATAATCACAGCTAATAACTGACAAGCTGACTGATAAGAATTCGCAGGTTTAGTATCTCCTTGTCTTGTGCTGAAACCATTATGTAATAGTTTAGGATAATCAAGCAAAAGACAATTATGCATTCCTAATACTGTTTTGGGATAATCATGTTGCTTTAATATAGTTTTATCATTTAACTCTACTATATCTTTAGGTAATGTATTATTTGCCATATTTTTTTCAATTGCTTCTACTATTCTTAATTCTTTTCCTCCAAAGTTATTTTCATCTATATTAGCATTACTGTTTTCTGTGGATATTCTTTCTATTATCTCATTTTTTAGTTTTAAGGTATAATTAGATATTCTTATTCTCTCTCTCTTTTCTCTATAATCTTTATATGCTTTTGCTATCAATTTATCAGCATTGTATAATTCATCAATTATAATATCTTGTATTTCTTCTATATGTATACTATGTGTATATGATGTTTTAATTCGATCTTGAATTTTATCTACTAAGACATCTAACCATAAATGATTATTACTCTTATCATCTACTATATTTTTATTTATACAAACTTCATCAGCAGCTCTTTGTATTGCTATTTTAATTCTGTTTCTATCAAAATATTTTACTCTTCCATCTCTTTTTATTACCTTGATATTTTCTGACATCCAATTCCTTCTTTCTTTTTAATAAATTATTTTGTTTTAATCTCTCCATGTGTTTTTAAATGCTTCCTCACCTTCTTTCACAAGTTTATTATATTTATTTTTATTAACTTTGAATCTTTTATTGTCTATATTTTGCATGACATATTCATTGTTATTAATAATATATAGTAAATCCATATCTATATGACTTAACATAAATTCATCATCAAAACCCAATTTCATAGTATGCTCTCTTCCTTTATATATATTTTTAAATTATTTTATATTAATTTAAAATCAACCTTTTATAAACTATATTTTTAAGCTTTCCAACATTTTTTAAGTTGAGTACTTTCCTTTTCAGTTAACATTTCTTCTTCATATGAAACAACCTTTCCATAAGCTCTACCAAATTTAGTATCGCATATCACAAAATCATTTATATTTAATCTTTCATTACTTATAAACTTATATTGTTTTTCGTTAGGCTTATGTTCTATATAGTATATTGTAAAAGATTTTTTAGTTTCTTTTAATCTAAATTTTTGTTTACTGTCTATATACACTGTGTTATCAAGTAATGGAGTTGGATTAGTTTTATCTTCAATATAACGTATTTGTATTTCATTGCATCTATTCATATGTATAGATCGAACTTTATAGCAGCTCATTGTACTTTCATAGGTTTCATTAGGTTTTATTCTTGCAATAACTTCTTGAAAAGTAAAAACTTCTTGTATAGACTCTAGCATTTCATCACTCCAATTATAAGAATCTTCATCTTTATCAATTTTATAACTATCGACACAACATTTTTTTATTATAACTGACTTCCCTTTAAATTCGTCCATTGAATCTGAAAAACACCATCCTCCATACCAATCACCAGCTTTTAAATCTGTTCTAACTCGAACTTTATCTCCAACTTTAAAATTCATAACTATTCCTCCTCAATCCCTTTATAATGAGTTTTAACTATTTCAAATATTCCTCTAATTTGATATTCCCAAGCTCTTAGATTATCACCTTGTATTTGTGGAAATATTACCTTAAATTCTTCTATGTATTCTTCTGGAGTTATGTCACAACCTTTCTTTACCTTAGAAGTTATATCTACTTCTATTTTGTACAATAAATCATCAGCAAACATATTTATCACTCCTCTTTATAATTATTAAATTATTTTATTCCCAACTTAAACCTGCATTTTTTTCTTCAAATTTTCCATCTTTGATAACGAACCTAAAATGGTCTCCATTATCTGTGTAAAATTGCAAATAGCCATCTTCACAATATGGAGCTATTAATTTAAATAATACATCATCGTCCCCTAGTTTTTCACCTATAAAATCTATTATTGTATAATAATTGTCATCTTCTTCTAATTCATATTTTAAATCATTCCATATTTCTTCTAATGTTAAAGGGGTATCTTCATCATCTTCTATTGATATCATATCTTTAATATCAAATCCATCGACCCACTTCAATTCTCCGCCATTATTAAAAAAATCTGATAACTTAGTTATTATCAATTTCATATTTTCTTTTCTAATTTTAATATTTCCTTCCTCATGATAAACACAACAGCTCATATTCTAAATCCTCCTTTATAAATTATTTTAATCTATTTTCTAATTCCTTCAATAATTCTTCATTTGTATAATCTGATAATTGTTTTTCTAATACAACATCAACATCATTAATTGTTTCACCATGTTCTAAATCTTTATAGCTTTTAATCTTTTTAACTTTGAACTGTTTAATTAATTGTTCTTGTGAAAAATTCCATATTCCCATTATTTCTCCTTCTGGAGTACATACAACAGAAATTATGCTATTATTATTTTCAACATTAAATGTTACAATATCTCCTGTGTTAAGCTTGTTTCCTTTAATATCTATTTTATTTGTTTCTTCTCCTATAGGGAATTTTTCTTCAAAATATTGTAGATACCCTGTAAATTTCTTACTCATTTAGTTATCCTCCTCTTTTTTATTGGACATTAATTCTTTATTAATTGATTTCAAATAAAATCCATATTTTAAACCATCTGAACCGTTGTATATTATAGCTTTAATCAACTATAATATACAACTTATGTATTAAATTATTTATTAGTTCTCATATCTAATATAGGATTTCCTCCTTGTACTTGAGGTACTTTACCATCCCATTTCTTTACTTTCTCATATTCTACTATAGTATTATTTAATGTAGATTGTTTTAGCCTATTTGCATCTGCCTCAGCTTTAGCCCCTATTTCTGTTACCTTTGCTTTAGATTCTGCATCTACTTTATCTTTTTGTGCTTTTATTTTTGCAGTTTCTAATTCTATTTTTTGTTGCTCTAATTGTTGTTGTGCGTTGATTCTATCTTGTATAGCCTTATTAGTTTGTCCATCTACATTTATTCTTGTAAAATTGACACTATCAATAACTATTCCATATTCTTTAAATCTTTCTTTAGAATACTCATATAATTCTTTATTTAAATAACTTCTTTTTTCTCCATAAATATCTAACACTGAAAATTTAGAAGATACTTCTGTAGCATACGCTTTCATCTTACCTTTTATAAAATTCTGTTCGATTACTTTCCCTTTTTGACCTTTAAATCTTGTAAATGTTTTTGGTAATTGTTCATTATCAAAATGATAGGAGAACTCGAGATCGATGTTAAGTACTTTCCCATCTTTACTTGGAATTAAGAAACTATCATCATCTTCTGATCCTTCTTTTTTGTCTTTACTTAAAAAAGCTTGTTCAGTAGCAACTGAATACTCTACAACTTTTTTAAATGGAGATATTAAATGCCAACCTTGTCCCAATGTTTTATCCTCTACACCCCCATTCATACTATAAACAACACCTACATATCCTGCCTTGATTCTTTCTGTTGATTTAAATATAGTAAATACTCCTCCTACAACTAATATTCCTGCTATTAAACTTGATAAAAACTTCTTATTCATTATTATTTATCCTCCTCATTATCTTTAAATATTTTATTTGAAATTGCTTTTGTTAAATCTACCAACTTGCTGCATATAGGTATTAATGATATAAAGGCAATAATTGCTATCAAAAATACAATTAAATAGAAAACTGGATTCATTCTAACCACTTCCTCATTAAATTATTTCATTATAATATGGGGTCTATATACCATTTTCCTTCCGCAATAACCTTTCTCATAAATCCATCTGAACAGTCTCTGCTAAAACCATTGTGAAAAATTTCTTTTAACGTATGATATTTAGTAAAAAATGGGTCATTCAGTACTAGATAATGTTTTACTTTAACTTTTTTATCCGTATTTAATACAAGCTTAAAATCTACAGGTTTTTCAACTACTTCCCATGATTCATTCGTTTTTAACTCTATATTGCTAGTTTCTTCTCCAAATTCATAAAATTTTATATCGCCATTCTTATTTTTAACCGTCCATCCACTCTGATTTTTAAATTCTAAGTATGGATTTTCTGTTATTTCCATAATCATTCTCCATGTTAAATATGTATGTTTACCATTGCACACAATTCAATCCTCCTTTAATAAATTATTTTATATATAAAGTTGCATTAGCAATTTTATTTTCTTTATTATTAATTAACCATTCTCCTGTAACGTTTGGTATAAATACATCAACTTTACATTCTGTTTTATCTTCATTTAGCCATTGTATTGCTCCACCTGAATCTACTACTTTATAATTACCCATACCTTCTATATTTAAAATACTTCCATATGTAATATCTTTAGGCATAGCACAAACTTTCATATTGTGTGATGTTAAATTCTTGCCTTTTTTATCTAATTGCCCACCTTCTAAATCATTGTCAATATTTGTATAATATGTCACATATACTTTTATTGATTTAATTTGTCTACCGCCTGACAAATCACCTCCTCTCGATAATCTAGCTTTTTTTAATTGTTCATTTTTATTTTTTAAATTACTTACACTATTTTCTAAGTTCTTTATTTTCCTATCTTTTTCGCTATTTGTGTTTTCTATGTTTTTAATCCTTATGTTCTTATTATCAATCTCTTTTGTTAATGTTTTATTTCTAGTTTGCTCTTTCTCAATTGTCTTTTGTTGAGTATGTATTTGTTGTTCGTTTTTATTCTTATTATGTAGTAAATACATATTACTTATAGCTAAAATACAAATAATAGCTAATAATCTTTTTGATTTCAAACAATCATCCTCTCTTTTTTCTAGTCATCATCCCTCCAACCACAATTGGGACACTTTCTATAACTTATTAATTGATTACATTCTGTGCCAAAGTGTTCAAGTCTTTCAGTATCTCTCTTTGTTATTACAATTAATTCCTCATTGCATTTAGGACATCTGCCATTATTAAAATTATAATCTTCAGCATTAGACTCTATCCCTTTTAAATTTTGTTCTAATTCTTTTATTTTATTTTCTTTTATTAAAGTTAAGAAATCTGTTGCAAGTTCATGTAATAAATTTAATCCATCATCTTTTAAATACATTTCTGGATTATGAAATATGTCTTTAAACTCATTAAAATAAATGCTTCCTTTATTCAATCTCTCTCAACCTTTCTATTTAATATTACCAAATTATTTTATATTAGTCAAGCATATGTATTTGTTTTCTAAATTATTTTAAATCTGCATAAACACTATGTATAGTCTGAGGTTTCTTATAATCTTTATGTAAATCTAATCTTTTACTTTTAATTAACTCCTTAAAAGGCTTACAAAAATACTTATTATTATCATCTTGATAACAGCAATTGTCTTCTATGTCATGTTCTATTATTTCTCCTATTCTCCTATCTTCCCAAAGAAAATTACTAATCTGGTTTACTTCTTTTTTAGATTTACATAATATATATAATGTTAATTGCTTCTCGTTTTTACCTGTTGTTTCAAATATTTTGTTCATTATTTTTCACTCATCCCTTTTCAGTTTTATGTATTTGTTTTAAAATTATTTCATAATCATTTCTTCCAAAATTTCCACTTAAACTTCTTTTTCTCTTTGTTTGCAAAGTAATCACTTTGTAATCTTCCTAATTCTGATTTTAATAAATCATTATACTCTTTTAAACTTTCTACTTCTTTATCTAGTAATTCATTTTCTTGTTTTATGATATTACAATAATTTTCCACATCTGCTTGTCCTCCAAGATAACCTAAAAGCCATAAGGCAGTACATAATAGATTATCATCACACATTTTTAATTCTAATTTAGGTATTTTATCTCCATTCTTGTATGTTTTATTTTCTTTTAACTGAACAATAACTTCTACTTTATTGAAAGTTTCTTGATTATTTATATTGCCATAAATTTTATTATCTATAATTGCTAAAGCTTGACCTTCCACTAAATCACAATCGGTTTGACATATGTAATGTTCATACTCAAATAAATCATTATAATAACCTTCGTAATCACTTTTAGGATTAAATAAATCTATTTCTGTATCATCTTCTTTTTCTAACTTATTTAATTCATTAGTTAATTGATTAAACCATTCCTTATCTTTTGTTTCCAAAGCTAAATTAATCATATCTTTAAGAAACTCTTTATCTTGAATATCTGATATTTTAATCACCTTCTTTTAATGTTGTTTTGGTGGTGGCGGAGGTGCTGGAGCATTTGTTGGAGGGACTGTTTTAACGTTATCTTGATTATTTAGGATTATATTGGTTTTATTTTTATGTTCACAATCTTTTATCTTAACTTCCATTAAAGCCGATACCCCTTTTATTATTGCAATTATTATATATCCAAAAATTTTTATTAACCCCAATGGTAGAGTTATGATATTTACAATTATATCTCCTATGTATATACCTTGATATTTTTTGCTTTTCTTATGACTACTCCAATCTTTTTGAATATCTTTGCAGAGGACTAAATACCACATTAAACCACATAGAGTAGCAAGTCCATTTAAAAAAGGATTTTGCATAAAACAATCATATAGCATTTTAAATTTAATCACCTCCTAAACTTTTGATAAAAGAATCATTTTATTAAATTGTTTTTAAAATAGTCTTCAACCATGCCTCGTCTTATTACTTTATCAAATTGAACAATAATATATAGTAAATACTTATCTAAATAAGGATTTAATTGCATCATACATTCAAGGGGTATTCCATAATAGGCTTCTGCTATGCCCCCTGCTATACAGGCTTGAGTATCAGTATCTCCACCTAGACTAACAGCTTTTCTAACAACATCTTCATATGATTTCCCTTCAAGAAAACATATAATTGATTCTGGTACACTTCCTTGACAAGTTTCATCGAAAAAATAACTTGATCTTATATCTTTTATGCTTTTATTTAAATTATAATCGAAGAACGTTTCTATAAATTCTTTAATTATCTTTTTAGGAGTTTTCATTCTTGCTAAATAAACACAAGCTGCTATAGCAGAAGCCCCTTTAATTCCTTCTATATGATTATGTGTTGCTATTGCTGATTCTTCTGCTTTATCCATTACAGTTTTTAAATCGTTGTATAGCCATCCTATAGGACTAACTCTCATAGCTGAACCGTTTCCAAAACTATTATATGGTTTAGCATTATCAGATTCTAACCAATTTCTAAATGAATTACCATAACTGCAATTAGGATATTGATTTCCCCACTCTTTATATGCTTGTTCAAAACTTTTATTATTTAAGATTGCATCTGCTGTAGCTATAGTTAAAACTGTATCATCTGTAAATTCACATTTTTTATCAAATAGTTTAAAATCTTCTGACTTGTTATTCCTAAGTTTACTAAATTCAAATCTTGAACCTATGATATCTCCTAATATAGCACCTTTCATAAAAGCCCTCCTTTTTTATTAAATTATTTTTGATATATTTTAGCTTTTATTCAGTTCTAATTTAACCAAATTAACTCCCAATCACTATCCTTATAAATAGCTTCTAAGCCTTTTTTATCATCATCAAACCAATTACCATATTTAATTTCATTATATCCTTTGTGATGTTGTATTAGCTTATATTTTGCTTTCATATATCCTGCTTCACAAAAGTCTAAAGCTGAATCCTCTTTTTTACCTTTTTCAATAACACCCTTTTTAACCATTTCTAAAACCAAATCCTCTTCAAAACAATCACTATCATACCAAGGCATTTTTAAAGTGTATTTATAAATAGCTTTAACTAAATTATGTCTCTCACAAGCATTCTTCAAGGCTTCATAGAACAATCCAGTTCCCTCTATTTGACCATAAAAACTATAATAAGTTTCATTTTCATAGTTAAGTTGTGATCTATTATGCTTTTTATTATATTCAATATCTCTTTTAATTATTTCTTCTTTAAAAGTTTGTAAAAACTCTTTAGTTAGTAGTTTTCTTTTCCTATTAGGTAATTTAAAGTAATTTGAAATACCCCATCCTATATTCCCTTTTGTTCCCATATCTCACTTCTCTCCTTCATTAAACTATTTCATCATATTTTTTTCCCACATAGCTAAATATACGTAATTCCAACATCTTTTATACAGATATCAGCTCCTTTATATATCCTTACTCTATTATATCATTAAACTCATTAAACCCTTTCCCAAATATATTGTTTATCTCCCATTTTCATATTCCTCCAATTTTTTATAAAACTCACTCAACTTAATTTCAACAAATCCTTCAGGAGTTTTCGTTTCTTCATTTATTTTATGACTATCTAATTTAACATATAGGTTATCTCCTACTTCAAATTGACTTAGTCTATATCCACCTAAAGATAAATTATTAGGAGATTTAGATTCAAAATAATCACCTATTCTTGGTTTTAATAAATTTATAATTATCTTATTATCTATACAATACTGTGCAAATTCTTTACCTATTTTACTATTCTTTTTAAAACTACATAAGCCATATTGGTCTGGTTTACACAATGATTTACTTAGTTTTTCTTTATCTTCATCGGTTGGTATTATTGATAAAGAAATATCTCCCTTATCTTCTTGTAAAAATGGTTTGTTACAACACCCATCGCCACATAAATAATATCTTTCTGCTTGTATATTATTTTTATCTAAAAAGCTAAAAACAAATTTGCTCTGTTCTTTATCAGGTTGTATGTATTTCAGTACGTCTTTATAGTATTCACTTGATTCTTGTACTAAATATGCTTTTTCCATTATAATCTCTCCCTCATTAAATTGTTTTATATTACTATAAAATTCTTATTTTATATCATTTTTAGCCTCTACAACCGTTGGTATCACTGGGCTGTGGAAATGATATTTTTAAGTTTTGGTCATTTTTCATAAAACGCTCATATATTGAACAGAAAATTATTTTTCTGATTTTTGAAATTTTTCTGTTACAGATTAATATATGAACTTATATAATATTTGGGTTTAATTCATCCATAATATTTTCTATTACCAAATTAAGATTTTGTATAGCATCTTCTATACATCCTTTCATATCTAATCCTTCTAATTTTCTTTTATTAGATTTTAAATTTTCTAAAATAGTTTGTAATTCTGTGTTTTTATCTATATCAACTGTTTCCTTATTTTCTAATTCATCCATAGCAATATTAGCTAATTCATCTGCTCTTTCATTCAATTCTATTCCATCATGTCCTTTGCATTTATTAAAAGTTACATTTTTAAACTGTTTTGTTAATGCTAATATTTGTTGCCATAATTCTTTATTTTCAACTGGTTTTTTTTTAGAGTTAACCCAATTCTTTTTAATCCAACCGTTAATCCAACTATTCATACCATTTACTAAGTAAGCACTATCTGAATGTATTTCAATGTTACATATAGATCTTACATCCCTTTTAATTGCTTCTAAAGATTTAATGCAAGCTGTCAATTCCATCTGATTATTTGTTGTGTTAACTTTATTTCCGTATATCTCTTTCTTATTATCTGTACCATTTTGAGTTAAAATAGCACCCCATCCACCAATATTATTTTTACTTTGGTTTCCTCTGCAACCGCCATCACAATAAATTATAATCATATTCTTCATTAACTATACTCCTCTCTTTAGATTACAGGTTTTATTCCCTTTAACCTGTAATCCTATTTTACCAAATTATTTTATATTTGTCAAATAGTTATTTCTTTTTTATTTAAATCTATCAATAAGCCTTTTAAAAATGTATTACGTTGTAATTCAGCACTCTGTTTTAGTGCGTAGTTTATAGTTTCTGGTAATGCTATATGATAACATTTTTCTTTTGCTCTAGTTGCTCCTACATACATTAAGTTTTTATTTAATGTCCATTTATGTGATACAGGGGTAACTAATATTACATTTTTGACTCCTGATCCTTGACTTTTATGAATACTAATAGAATAAGCTAATTGTAATTGTTCTAAATCCTCTTTAGCATACAAAATCATATCCCTTTTATATTGTACATATATTTTATTATAATCTATATTTCTAATAATACCTATTTCTCCGTTAGTAATTGTTACTTCTTCATAATTTTCATTTAATGCTTTATAATTATTTTTCACTTGCATTACTAAATCATTTTGTCTGAAAATACTATCACCATATTTTATATATTTTATATCTTCTTTATAAGGATTAAAATTTTCCTGTAAAGTTTTATTTAAATCTATTGTTCCATTTTCATTTATATTTTTTGCACATAACACCATAATATCTATAGGAGAATTACCTTGTTTTAATAAATTTTGATAAATCCCTACTACATAATCTTTAATATATTCATCCTCTGTTGGGATAAAAGAATAATCTCCTCTTTCTCCAAAAACTTGTATATCATCATTCTTATCGTCTAAATATTTTTCACCTAATCTAATTTTAGTTGCTACTTGTAATAAGCCACCTTCACCATATCTAAAAACTTGAGTCAATCTTGTCAAAGGTATGATACCACTATTTATTAAATCATAAGCACAATTTCCACAACTTACAGAAGGTAACTGTGCATCATCTTGAACAAATACAATTCTTGTCTTGTTAAAATCTATAGCTTCAAGCAAATATTTCATTAGGCTTATATCTGTCATGCCATTTTCATCAACTATTACAACATCTACATCTAATTTGTTTTCTTTATTATATCCCCACCCATAAGCAGGGTTATAATCTAGTTTCCTATGTATTGTTCCAGCATCTCTATTAGTATATTCACTTAAAACAATTGCTGATTTTCCTGTAGGTGTCATTAAAACATAAGATAAATTGTTATCATCACATAAATTAATAATAGCTTGAGTGCAAAAACTTTTACCACTTCCTGCATTTCCAACTAGTAAGCTTATATTACTACTACAAAAATTTTTTAATACTCCTTGTTGTTCTTTTGTAAGATTATTTCCATCAATTCTATAATATTTAGAATAATCTATTATAAGTTTTCTATTATTTTTTAAAGCAAATATTATAGCTCTAGCGATATATAATTCTTTTTCATAAGTATACTTCCATGCAATTCTTCTTTTAGAATCAAAATATATATCGTCATCCTTTAACCCATCTATTAATAACTCAATACTTTCAGGTACTAATTTATAACATTTATTATATAGTTCTTGTAGATCAATCCATGTATTTCCCTCTTTTTCATTTTCATTTAAACAAAATTTTATACATGCTTTAATTCTTTGTGTTGACTTTTTTAACTTTTTATTTTTCTCAATAGATAATATTAACCCATCTGCTTTAGTAAAAGATATCCCATTTAGCAAACATAATGTTTCATAAGGGTCTTTCATCATTTTTTCTTTCATTATTTCTACTGATGCAAATTTATCGTATAATTTTTTTGCTAATGATATTGAAATATTGTATTCTTTAAATTCATTAATAAAATCTATCAAATGAAAATTTTCTGTAATTTTCCTCTTAACTACTTCAAAAGTTTTTTCTTTAATTCCTTTTGTCTTGTTTAAATCAATATCATCTAAGTCATTATTTATAACTTTATCTATAATATTGGGATATACCTCTAATAGTACCTTTGCTTGTTTTTCGGTCAAAACCTCTTTGAGAAATCTTTTAACTTGTGTTTTAGTTTGAGGTTTTTCCCTTAATACATTCAAAACTTCGTATCCATATTTATTCTCTTTTCCTTCTATAGAATATTCAACTCCTAGAGTTAGTTCGTGTATATCTCCAGAAATCGATACATTTCCATATTTGTTATATTTAATATTTTTATTTTTATCTATAGGTGTTACTGCATATATTCTAAAATTTTCATAATTACCTATTTCTTTTTCTATTATTGCTTTAAATTTAATAATCTCTTCCAACCTATCACCCTCTTTAAAAAGTATTAAATAACAAATATATTAATCATTTAATACTCTCAATGCTTTTAGTTTATTAGACCTACCATTCTCATAGTATTCCGCTCTAAAGAATCCATCCCCTACATATCCGTTTAAAACTATTTTATCTCCTCTTTTTAAATCCGAAGCAACTGTGTTATACAATATATCACCTAATTTGCATATTACTATCCCACTATTGGTTAAAAGAATTATTTCTCTATGTTTTTTTATTTTACCTGTTAATGTTCCCATTATAATGTATAATTGTTTTTTCTTATAATACCCAACTTTCCTCATATTTAAATTTGGAATATCTTTAAATTCATCTACTCCATATTTATCTTTTACTGTTTTTAACCATGAGTCTTGAAAATAAAAACTTGTACTTTCAAACTCTAAATCTGCATCATCTTGATTTTTTCTATAATTCAAATAATCTTTAATTACTCTATTTTTATTTATTTCTTTAGTATACTCCTCTGAATTAATTTTTAAGTTTTCTTTTAATAATTTTAAATATTTATCATATTGTTTTGTATATTTATTTTTTATTATCTTTAATTTATTGTTTTCAATCTCATAAGTATCTTCATCATATAAATTTTTATATGATGTTATTATTTCATCATCTATATATAAATCTAATATATTTTTTTTCTCTAATAAAGTTTTATGTAGTTTGTAAATTCTTTTTTCTTTACCAAATTGGTTTTTATCTAATAAGTTATTTTCAAATAATTCAACTATATTTGTTGTAGAAACCTTTGTTATTAATTTTGCACTATTATAAAATATCTTGCCTAATAATAAGTCTCTTGCAGGTAAATCTTCATCATTATTTTCCATTGGTAAATTATCAAAACATCCACTATTAACTAAACTAATTAATGCAGATTTATCAAATTTGATCTCATTTTCTTGTATATCAAATACATTTTTATCTAAGAAATCTTGAAACGATATATATGGTCTATTCAATATTATTTGCTTTACAGTAGGTTCTCCAACATTATTTAATGAACCTATTCCATATAATATTGAATTATCATATACCTTAAACCCTAAGTCAGATTCATTTATATCTGGATGAGATATTTTAACACCTAATTCTTTACATTCTGTCAAATATTGAGATATCTTCATATTATCATTTGTTAAACTTAACAAAGATGTCATGAATTCCAATGGATAATGACATTTTAAATAAGCAGTATAATAAGTTAATAATGCATAACTTAATCCATGAGATTTATTAAAGCAATATTCACCAGCAGATTCTATAATATCAAATATCTCCCTTGCTTGTGCTTCGGTTAATCCATTATTAACACATCCCAGTATATTTCTATTTTTATCACCAAATATAAAAGCTTCTTTTTGTTCTAATATATATTTCATATCTTTTTTTCCTATTCCTCTGCGGACTAAATCAGCATGGGCGAAAGAAAACTTAGCTAACTTTTGAAGTAAAAACATAATTTGCTCTTGATAAACTATTATTGAGTAAGTTTCATTTAGAATATCCTTCATATCATCATGATAATAACTAATTAATTTAGGATTATTTTTAAATTTAATATAATCATCTAAAAATTTAATTGATGCTGGTCTATATAAACTTATTCCTGCACAAATATCCATTATATTTTTAGGTTGAAGTTGCATAAAAAATTTAGTCATGTTATATCCTTCTAGCTGAAACACACCATATAAATTACCTTTAGCTAAGAACTCATAGGTTGCTTTATCATCTAATGGTAATTTTTTAACATCATAATAATCTTTGCCTATTTTGTTCATTGTGTCACTTATTATTTGAAGAACTTTTGTAGATAGCAAGTCCATTTTTACCATGCCTAATTCTTCTGCTATCTTTTTATCAACTTGCAATAAAGTTTCTCCTTCTTCCCCCTTCATCATTCCACAATACTCATATATTGGTTTTGAAGTTATAACAGTTCCACAAGCATTTATAGATAAAGAACGAGGTCTACCATCAAATTCTTTAGCTAATTCAATAACATCTGAATACACTCCTATCAAATCCAATAATTTTTTGTTATTCCTTGAATTTTCAATTGATTCATCTATTGTATCTTGTGTCATAAATTCAGCAAGTGCCTCCATATCTTTATGTGGTTTCCCTAAGCACCTTCCTGCATCCTTTACAGCTACTTTTGGTGTAATATATGTAAAATTGATTATTTGAGAAACCTTATCTTCTCCATATTTACTTTTAATATATTCAAAAACCTCACATCTTCTATTTGATTGAAAATCTGAATCTATATCAGGCATTGAAATTCTTTCTTTATTTATGTATCTTGAAAACAACAAGCCATAAGGAATAGGGTCTATACCAGTTATATTAAGTAAGTGATTAACAAAGCTACCTGACGCACTTCCTCTACCATCTGCAACAGCTATACCTTGCTTTTTTGCCCATGATACATAATCAGATATTATTAAATGATATCCTAAAAATCCCATATCTTTCATTGTATTATATTCTTCAAGCATTCTATCTTTATATTCTTGAATAGGTCTTCCTACACCAAATTCATCATAAACCATATCATTTTTTATATTTGGTTCTATTTTTTTCTTCCAACCTTTCATAATTAATGATTGAAACCATTCTTCTTCATTTTTATATTCTTTTGGAATTGGTATATGTGGTAATTCAGGTTCTCCAAATTCAACCTTTCCATTACATATATCTGCTATTTTATTAGTATTCTCTAGTCCTATTGTGATTTCTTTTTCTGTTAATCCAGATAATTTCATAATATCATATATTTCATCAACAGTATGTATATAACAATCATCATATATTTCTGCAAGATTTTCTATATCTTGATTATCTCTATTTATATTTACAAAATAAGCATGTGATGTTTGTTTTTCTTTAGATGTATAGTGATTATCATTAGTTATAATATAAGGTGTATTTGTTTCTACAGATAACTTTTTTATTAATTTATTATATTTTATTTGGTTTTCACTTGCATGAACTTGCATCTCTAAATAAAAATTATCTTTGAATACCGATTTATATTCTTCTACAAATTTTAAACATTTGTTATAATCATTTATAAATTTACCTAGCTTACTCCCTAGACAAGCAGAAGATACAATCAAATCCTTTGCATATGGCTTTAGTTGCTCTAAATCAATTCGTGGTTTATAGTAAAATCCTTCAAAATTTGATTTTGTTATTAGTTCGTGTATAGCTTGTATACCCCTTTGATTTTTTGCAATAGCAAGAAAGTGAAAATATTTATATTCATTGTTTTTTTCTAAATGATTAAACGCTTCATAAAATTCAACACCATATAAAATCTTTATTTCTGGAAAATCTTTTTGTAGTTTAGCATAATAATAAAACGAGAATTCATTTCCATGATTAGTTGTTGCTACAGCTTTTAATCCTATGTCTTTACATCTTTGTAATATCTCTTTTGGTGAAGAATGCCCATCTAATATACTAAGAAAATCATGTGAATGTAAATTAGAATAAGTATTAATTCTATTCATTAAATCCCTCCTTGTAAAATTAATTATCAAATTATTTTTATTTAAATAAACTATCTAAATTCATTTTAACTTTCTGTTTATCGTTAAATAAATCATTTATTGATTTTTCCTTCTTTTCCTTTTTAAATTTGTCTTTATTTTCATTTTTATATTTTATTAAATGAATGCAATTTGGACGACCACATAAATTAAAACAGAAATAACTTGTCTTATCCCCTATTTCTACAGGAGGATAATTTTTTTCTATTTGATCTATCCCCTCAATCTCATCAACTGTATCCTTAATCCATTGGATACAATCCTTTATTATTTCATTATCATACTCATATTCTAAAAAACAATCTTCAATCCAATATTTCTTTTGTAATTCTTGTGGTAATAAATTTAAATTATTCTCATTTATTATCCTACCTGCTTTTAACTCTGCTTCAATGGTATCCATACCATCATTTATAAAGTCATTCACTATTTTTTTATGAAAATATTTTGCACTATCCTTTCTATCTTTCATTGATTTTTTAACCTTAGGTGGATTGTTCTTACTTCCTTTTGTCATATAACAACAATATACATATTTAAGCATTGTCCAACCTATTTGACTAACATTTACTCCTATAGCTTGTTCAACTCCTAGTTTGTATATTGTCAATTGTTTACCTGCTTTTATAAGCTTTTCTTTATTGAATTTTGAGCTTGTTTTCCAATCATTTATAATAACAGATTCAAAATTTCCATCTTTATTATAAACAGGTATTATACTATCTATTTTCATTTGTATCCATATGTAATCTCTGTCTTCTTTAGGGTTTTCTTTTCTAGGTATTTTATATAGGATAAAATATTCTGTTTTCATTTCTGTTTTCATTATTTTATAATTATTAAAGAAATGCTCCATATTTTTTAAATAATTTATTTTTGTTGTTGGGGGATTTTCTGGAAACTTAATACCCATTTCTTCACATTCTTGTATTTGTTTTTTGAAATTATTTTGTATATCTTTTAAATTGCCTTTATGATTATATATATTCTCTAATCCATCATGAACAACTGTACCTATTTTGTTATATATATTATCCCTAGATTTGTTATGTAATATGTAATTTTGATAATAATTATATTTGCACTCATGCCATGTTGTAAGCTTACTATAACTATAAACTGGAATATTTTTATCAAATAATTCTTGTAGTTTATTTCTCATATCTTGTTCTGTCATTTAACCCCTCCTTGTATTTTTAAACCCAAAATATATTTTCATCTTGTATACATTTATTCCATACATCTAAGCCTTTATCTGTTGGACTCTCTTTATCTTTTAATATTTCATCATTCATAACAAATCCAACTTTTCCACTTATTAAACAACTCTTACTTTTTAATTTCTTACATTGATCTGCATTAAATTCATCTGGTATATCATTGTCCATACAAGTAACTATATCCACCTTTAATGAGATTAATATATCTCTTTGTACTGGAGATATATCATGTGAACCTATAGCCACTACATTTCTAACTCCAAAACTACATGCTTGTAATACAAACTTTTCTGATTCACCTACATAAACTCTGCCTTTTTGTATTATATATTTATAATTCTGATAAAATCCATATAATAATTGACTTTTAGGAAAGCTTAAATTTTCAATAGGCAACCATTTACTAATATTATTTTTAGTACAATATTCAGCATCTTTATTATACCTACCCATTATACCAACTATCTTACCATTTATATCTCTCCAAGGTACTATAATTCTTTCACTATAATCATCAAACATAATATCAAATTCTGTTTGTATATCATAATTAATACCATCATTATAAAACCTAATATTTCCTTTATTAATAAAATCATTTAAAATATTATCATCATAATATTTTAAATCTAACCTTTGATACTTTTTATTCCTTTTTATTGATGAAAAAAAACCTCCAAATGCTTTCTTTCTTTTAATTGTATTAACTTCAAAATTTGAATGATATTTAATACCTATACTATTACAACATATTTTAATAGCTTGTGATAAACAACAATTTTTTAATTCCATTATTAAAGTTAATATGTCTCCTTTTACTGGTACTAAATCATAAATCCTAGAAGTTAGATTATCATCAAACTTTACAACTACCCTTGTAGGATTTTTATCACTCATATCCTTTGCACATCTAAATTCATTTGGGTACTTAGTTATTCTATCACAACCTATGTCTTGTAATATTAACTTTATATTATCAACATCTTGTACAATAGTTTCTTTTAATTGTTTTATATCCATAGTTATCACCTAATTTATTAATAATCCTGCTTAACAGTGCAATAGCCAATACACCTCCAATGATTAAAATCAAGGTTACTTTGCCATAATAATTGAAAATCTGATTTACCATATCTATTTTTATCAAAAAACATTATTGTATATACTTTTGTTGGGTCTAATTTTATTTCTTCTTCTTCTCCAGTATCTTTATTGTATCTATAAGGTTTAATATAATATTTACTTTTTTCATCTAATTCATCTTGCCATACTCTACGCATCATTAATATTTGTCCACATACTTCCTTAATTGCTTTAGCCTTTGCTAATGCTCCTATGTTCAAATATCTTTGTGTTATAGTAGAACCTGCTAATTGTGCAGTAGCTATAAAACGTACATTTAATCCTCCCATTTCTTTAGGCTTTACTATCTTAAACAATTCCTTAGATTCTTCTGTGAATATTGCATGTGCATTTGAGGCTGATTCATCTTCTGGTTTCCATGTGTCAAGAATAAATGTTGTTTCTTCATCTAACCTCATCATTTTTTTTGTTATTTTTTTTAATGTTCTAACTGAATAATCTTCAAGTGGATATAATATTAAATTATTTTCAAATTGTTCTAACCAATCAGCAGCCATATTTAATGTCTTTAATTCTTCTTCTGTAAAACCACCCATATTCATTCTATTTCTTTGTATCCATTTTGCCTGAATATCGTGTCCTAAAAATCCATTACTAATGATTGATGGCAGTAGCATACTTCTCCATGCATCTTCTGATTGTTCGTTTATAAGTAATACAACCTTATTACCTCTTTTTATTAAAGGAAGTACATACATTGGTATTATTGAAGATGTTTTACCTATTCCTGAATGTGCGGTATGTAATAAAATATTCCCTCTATGTACCCCTGCCAATCTATAATTAAATATAGGTTCATCTATATCAATTCCTTTTTCTAATCCTTTGTTAGCCCTTTGAATATATTCCCTATTCCCTTTAGCTAAATCTACTGGTTTAGTTACACTTGTAGCTTTTAGAAATGTATCATTAACCATATAATCATGCCAATCATAAACTTCACTAGATGTCATTTTCTCAAATTTATTTAAATTATCTAATACATTAAATCCTTTAATATGTAATCTATTTAAAGCATTAAACTTTATCAAAGTATCTAAATAGGCTTCAAAGTTTTCAGCATTAGTATTTTGCAAGTCTTTAATAGTCATAATTCCACCATATTCTTCAAACATTTCAGATAAAGCTTCTTTCCCACTCAGATATGCTTTTATAGACTGCTCGTCTATAGATTTAACACCTGTTTTGGTTATTTCCAATCCCAATCTATAAAACAGCCTTCCATCCTCTGTTAAAAAATCATTCTCTTTTAATACATCTTTGCAATCATTATATAAATCATTATTATTATATAAACATCCTATTACACATCCTTCTATTATTCCTCTATTCTCTAGTAATTCTAATGGCAATATATTATTTGCATTATCTAAGAATCTCAATCCTATTTCATCTAATCTCTTTTGTTTATATTCATTATAAGATTTCTCATATTGTGCTTTTATTTCTAAATATTCCATTTATAAAACATGCCCCCTTCTTACAGCTCGTCTTCCTCCAAAAATTTACTAATTCCTTTCTGTTTATGTTCCTTATTAATTAAAAGATTATTATCTGTTAAATTTTTGTTATGTTTTATAAATTCTTTTTCTTCTTGCATTAAATTATTTTGCCTTTTCCTTATCTGTGAATTTTCTTTTTCCTGAAAATATATGTAATTATCATTGATATTGTTCTCAATTATTGCCATCATGTAATTAATTTTATTTCTTTCATTTTTAAATTGTTTGTTATTAAAAACCCATTCTATTTTATCTGATTGAGATAAAAATGTATCTAATATAACTTCATATTTATAACCTTCTTTTGATTTTACAACCCTTCCAATCCCCTTTTGCATCACAGTACCATTTCTTAAATCTTGTAACCTTGTAATTAAATAATTAGGTAATAATTGTTCATTTGTATATCCTAATATTATTTTGATATGATTATATAATTCATCAAACCATTTTAATTCATTAGATTTAAACTCCATTAAATCATCATATTCTTTTTCACATTGTTTATGTATCTTTGTTTTTTTTTCTTTACCTTTTGAATTTATATCTATTTTAATTATTAAATCTTCCTTTTTTATAGCTTCTCCACAATATTTACACTTTGGTAGTCTTGGCAATCCTATCCCTCCTTTTTATAAATAAGAGGGATTTTAAATCCCTCTTTATACTTATGAAATTAACTCATACATATTTTCTACTATTTCTCTATGTGATTCATTTAACTCATCTAAGGATTCTATTTCTGCTTCTTGTACATATTCTTGCATCTTTAGTTTAGCACCATCTCCCAAATCTCCAAATCCTTCCTTGATTTTAGAAACCATATCTTCTATTGATGCTTTTTTAGTATATTCTTTAGCTTTTTCCTCTGATTCTTTTTGTTGTTTTTTAGCCATTTCTTCTATTTCTTCATTGGATACAGTTTTTAGTATAGATGATTTAACACCTTGTCCAAAAGCTTTTAAATAATTTTCTACTGAATATGATAATTTCGTAGGTAAATCTGTAAACCTACCCCCACAATCTATTGCTCCATCACTTCTAAAATGCATATTTACTTTGCTTTTTGCTGTTCTTTTCTTTGCATCTTGTATAGAATCATTTACTTCTTTTTCAACTACTAAATATGTAATCATATCCGCCATATCTTCAAAAACATTTGCATAATCATTCGTTAAATTACAACTTAATTGCATATATTCTTGTTCTTCACCTAATACAGCTCCTGTATTTTTCTTTTTAAGTTTTGTATGTCCAATAAGAAATAAACCATATCCTCCATTGTGTAATCTATCTAAAGAATTTCTCATTAAATCAATACAATAATCTTTTCCTCTATTAAATCCTCCAAATGCTTCATTAAGTGTTTTAACTATTTTTCCATCTTTCTTTTTGGAATCTTTCAATGTTTTATCTCTAGCCATTTTAAAGAAATAATCTATAGTATCTATCGCAATAAACCTATAACTTATTTTTTCTCTATCTTCTACAAATTCTTCTACATAATCCTCCCAATCATCCCAATCTTCTATTTTTTCAGCATGTAAACCATCTAGTGCTTTAAACCCATTTTCAAAGCCTGCTAAAAATCCTTTTGACATATCACCATCATAATGCTTATGTACTAAATCTCTAAACAAAGTTGATTTACCAGTCTTTTTTTCTCCTAGTATTAAATGAATATAGTCCTCTAATCTTACTTTTACCTCTACAGGTTTAACATTACTTAATCTTCCCATGTAACAAACTCCTCCTTATATATTATAGAATTACTTTATATTCACAAATCGACTTATTTAAACATAGCATCAAATGATTTTGTAACATCTGATTTTAATTTTTCTTCTTTCTTTTCTTGTTCTTCTTTGATTTCTTCTTTTACTTCGTTTATTTTATTTTCTATTGTTGGTGGTATTAAATCTTCTACTGTTAAATCTTCCATCAATGTTTTATTTTCTTCGCCTAAAGGCATAACTAATTTTAATTCCTTTATTTTATCACCTACTGAACTACCTCTCATTTGCTTTATAGCTTGTTCAAGAGTGATAAAACCTAATTTAACTCTTTTTTGAAGGTCTTTTGATAAATCCTTTTCTGTTAATTCTGCTTCTTCATTACCTTCAAATATTAAATATCTCCATTGAGTTAAATACACTTTTTCTTTCTTAGCACTTTCAAATACATCTACTAAATACTCTACTCTTGCTTTTATATCTTCATTTTCCCAATCAACATTTGGACTTGAAAAATCTAATATGTAATTTACAGGAACAGGAGTTATTACTTTGTCATTATTTTTATAAGTTCTATGTCCTTGTATATAATATTTTTTTGATTTCTTAAAATCAGATTTGTCAAACCCATCTTTTTCAAAATAAAAATTAGTTGTTCCCTCTGCTGTGTTTTCTTCATCATCTTTAGCTACCCTTATTTGATCTATTATTCTATTAAATCTAGTTTTTAATTGATTATCATGCTGACTTATGTATTGATTTATTTCAGTATGTCCATATATGTATATTTTTTGACCATTTTTGAGATGTTTTTTAACATAATCTATAGCATCTCCAGCAAATATAAATTCTTTGTTTTTATAAATTATTTTTCCATCCTCATCTGTTTTTGGTTGGCTCACTATATTACCATTCCCATCATCTACTCCAATGGTTTCAGGTTCTAATGATACTCTTATTCTATTATAATAAGGAACTTTATCTATCATTTCTTGTTCAAATCTCTTTTCAAATGGTATATTATCTTCTACCCATTTATCTTCTTGCATTTCTCCATTATATACCCAATTTTGTTTTTTATTAGGCTTGCCCTTCTTATCTAAACCTGTTTCATTCTTTGTTTTTTCTATTGTTTCATCTGACCAAAAACCAGCTTCCAACTCAACATATATCTTATTTAAATCTGAAACCTTTACTCCTAGATTTAATCTCTTCTTCATCCATCCATTCTTTCCTAATGGCTCTGTTTTAACATATCTGTCCATATCCTTATTAATCATTGCTTCTCCGATTAACACAAAGTTCTCCTTAACTTGATTTAAATTTGCCATATATGTATTTCCCCTTTCAATTTTCAAGAATATTTTATTAAATTATTTTATTTTAGTATTAATTTTTTATATTATAAGGTCTTTAAATATTGTATATCTTCTAATCTAAACATTTCAATTAAGTCCATATTGTTTTCAATAATAAAAGTATTACATTGAATATCAATTAGCTTACCTTTAAAACATTCTTCACTACATGTTTGTACTTTTATTATATGCCCTATATCCTTTTTAAAAGTATTTTCTCCAATCATTTTTATTTCCTTTCTTTAATTTTCTTTATAAGTCAGTTTGGATAAAATTCATGCTTTATCTACTTTGTATTTATAGGTGGACTATTCACTCTTTTAATCACTTTCCATCTTTGATTTGAAACTTTAATATGTATCACATCCTTTAATATTTTCTAGAGCTATCCCTAATTTATCAGCATTTATTGTAACTGTATCTACCCAATCTTTAATCTTATAAGTACAGTAAATAGTGTTTTTATAATTCACATATTCTTTTGGTACAGATATTTCTTTATTACCTTTTGTATCTATTTGTAGTATCTTAGCATTATCTTCAAATTCTACATAAACCTTACTATCTTTTAATGGTATATTTTTTAGAATTATAATACCATTTTTTATTAAATATTCTTCTTTAATAACATACATTTCTTCCAATCGTTGTTTTACGTCCATATCTCTTGTATCTTCTATTATGTTACTACACACTCTCTTTATTTCGTCTAAAGTAGTAATTTTTATTATTTTATTTTCAAAGTCTGAAATCACACATTTGTTATCGTTAATGTATTTAATTTTATATTTATTTTCTTGTTTATCTGTAATTAATAAGTCTTCAATGTCCATTTCAAACATTCCATTTGATATAACCATTTACTCACCTTCTCAATATTGTATCAAATTGTTTTATGTTTGCTTATTCTTTATTCATATGTACATTTATTAAATCATTGTTTGGGAAATATGTAGTGAACCCTTTAGCTTCTAAATACTTTTTCAGATTCATAAAATTTTCCTCGGTCTTTTTAAAGTCTCCATAGTTATTTATATCTAGCTCAAAATAGTCATCGTTCCTTTCTAAGCTCTTAATAAAGTCTTTTTCTATTTGTTTTAATAACTTTTCATTTTTCTTTTCATAATCTTCTTTAAATTTATCTTTTGCTTTCTTTTGAATGAAATTCAATTCCTCTAAGTTCAACATTTTTATTACCTCCTTATTTTATATCATTTAGTTTTTGTGTTGCTTTTAAATATTGTTTTATCTTAGCGTCATAATAGGTGATTTTCATTATTTTTACTCTACTTTCTCCTTTTAGTCGTTTTTCAGATTTTGTACCATCCTGTAAAATAACAGTTAACATATCATTTTCGATTTCTACTATTATATTTTCATATTTATTTTCTATTTCATTAAATGTTGTTGCTTTATATTCTTCTTTAGCTTTTCTAACTAATTCTATATCTTCTGGATTAACATATAAAGGATTTAATTCATCTAGTTGTATTAAGACTTTATCCATTCCTTCACAATACTCTAGGAATTTACATTCTTTATCTGATAATGATTTATATTCGCCATCTATTATTCTTATTACATCATTTTTGTTTAATTTTCTGATATCTGTAACTATTTCTTTTTTATTTTCCTTATTCATTTTTGACACAGTTTTATGATTAGTACTCTTATTATCTTCTTTATTAATTCTTTTTATCATATCATTTAGATCAATATGAAAAGTATTGTTAATTTTATTTTCTTTTGCTCGTTCCTTTGTATCTTTCTTCTTTCTTGAATCTTCTTGACTTGCATAGTTTTGATAACTATTTCTATCTTTCTCACATTCTTTTGTTATTTCTTCAAGTATCACATCTAATAAATTCATAACTTTAAATCCCTCCGTTTAATTAATTGTTGTTTTTCATTTATCTTACTATTTTAGTATATCATGTTATTTTAATCTTGTCAAATTGTTTTGTATTTGTGATATTTTTTAAGATAAATCCTACAAATCAATGCGTTTATCTTATAAATATATATTACCAAATTATTTTACATTTGTCAAATTCTATTTTTTATTAAATAGCTACCCATTTATTAACTATTATTGTCTCTTCTTTTTGTTCTACCATATATGGTTTTTTATAATCATAGTAATAATCACTATAGTACGAACCAGTTCTGTTTACATCTTGTTTAATATATAAATTCAAAGGTTTATCAATTTTCCAAGCACACTCCTTATTAGCAGTACCTATTCTAAATACATTTGAACTATATTCATACTTCCCTTCACTAATCCAATCTTCCTCTTCTATTTGTTCTAACGCATATGTAACCCCCTCTATTTCAAAGTTGTCACAGCATTCTAAATTTTCACTTCCACACTCATCTACAATTCTTTTACCTATTTCTTGTAAATTCATAACGAATCCTCCTTTTATATTATATAGCCTCTTATTCGGCTGCATTAAAATTAATCTCCAATAGTTTTCGACTACTTAAATAATCACATAAGTGTACGAATTTCTGCATTTCTGTTACAGGCTTATCTAAAACTTCTTGCTTTGTTCTAAAATCCATTACCCATTCACCCATATGGGTAGCAATACAATCACATATAATATTTACATCTTCCTTAGGTAATGCATTTTGATTCATTTTTTTTATGAAATCACTAGCTACAATAGGATGTTTTATTTCATATTTACCACCTTCTAAGCCTTGTTTAAAGGTATCATGTAGAATAATAGAAGATAACATCAAGGATTTTTCTCTATTGTTAAAGTTCCCACATATAGTATTATTTCTAAATAATTCTAAAGCTATTAATCCTGATGACAAAGTGTGTCTTAACAAACCACCTTTTCCTAAAGAATACGTAGGATGATGCCTTCCTAAAGTAGATGCTGGTTCAATATAAAAATAGTTTGGTACTTTATTTAGAACTTCTATTGTAAAGTTATATATATCTTCTGGTAAAGTTTTTAATAAAGGATTAAATATACTCCATTTACAATCATTATATAACTTAACTTCTTTTTTAGTATAATTTAGATCAACTTCTTCATCTATGTTTAAATTATCTGCTCCAAACAATTCTATTAGTTTATGTATAGATTCTTGTGAAAGTTCCCATTCTTTTGTTTCAAAATGATAATGTCTAGGTTTAATTGTTTTTATCCCTTTAATTATATCGAGATTGTAAAAGAAGCTAACAAATAAACTTTTATCACAATCATTTATTTTTTCACTGTTATTTAATTTTATAGTAATCATATAAAGTTCTCTTCCTTCCTTTATTATTATTAAATTATTTTAAATTCAACTTTGCATAAAAACTAGATTTTAAATTAACTTATTTTCTTGTTATGTAATTTCAAATAATCCTCGTAATACATCCATTTTAAATTTTCTCCTGTAATTGGATGTATACCTGTTGATTTTCTTTCTCCTTTGCAGCACGAACTCACTTTGCTTTTAGTCAATAAATATTTTTTTTCAGCACTTACTATAGAATTAAAAATTTCATTAGTAGTTAAACAAATTATAGTTCTGGCATTTTTACCACCGACCTTTCGACTATTACTTCTTATTTCTTGCTTAGGATTATAATTGCACCAATTAATTTTACTTCCGATTTTTAAATATCGTATGACAGTACCTCTTGATAATTTAGATTTTATAGCTATATCTTTTGTGCTATGTATTCCATTTTCCCAATATGTACAAATTTCTTTTACTCTATTTGATAAAGCAAACTTTTCACATTCATACCAATTTATTTTATTTAAATTAAAAATCTTAGACAATTGAGATTTTAATAAATTTTGTTTTATTATATCCAATCCTATATTACTAGTATTAATTACTATGTATTTTTCATGTTTCACACCATTAGCTACAGCTAAGTCTTTTTTTAATCTATCATTTTGTTGTTCTAATTCTAAAGAACGACCTCTGCCTGTATATCTATAATGTTGACCTCCATGTGTTTCTATTATACAATTTATTGATGGTATAAAAAAATCATACCTTTTATTTCCATTCAGTTTAGAATTTTGACATTTAATATTTTTACTCCATTCAAACTCTTTTTCTATTTCAAATTCTATATGTAGTTGATTTAAAACATTAAAAACAAATTTTTCACCATAAGATTTTCCATCGCTACATTTTGAACAAGAAAATCCGTATATGTATAAGTGACTTATTTTCATCTTTTTTTTATATCCACAATCTGGACACATCATTAAAATTTTTTTATTACTCGAATAACTATATTTATAAATGTCTTCTATATTTACAAAATATTTTGTTAAATACGGATGCGTTGTAGCAATGTCATTTATTCCTCTTACTACTTTTCTACAAGGAATACAACATACAGGGCATATACCTCTATTATCTTTTAAATGAGCTTCTGATGTTTTTCCAATATAACCACATTTTAAACATTTATAGTTATATCCTTTCCGAGGAGCTTGTTCCCCATTTTTCACTTTAATATAATTTATAATTTTTACACCTTTAACAATATCTTCTTTATTATATATGTATTCATCTGTTCTTTTTCCTAATATAACATTTAACTTACCTGTTAACAGTGTTTGTGTTGTAATCATAAAAGTTTTACTATTATAAATAATTTTTAATTGTTGATTTTTCGAATCATAATTTAATACTTTTAATTCTCCTATTATATCTTCACATTTAAATTTAATTTTTTTATTAATAGAGTTTGTCCAATTAACACCTTGTTTTGTGTTACCAACTTCACTAACATCTATATATCCGTTTTCAGTAGTTATTTTTGGGTTTAAAGTTATTAATTTGCTTATTTTATTTTCTATTAAACTTGCTCTATCTATAAAATTTAAATTTTTATTATACATCAAGCAAATTTTTCTTCCATCATAACTAATTATTTTAAATTCGCCATTAATATTATCATAAATAAATGGAATTATTGATCCTATTGAATTTTTCCAATCTATTATTTCTTTTCCCAATCTATATTTTTTAGGTAAATTATTTAAAAATACTTTTTTCATTTTATACCTACTCCTTTAGGAGGTGTAGCTACACTTTATTACTTGCAAGTTCTCCTTTTGTTTTATCGAATTATTTTTTATTTATGATAAAATGTTTATTTTAAATTATTGTTTGCAATATCTTTGAATTACGAATTAATCAACACCTACTTCTTTTACAGTTCTTTTATTTACATTTACATAAAATTCTTTATCATTATTTCTTTGAATATTTTCAGCAATATCCACTATATCATCAGTCATTTCAACACATTCTATTGCATATTCCCTATCTTCATAATCATTCATTGGTACTCTAACCACACCTTTAATTAAAACTTTCATTTCATAATATTTTTTACTCATTTAATCAACCCTTTCTCCGCAATATCTTTGAAATGTGTCACTAACTTTCCCTATTATTAGGAATATCAACCGTTGTTGAAATTGTTGGCTGTCTATCTATAATATTTTTCAAACAAATCATTAAATTAGCCTGTTGCATGAACTCTAAATCGTTACATTTTATTTCTTCAAAAAGTTTATCAGCATCTATAAATCTCATTTTCTTAGCTCCTTTCTTATTCACAATATAATCAAATTGGGAATTATTCCTCGTATTCAAAGTCATAACAATCATGGTCTAAGACTTCAACTATCCCATTTTTATCTTTAATAATTTCGTGACCTTCTAAACAAATCCAATTACTTTTTTTATCTTCACAAACACAATTTTTACAATCCAAACAATCATTTTTATTAATACTCATACTTCCTCCGTTTATTTTATCTTTATTTCAAACTGCGAATTAATTGCTTCTGTCTTTTGATCGAAATATCTCACATTTCTTTATATAATTGCAAGGCGTTCTACTTCCCATAATACCTAATATTTGTCTACAATTATCGTCTTTATCTCTAAAAAAACAAATATCACATTTTTCTCTTTGCTCCATTATTAACCTCCCAACTGTTTTTCATGATTCTATTCGTTTTACTTTCCATTGTTAAATTGTTTTATGTTCATATAAAATCCTCATTTTAACTAAAATTGATAAATTGAAATTCTTCGTTATTATTACTTTCTTCACTATAGCTATTTATGTCTGTATCAAAATCTAATCTTTTATATGTAAACCCTATTACATCACACCAATCTATATTATGTATTTCTAAGTTATATAATAAGCAGTCATATAAATTTCTTTCAATGCCCATTACACCTATATGAACTTCCTTAATTTTAAATTTTTCAATAAACATAGCTGCTATTTTACTACATTCATTTAAATTTTCACTTAGCTTTATAGAATAACATTTTTCTTCCATTCTATCTTTTATGCTTATATATGTATAATATCCTCGGTATTCTCTTCCTGTTGATATATCCATTATTAATTCATTTGATTTATTATTTAGTCGTTTTACTTTTCTTTCTTCTTTTTTCAGTAATTCTTTCTTTTCCTTCTCCCATTGATTAAAATATTCTTGTTCATTTGGGTTAAGTAATTTTTTAGGACATCCACCACACTCATTCCTATTATGATTACAACCCCAACAAGGATTTTCACCTCTTTGGATCAATCCCATTATTAATACTCCTGTTAGTTTGCATTTTGATGGTACATATCCTTGTTTAATACACAATTCTCTTAAAGTATCATTGTTCTCCATTTAAAATATCCCCTCTTTAATTTATTTTGTATTTTTCATTAAAGTGTCAAATAATTTTTCTAATTCTTCATAAGAAGTATTGTCTAAGAATTGCATATGTTTATCCCTATCTTCTTCACTTAATTCTTTCATACTTCTTATAGCATTTTTTAATATATGTCTATAAAATTCTTTAGATTCTTCTTTTTTAAACTCTGCTTTTCTCTTATTATAATCAGCTTTAAATTCATCTGATGTATTTTTGTCTGTAATTATAAACCATTTACCTTCTCTAAATCCTCTTTCTACTACTTTATAAGAAGTTAAATTAGAATTTTTAATCTCATCATATCTTATGTATTGTCCTATTTCATCATCTTTATTTTTACCAAACAATATTTCATGTTTACTACCTTCTGTTTCTACTACGAATTTCTTTTTTAGTAAATTCCAAATTACATAATCGACATCTACTGATTCTAACTCTTTGTAATACCAAATTGGATATTCATTTCTTTCTACAAACTTCTTATTTATTGTTTCTTCAGTATTCATCTAATCGCCCCTTTTGCATTATCATTTATTAAATTATTTTAAATTAATGAAATTTTAATTTTCCTTATCAATTGTCATTATGTCTAAATATTTTTTTATGTCTTCTTCTGATACCCCAATTTCACTTGCAGTTTTAAATATTTCTCTAAACATTTTTTCTGTACTATAGTCGAAGTAATCTTTGTATATTATCTCAACCTTTGATTTGTTATGTATACAATATTTACAAAAATCACTCCTTTTATCTGTTTTACAAATATCAAATTTTTCACAGTTTATTATCATATTAATCATCTTCCTTTTTAAAATAATTTACTATCCCTTTAATTAGCAATAATAAATTTAAAATAGGTGTCATATATACTAAAAATATAAAAAAGTAACCTATTAATGGATTAGACATACTAGTATTTATTAATCCATTAACAAAATTGGTCAACTTTTCATTATTCAGTTCCTCTAAACTTTCTTGTATTGAGTTAAAAGCTTCAAATGGGTCTATGTTTTGATTCATATTATTTATTTTATTTATTATAAAAGCCATTGCTCCTATTACAATATTTAAAGTAAGTAAACTCATATTCTCACCCCTTTAAAACATCACTTTTGACATTTATTATACATTAAAATCTCATTTTAATAAAATAATGGTTTTAACCTGTTACTTTTTCTTTTTATGTCTTTCTATCTGTGCTTTACTTATTCTTTCATATGCACACTTCGGACAGCGAGTGCCTCGAAGGAAATTATCTGGAACTACATCCCACTCATCATAGCCACATATATTATGTTTCATTCTTATCTTTTCATTGCTTTTTTTATATTTGCCAATTACAGTATATTCATCACCAACCAATTCATGAACTTCCTCTACAAACTTTTGGTGTGATTTTTTCCCACCTCTATGGCATTTAGGACAGCGAGTTGATTGTAAAAACTTGTTAGGGATTACATCCCATTCATGTTCGCATTTATTATGTTTCATTGTTATTTTTATATCACCTTTTATATACTTACCAAGTACACTATATTCGTCACCTACTAAATCATAAACTTCCTTTTGAAATTGTTCTTGTGTTTTACATGTTTTCATCAATTAAGCCTGCTTTCTATTTTGATATATTTTAATTATAAAACACAGTTATTTTTTATACTATATACATTTCATTATTTAAGATGAAATAACTTTAGCAATTTATTTTTAATTTTCTTATTCTCTTTTTCTTCTAATAATTGTTGTAATTCAATTTCTAATTCTTTATATTTCTCTTTGTATTTTTGTTCAGCTTTTTCTATAGTTTTATCAAAATATTCTTTATCATTATTTATAAATTCAATAGTATCATTGGTATAATAAATAATATTCCCATTCTCATAACTTACTTTATCAATAGTAATTTTATTATTTTTATTAATTTGTATTTCATCGCCTTTGAATAACTGAATAGGAATCTCTATATCTAACCTATGTAAAACATATTCATGATATATCTTACAAGTAGGTACTATATAATATATATTATCACCAAATTTACCACTTGCTTTTATATTGTATTTCATTTTATCTATTTTATATTTTAAATATTTTATTCTTTTATCATCGTATGTTTTACAAGAATAAGGACATGTATCAAATTCTCTCTTTATTTTATTATCTAAAATACGTGGATCAAATACAACTGTATCTTTAATCCCTTTGACAATAATCATATTTTATCTTCTCCTTATACCATTTAACTATATCTGTATCGTTCCTCCTATTAAACCAAGCTCTTAATACGTAAATATTATCTTTCATATGATAATAATCTACATATACACCTTCTTTATCTTTTTGAAAATCTATATCATATTCCCAACCATTTTCTTTCATTTCTTTAATATGTTTATCTCTGTCATCTTCTGTATTATATAAATAAACTATTTCTTCATCTCCAAATACATCCACATTATTTCTATAAAGAATTTTTCCTTTCTCTTTTAAATAGTTAACAATAATTTTAGCTGATTCTAAATTTACCATATTGAAACACAACCTTTTAAATTATTTTATATTTTTTATTCAATTAATTGCTCATGTTTTCTTATTCTCTATCATCTATCAATCTTTATCCCAATTTATAGTATATTCATTAACTTCAAAAGCAAATTTCCCATTTGTTTTAAGTAGAATTTCTTTTAAAGTCAAATCTTCATATTCTCCATTTCCACAACCATTACTTATATCCGAACTTTCAAATTTATCTGTTAATATATCATCAATAAATTTAAAATCTAACCATTCCCAACCACAAGGATGTCCATTTTCTACTGGTACTGCTATTCCTTCACCAAAAACCTCATTCGCACAACTATAGATATCTAATATTGTTATATTATCATTAAAATCTAATTCATTTCTTTTCAATTTTACTCCCTTCTTTCACTTTTTCTTAAATTCAAATTATATATAATTTAATATTCTTTTTAAATCTTTTTTCATCTGATTTAAATATTCTTCATCTTTGCACTCTTTTTCTTTATTATGTCCGCTCATAACATATTCTTCTGTATACTTTAAAATAGCTTCTCCATTTAAACCTTCTGTGGCTCTTATTCTATATATAGTAAATCCCATAAACTCATCAATATTAAATGGACTCCAAACTAATCCATTCTTGTCTTTGTTGAATTCTTTTATATTTTTTAATTCTTTGTATTGTATTTTTTTCATAATGATTCTCCTTAATTTTATTATCTATCTATTTATATTACAAATTAACAAATTTCATATCTATAAAGATTCTCTTTTAAATACTTATTAAAAAATTCTATGCTACAAATATGAACACACCAATCACAATAGATTATATATTTATTTTCACATTGTTCTTTTAAATATTCTTTAGCTTGTATTATAAATGCTTTTTGCATTTTTCCTATATCATTATGTGAAAAATCATCTTCCCAATCATAATCACGTAAAAAATTATTGGCTTTATTATTTAATAATTTTTTATCTCTAACCATTTCTTTTAATTTGTCCATTTCATCTTCTATAATATCTTCAAACATAATCATAGTCACCTCCCTACATATTAATTTTAATAAAACAAGTGTTTTAAATTATTTTACTATGGATTTTCTTTTTCTAAATACAATTGATAAATAACATCATTTTCTTCATCAATTTCTGAGTATTTAATTGTATAAAAATCTAAAATATTAACTTTATCAATTGTATTATCATATAAATCATTATCCATATGTTTCTCAATATTTTTAACAGTATCTTTCATATAATGTTTAGCTACCTCAAATGCAAACAATTTAGCTACAAAAACTTTATAATATTCATTTAAGCCACATTCATGATAATAACAATCTGTATCTTGGAAAAGATAGTCTTGCCCATTATACCCAAAATGGCTACAGCCATCCCATTTAATTGAACAAGTAGCTAAAAAATCTTCTTCTCCAACTTCATTTGTAGATACATTCCATGATGTTGTTAATGTTATAAATCCACCAAAACTATGTGTCCAATCATGCACTTGTCTTACTATTGCTATTGGATAGCCTCTTTTATCAATCAATTCTGCTTTTATCATAAGCAACACCTTCCTTTAACTTATTTTACAATCTCAAAATAACTTTCAAATAATGTATATTGTTCATCATTATCATCTTTTAAACAAACGCATTCTCCTGCACAGCCCAGTAATTCATATGTTCTGCCCACTGTAAATCCTTTGACCTCTTTAATACATTTTAATTTCATCTTTATCTCCTCTTAAACTATTTATCATATACTGTCTTATAACAATCAAATGTAATTCCCTCATCATTTGTTTTCTTTAAACAACATTCTTCATTATCTAATAGACATATATTATTTTTATAATGCTCACAATAAATTGCTTTGTTATCTGATAATTTTATTTTTCTATTGGTGCTTAAATTCTCAATTTTGTTTTTCTTAACTTTTTTTAATATCTGATTTAATATTTTAATGATTATCATCTCCTTAACTTTATTTGCAAAATACTTTTGCTGCCACACCTATAATTAATAATAACATAGCTAAAGGTGGATAGATGAATAATAATATTAAAAATAATACAAACTAAAACATTATTAATTTCTCCTTTCGTTTTCTTATGTAAATTTTTATGTTTCAATAATAATTTTATATTACTTATTCACCTATTAGTCTTAATAAAATTCAAAATTTATATCATTTTTATATATTCAAATATTTATTATTTGTTTATTTTGAAGCTTTAAAATTATATATTGGTTTAATAATATCTATAATATCAACAGTTTCTTTTATATTTTCTATAATTTCCTCTATGTTTTTATAAACCATAGGAGATTCATCTATTGTGTCTTGATTAACTGACGTTGAATATATCCCTTCCATTGATTTTTTATATTCTTCCATTGACACTAATTCTTTAGCCTTATTTCTACTCATTAACCTTCCTGCTCCATGAGGTGCTGAATAGTTCCATTCTTTATTCCCTTTTCCTACAGCTAAAATACTACCATCTCTCATATTAATAGGTATTAATATTTTCTCGTTCTTATAAGCTGAGATACTACCTTTACGAATTATATTGTCTTTAAAATTAATATAATTATGAACTGTTTCAAAGTGATTAAAGTTGTTTAATCTTTGGTTAAATAATTTATTTAAAATAATATCAGCCATAGTTTTTCTATTTAAAGAAGCATATTCTTGACATATTTTCATGTCGTGTAGATACTTATCTCTAAACTCTCCTTTTAAATAACACAATTCTTTTTTATATTGAGCTGTTGAAGTAGTATATTTATCTTTTAATTTTTTTAATTCATCTTGAATCAAATGCTTTTTCCCATTGATTTTATATTCTTTTATTATTCTATCTTTTTCTTTATAATAATCTTCTTTACCGCTACACATATCTATTGCTATATTTTGATAATATTCTGCTACTTGTTTGCCTAAATTTCTACTTCCAGAATGAATTACTAAATATGAATTATTATTTTTATCTTTATTTACTTCAATAAAGTGATTTCCTCCTCCAAGTGTACCAATACTTTTTTCTAACCTTCTTGTATCTTTTAGATTTCTATAACAATATAAGTTTTGTAATTTTGAAAACTTTATTTTTCTTTCTTGATGTACTTCCATCCCTGAAGGAATATACTTATAAATAATATCATCTAGTTCTTTTAAATTTATATTTATGTTTTCTAATTCTACTGTTAGCATTCCACATCCAATATCAACACCAACAATATTTGGAATTACTTTATTCCCCAAATCTGCTGTAAACCCTATCACACAGCCTTTCCCACTATGGCAATCAGGCATTATTCTTATCTTACTATCTTTTGTGAAATCTTGATTACATAATTCTAAAATTTGCTCTTTAGCACTTTCTTCAATATTATTTGTATATATATTAGCTTTTGAATATCTTCCTTGTATTATTTGCATTTTATCACCCCTCTTACAATTTATACTTTATCAAATTATTTTATATTAGTCAAGTATAAAATGTAAATAAAAGAACTATTTTACATGATAGTCTTTAACAAAAGCTGTGATTAAATCACATTGTTTTTCTACAGTTTTTAAAAATACATCTTTATCCCTTATCCATTTATCTAATTCCTGTTGTTTTACTGGAATAGGATTCTGTATTATATTCATTAGATCACACATCGTTTGACTTGTAGTTAGAACTGATTCTGCTAAAGATACCCTTATGTTATTTATCTGTTCATACTCCCCTCCATACAATTCCTTCATATCTTTCGTTATATCATATCCATATTCATGTTTACTCATTTATATATCCTCCTATTTTACTAAATTATTTTATTTCCCTCATTTCTACTACACTAACCATTGGTATAATTTCTAAAGCTCCATTCTCATTTTCTAAAAAGAATCTACCTGTAAATGGATTATCATAATTAATTAGAGTACCCTTTATACAATTAACTTGTCCTAAGCCATTTATAGCATTTTTATATTTTCCACCTTTATAATAAACTATTTCATACTTTTTATTACAAAATGGTAAATCATTTTCTTCCTTCTTTTTATTATATGTATTGTCATCTAATATTTTATTAATATTATTTCTTACAACAATTAACTCATCTTCTTTTAAATCCATTTGTGCCATTTTATATTTTTTTACCTCTTTATTATCTCCGTCTTGTCTAATTGAAATAGTAAAACGTCTATCTTTGTTTGAATTATTGCTATTTAATTTTGATTCGTGCAAAAATAAATTTTGCTTTTTATAGTTAAAATATTCTTTAGTTAAAAGATTAAAACTTATATAAAGACCTTCTTTACTAAAAGCAACTGATGGCTTTCCATTCTCTTTTATTTTATAATTAACTTCCATTTAATGTTCCTCCTTATATTATTATAAAAACAAAATTTTATTAAAATATTTGGCGAATCTTCCAAATGCAAATTAATGCTATACAATATAAAATAGCTGTTAAAAGAAATCTATATCTTACTTGTTTTACTGTTTTGTCTCCTATTGATGATATAAAAGTTATAAATACAAAGCTTAAAATTCCTATTATCATATCTATAATATTTGTTAAATTCATTTAATTTTTCCTTTCTTTATGTTTATTAAATTATTTTACAACTGACCTCCCATAAAATAAGCCTATAAAAAATCCAATTAACAAAACAAATATGTATTTATACAAAGATTATATCACCTCTCTTCACTTAATTTTTGAATTGTTACTTATGGTGTTTCTATTCTTACGCAGATACATTTCACCCAACCATATTCAGCAACTTCTTTTTCCGATGCTTTTGCCACTTCTTCATCTGTCATGTTTTCATCCCAATCACCATTATCCATTGCATCTTCAATAAGTTGTTCTGCATCTTCAGACCTGAAATATATCCTTTCCTCATCACACCAATATTCATCAACTTTAGCTTCTCCCCATGAACCTAGCCATGAACAATAATCATCACTTGCACAAACCTCATAATTCACCATAGGCACTATTTCTAATTCATGATTTTCATTTATTAAATTTATAAGAGTTTTAATGTTTGCTTGTTGATTTTCTATTTTTTTCATATACTTATTCCCTCCAATTTAATTCGCCTTAAATTCATATTATCCCCTTATAGAATTATTAAATTATTTTAAATTGCTTTAAAAGTATTATTTTATTCATACTTCTTTCTAAATATTTCCTATAATCTTATGATACTACCTTATTATTATTTTGTCAAATTATTTTATATTATTGCAACATTAATATTTGATTAGGTTTATATATGTAATAATCTGTATTTCTCATAGTCTTTTTATAACTTTCTTTCCCCTCAAACTCATCAATCACTTGTTTTTCCTTCTCAGACATATCTTCATATTTACATTTACCATAAGAAAAAGGCAACCATCCTTTTTTACAACTCCCGAAAATATTGAATTTTTTTAGTAATTCCTCATTCAAAAATGTTAAATGAGTAGTGCCTTTTTTATATGTATTTATTTTAAAATATTTGGTTTCTATATTTTTAGTTTGTCTCTCCTTTTCTGCCTCATCTAATATTTCTTTTAAATTTGTATTCTCTGTTTTTCCTCCATCTAAGTAATCAAAAACATGCTCTATATCTTTTAATTTCTCATAAAATTTATATCCATAATCCAATCTATCACCTAGTATCCCATAAGCAGACAAAGGAACTATTATGCGTTTATTAATTTTAAATGCAGAATTACTACTCCAACCATTGTAATAATGAATATTTTTACTACATTCCTTATACCAACTATATTGACTAGAAAACTCTTCGAATAAGCTTAAAATTGTGTCCTCTACCCCTTTGACTACATTTTGATTCATCTGCTTTTGTAATTCTTTTATATTATATAAACTAAAATCGTAATCTTGTAATTCAGTTAATTTTTGTCTAAATTCATTTAATAAGTTTGATGTTAATAATTTTGTGAATTTTTCATTACTAAATAAAGCTTCCCAGTATTTATATCTAACCTTTTTTACATAAGCATTTGTCAAAGTATCATCTTGTATGGTATTATCATATTTTTCTCCATTAATTGATAAATGCAAAATAGAATCATTAAAACAACTATCTTTTTTAAAACTCTTTAATACCAAAGGTCGTAAATTATAATATTCATTTATTAATTTTATTCCTGCCTTTATTTCAAAGTTGTATTGTTGAACTATCCCTGTTAAGAAATCTCCATCAATTAACGCATTATTATTTTGTTGGTTTTGTTTATTAATCATTTCTTCTTGTTTTAGTTTTTCTAATATAACGCTATCTTTGTTTTTATTTTTTATCTTTACTTTTATTAATGCGACTTCTACATTAGTCTTTCTTTCTGCATTGATAAATTCTTCTTGTAAATACTCTATATTTGCATTATATTTGTTTAATCTTTTTAATAATACTTTTCTCAAATTACTATATGGATTTTTTATAGTTTCTGCATTAATTAAACAAATAAGCCTACCACCATTTTCTATCAATTCTAATGCTTTAGCTAGATGATTATCTCCTTGAGAAAACGGAAAATTAGCTACAATTAAATCATATTTCTTAAATCCATTATAAGTTAAAAAATCATTATGAATAACTCTGAACCCTTTTCCTTTTAATATCATTTGTAAATTTTCATCAATTTCAATACAATCTATGTCATATTTAATGTCTTTGCTACTAAAAAAATCATTTCTTCTTTGTACCTTTTTCTTTTCTTTTATTATTTCAACTATATCGCCTTTCCCCGCAGATGGCTCTAATATTGTTTTTACTTCTCTAAAATCTATATCTTCTAACATTTTATTTATTAATTTTTTAGGTGTTGGATAAAAATCCTTATTATTTTTAAACATTGATTTTGCCCCTTTGTAAAATTATTTTAAATTAATCAGTAATAAAATTTTATCTTTTGTTTGTTGTGTTTATTTATCCAATTTCTATTTCATTCGCATATTTTTTCATGTCTTCATCAAGAATATGGGTATACACTTGTGTTGTTGTTATTCTTTTATGCCCTAAAGCTTTTTGTACATATCTTATATTCTTACTTTCTTTTGCTGAAATAGTCGCAAAACTATGTCTTAATTTATGTGCGGTTATATTTTTATCTATATTAGCTATTTTACAACACTTCTTAATTACATTATTAGCTTGTGTATCGCTAATATTAAATAACTTACCATTTATTACACCTTCATAATCAATATATCCTCTTATGGCTTCTCTAGTAAGATTATTTACATACAAAAATCTTTCTTCGTTTCCCTTACCTGATTCTATTCTTATTTGATCTTCGGATATATCTTTCATTTTCAAATCTAGTATTTCACTTATTCTAAGACCACAATTCAACAATATAGCTATCATACAATAATTTCTTTTTTCTTTTAGACTTCCGTCTTTTGTTGCATTAAGCAATCTTTTACACTCCTCTACTGTTAAAAATATAGGCTGCGTTTGCTTTAGTTTAGGAGATTCTAGTTCTCTTGTTGGATTTTCTTTTATTACTTTCACTTTTGTTTCTAAATAATTAAAGAATGATTTTAATGTAGCTATTTTTCTAGCTCTTGATTTTTCACTGTTCTTTCTTTCATTCTGTAGGTAATAAACAAAATTATATAAATCTTGTAATGTTATAGATTGTATTTGATTATCTATTATATCTGATATATCAATGTTTTGAAATTTAATATCTTCTGATACTAAATCTTTATCTAATTTATACCATCTAAAAAACATTCTTAAATCTACTTCATATCCATCTATTGTATTTTGGCTTTTATTTTTTATACCTTTTAAATATTTGAAAAAATCTTTAACTCTTTCAGGTAATTCATTCATTTAAGAACAACTCCTTGTAATTTTTATTTGTTAAATTATTTTATATTAATATAGTAACATGTATTAGAAAAAATTACAAGGATTATTTGAAAATTTCCTTGTAATAATATGGATAAAAGTAACTTTTTATATTAAATCTGCTTTTTTCAATGCATTCTCCCATGAGTCAAATCTATTAATTATAGAATAATATTGTTTTACATCTTTAGCTTTAGGTATTTTCCCTAATTGAAGATATTTTGTATTTATTATATTTAATAAATCCTCATCACTATACTTTTTATTACGATTAAGTATATCTTCTTTATTAAACCCTGCTTCTACTAATGCATTTTCCCAAGTACCAAAATTCTTAACAAATATATGTTTATGTGAAAAATCTGACATACTAGGTATTTTCCCTAATTCTTGAGTTTTCTCTTTTATCATATTTAACAAATCTTTTTTTGTATATGTTTTTTTGTATTTTTTTAATTCTTTATTATCAAACCCTGCCTTTTTTAAAGCATTATCCCAACCATTAAACCTTCTAATTATAATTGTATAATTTTCAACTTGATAGGACTTTGGTATTTCTCCTAACTCATTATATTTATTTTTAATTTTTTGTAATAAGTCTTCATCACTATATTTTTTCTTTTTTTCATTACTTTTTATTTTCTTTTTCTCTGATTTTATTTCAATTCCTGCTAATTTCAAAGCATCATTCCATGAATCAAAATTTTTATATACTTCATATTGTAATTCAAATTCTGCCCTTTTGGGTATTCGACCTAATTCATTACATTTACATCTTATTAATTCTAAAAGTTCTTCTCGCGTAAATTCTTTATTCTTTTTTAATATTTGGATATCTTTATAACCTGCTAAAATTAATGCATTATTCCATGAGCCGAACCTTTTAGATATTATCCTACATTGTTTTATTTCTTTTAAATAAGGTATCCTTCCTAATTCTTTAGTTTTACTTCGTATTATGTTTAATAACTCATCATCGGTATACTGATCTCTAGATTTATAAATTTCTTCTTTCGTATAACCTGCTTGTTTCAATGCGTTATCCCAAGTCCCGAATTCTTTAACAATTGTTATATAAGATTTTACCTCAGCAGTTTTTGGAATCCGACCTAACTCTTTTGTTTTAATCCTTATTTTTTCTAATAGTTCTTCGCTTGAATATTTTCTCAATTAAATCACCTCGATAAAATATTATCATTAATAATATATTCACCAAGGTTTTGTGTTCTTATACTTAATATAATTAATTTTCAGTCTTCTTAATTGTTAATTCTAACCCTAAAGCAGAAACATATCTTAAAAACACATCTAATGTCGGAGAATTATCTATCTTCTCTAAACGTGAAACCATCTGTTGAGTTAATCCGCTTCTTTCTGCAACTTCTCTCTGAGTTATTTTAGCAGACTTTCTAAATTCGACTAATGATTTAATTAACTGATATTGAGCATTAGCCTGTTTCATATAAATTTCTAATTCAGGATTATTCTGAATAGCTTTTTCAATTTCTTCCTCAGGATTTATTTTGTGAAACATATTTTACACCTTCTTTGATGTTATTTATACTTAATATAACATCAAATCAAATTTTTGTCAACAATTCTATTGTTTTTTCTTTATTTATGATTTCTATTTCATCTAATTCATAATCGTCAGGATGGATAATAGAAGTCATTTTTTAATTAAATAAATTTTTAATTATTATTTATTTTAGATTTTATAATAACTATGGCAGTTAATGAAATATTTATTATTATAGAAATTATATTTATTATTGGTATAAAAGATATTATAAATATAATTATATAAAACAATATGAAATCACTTAATCCCAAGAAAGAAAACCTAATTCTAAAACCACCTTTTCCTAAGCTATCATCATCTTTTTCAGTTTCTATAATTATAAAATGTTTATGTTTTTTCTTCATTAATTTTATATCATCTTCATTATAGTTTTTATCTTTTAAAAGATATTTTTTAGAAATTATTATACTTATTAAATTAACTAAAAAATAAAAGATTCCATTTATTAATAAATATTGATTCATTATCATCTTCCTTTGCAATCAAAAATATTAATATACTTTTTAACTCTTATTTGAACTTTTATAATATTATCTACTATTTTATTTTTAATATACTTTATCATTTCTTCTTAAACCATGATATAAAATCAATGATTTATAAAAACTATTATTAAGGAATTGTTTAATCTTCAATTCCTTTAATTTCACTTATCCTACCAATCATTTCATATAATTTTGTTTGAGCTGATTGTAATTCTCTTAATTGAACGTTGTATTGATTCATTTTATCTAATGATGATATATCTTCATTTTTCATTATTTTTTTTATTTTATTACATATTTTCTCTTTTTTTATTTCAAGGTTTTCTGCTTCTGTTCTTAACCATTTATCTATATTAACTTTATTCATATTAATCCTTAATCCTCCTTGTTTTACTCTATTTTAAATTAATTTCATAAAATTTGCTCTACATCAAAAACATCTTCTGGAAAGACTAATATTTCTTTTTCATTTCTATCCTCAATATAATCTAATATATCTTCTTGCCTTATATATCCTTTATAAACCTTTCCATTATAAACCTTTCCATTATCATTAAATCGCTCTGCAAACCATTTAGCGACATCTATATCAATAGTCCATGAATATGCTTCATCATAAGGTGTAGACATATCTCCTTCCCCTCTATAAATAGTAATAATATCTTTATCAAACCAATTTTTATTTACTTCATTATATTCAAAAATTTCTTCTAAAAATTCTCTTGATAAGTTATTAAAGCCGTATTCACTAGAAGTGTAAATATTTTTAAACACCTTATATTTTTGTTCATCTGGAATATCATTAAATAATTCCTCATAAAATAAAAGTCTATATGGCTTATCTATAAGACAAAATAACCTTATATATTCTTTATTTTCAATACATTTTTTATGAATTTCTTCTCTTTGCTTCATCTGTTCTTCAACTTTAAAGTTAATAAAATAATCTTCACTTATATCATATATCTCTACCAATACAGTATCTTTCAAATAACAATATTTATATAGCTTTCCTTCAACTTTATAAAAATCATTTACATCTAAATCAAGTTTATTAATAGTCTTAATAAATTCATTAATCTCATCATCATTTTTATATACTGTTATTGGTATTAAACTTAATACATTTGAATGTTCTATCTGAAAAATATTACTTGTAAAATTCATTATTACTCCTTAAAATTTTAATTGCAACTTTAGTCTTCTTTTTCTAATAATTTCTTAACTCTGTCAATTTCTTCTTGACTATGAACCGTTCCACCTGTATTAAAATCTAAGTACCATTGCAACACTTCTTTTCTTGTTTGAAGATTATTTATATTAAAACGTAATTGACCAATAGTTCTTAACATAATATCTTTATCCTCAAAATCATTTAAATATGAACCAAACACCTTTAATTCGTTATTTAGAAATTTTCTTAATGCAGTTAATCTTTGTAATCCGTCTACACAAACCATAGGACTATCATTATCCTTTACAATTCTACAAAAAGAAGGATAATTAAAATATATAACTCTTGCCGTTTTTCCACCTCTTAAAAAGAATTCGACATATGCAATTTGTTGCTCTTCTGTCCAAACAGCTCCTCTTTGAAAATCAGGATTTAATTCTAATCCGTAATCTTCTTCATAATCTTTTAATGTACTTTCTAAATGCTTTAGTCCTATATTTACTTCATAATCTCCATTTTCAGTAAATGGTTTTATATCACTAAACTTCATTTTAATTCCTCCCTTCTTTTAAATCATATTTGTTTTATATTACGTTATAAAATCGTGAATTTATATTAACATATTACTTATTTATCTTCATATATTTTTCAATTATACTTTTTGTATTTGGATTACTTTCAAAATACTTTTTTCTTGAAATATGTTTGTCATTTATTCTTAATAAATTTATACAGTTACATTTACTGCATTTTGTTAATAGTAATCCTTTTATCTTATCTATATTTTCATTGTAGTACGGTTTAATTTCTTTTAAAACTTCATTGCAACCTTCGTTTTTACAATAATCACATTTATTTTTATTATATTCATATGATTGTATTAATCTCTCTAGTAATTGTTTTCTTTTTTGTTCTTCATCAACAATGCTTTCTTTAACGGTTAATATATTAGAAATACCTATATTTTTACAAATAGAAATTAAATCTAATACATCATAGTATGCCCTATGCTCCTTTGAAGATGGGACATCTAAAAATTTTTTAACTTTTTGCAAAGATGATAGATCTTCTAAATTATTTATTACTTGATAAGATTTTTGTGCATTAATGTGAACTATATTCTTTAAAAAATCATAATTACATTTTTTCACTATACAATTCTGCTTAATTATTTTCATATCATCAGAACCCCATGTAATAATATAAAAATTATCTCCACACAGCTCTTTGAATCTATTCATACAAATATTGAAATCAATTCCTTTTTTTAAATCTTTGTCTTCAATTCCTGTTATTCTTTTGACTCTATCATCTACTTTGGTTTGATATCTGGGTTTAATATAATAGCTCATTTCGCTTTGAGGGTTTAATTGAAAATCTGTTACAATACAAGCAAATTCGATTATTTCAAAAGGCATTATAGCTATTTTACTTCCTTTTACTTGGTTATATTCTAAATCTAAAAATACTAAATTCATATTATATATTCATCCTTTTTAATAATTATATTTTTATCATTAGTATTCCCTATTTTATATTTAACTTGTAAATTTGTCAAAATTCTTTAATAAAATTTCTTCTTTTTCTTCTTCTGTATCTATATTTGGATACATTATTGAAAAACTATCTTCTTCATCTTCTTCATCTTCTGATACATATATTTTTTCAATTATCGCAACTCTTATAATTTCTATATTAGTGTAATAATCTTTATATTCCTCTAACCAATCTTTAACTTCTTCATCATCTTGTAACCAATCATAGCCATATCCGTCTCCATCAAAATAAGTGGCTAATATTGTTTTATCCATTTTTTATTCCTCCTTTTTTATATAAAATTTTCCTTTTATTGACATTTATAATATCCTCGTATTATGAACTTATTTGTCCTTCATTTCTAATTGCTTTTTACATTCAGAACAATGAATTACTGCTTTTCCTGTAATTACTCCATTTGTATAAATACAATCTCCCATAAGACTTTCATCTATAGTATCATTGCCTTTAGAACAGCATCCTTTTTCTTTATAATATTTACACTTCATATAATTCACTCCTGCAACTGTTAGTTGTATTGTGTGTTATAAATACTAATTTTTATAAACTCACACTATATTCATTTAACATATCTTCATACATTTTATCATAGTAATCATCTGTACATTTATTACAATTTCCTTTACATTCTGGTCTATTTTCTAAAGCTCCATAACAACAATTATTCATATTATTTAATCTTTTTAACGAAACCACTTTTTCTACTAATTCTTCAATATTACTATTTGCTTTATTGATAGTATCTAAAACATGAATGTCCATATTTATATCCTCCTTTTTATTTTAATACATCGTTAATAGTATTATTTAATTCAATTAAGCAATCTTCACATAATCTATGAACAAAATTCCCTATTTGAAGTTTATAAACATAATCATAAGGATAGCTTACTTTAACATCATTATTAGTATAATCATACTTTCCTCTATTACAGGTTAAGCAACCACCATCTTTTAAATCCATTTTTTCTATCTTCATTATATTACACTCCCATTTAAAATAAATTTTTCATCAAAATATTTTATTTTACTTTTACATCATTTAGAAAATAATCAGTTATTGGTGTTTGACCTTTTGTAATTTTTATTCTAATAACTTCTCTTCCTAATTTATCTTTTTCATGTATTTCAACTCTTCCCTCTATTTTATTATTAACTACAACTGTTTTACCTATTAATGTATTCAATTTTATATCACGCCTTTATTCATATTTTTTATAATATCTCTCTACAAATTAATATAAATTTCTCATTTTATCTTACTTTTTTGTTTATAGATTCAACATAATTTCTTATCATTTTTTCTGCTGATTTTGAGCCTTTACCAGTTATTTTTTTAGTTGTTTTATTATAAATAGCATCTAAATTTATTTTATTGCATATAAAACAAATATCATTTTCCATGCCTATAACATCTATTATTATACCTTCAGATACTTTAATTACATCCTTTTTCATTTATAGTTCCTCCATATTATTTAAAGTGATTTATTGCTTTTCTATACAATAAACATTTTTCATATTTTTCATCATTATCCAATGTACATTCTTGACAAATTTCATTATCATCAAATCCCATAAATTTATAATGCGTTTTTGAATCTCCTATAAAATTAATTGGATGATATTCCGCTATAAAAGTTATATTTATCTTATTTTCTATACACTTTTCAGTTATTTGTACTATTTTCATATCCCTATCCCCTTCTTTTATCTAAATAAAATCTAAAACATCTTCTTTATTAAAAACATAATAATTTAAATCTTCTTCATTTATGCACCATTCCCTATCATCTGTAGTAGCATTTATATCAATATCTGTCATACTTCTAGTTAAATAGATTTTATCTTTATCACTATTACCTTCATATTGCTCTTTTAATTTTCCTTTAATTCTTTCTATATTCTCATCTACTTTTATAATATAATTTTCATCATTTCCTATATTTTTCAATATAATATCTGCTCCATAACCTTTATTTTGTGTCTTTATATCCAACAATCTACATTTGATAAAATTAGGCTTCATTTTGTTTCTCCTTTAAATTTACATTATTAATTATTTTCCAAAAATCTATTATTTTCATCCTTATTATACCATATAATTATTTATAATCATGCAAAAAACAAACACTTTAATTATAATTTCTTTCAATTTTACTATGTTCTTTTTCTAATAATTTCTTGAGTTTTTCTGTTTCGCCTTGTTCTATTAAATCTAAAGATTCACTAATAACAACTTCTAATTCGATTTCCCTTTCTGACACATCATATCTCATGATTATTACCTCTCTTCTTATTATTTTCAAATTGTTTTATATTATGCTACTAACAATTCATCACCAGATTTACTTAATCCTAATTTTTTATAAGTTTCCAACAAATTATCTACTGACTTCCTTGGTGCTGTTGACTTATGCGTTTTAAAATTATCCCAAAATAAAACTTCTATCATTTTTGTATCTTCATTTACTACCATAACAAATCCACCAAACCTACAAGTGAACTTATTCTTAAATATTCTTTTTCTTTCTACTGCATTTATAACTAGAGCTGTTAGTTTTCTTCTAATTATTTCTGATGAAGCATTTCTTCCTTGTTTAGCTTGTTCTTTATAAGTTTTATAAGCTTCTTTTGAGATTGAGTATATTTCTATTCCATTTATAATATCCATTTTTATCCCCCTAAATTTTCTTTGTTTTCCTTATATTACTTATTATATATATACAATTATATATTGTCAATATATTTATTAAATTATTTTATATTGATATAAAATTTCTCATTTATTATAATTATCATTACATCTAAAATGTAAACCAATGATAATTTAATATATCTTATAGTTATAATCCTTAAATGTTTTTAAATTCATTAAACAGTTTGAAAACCTTAAACAATAAGCTTTTAATAAAAAATTAGTACTAGATTACATTGCTTGTATCAAACCAATTCGTTAACAATGTAATCTAATACTAATTTTATCCTATAAATTCCTTTACATCATAATTTTCTGATTTTAATCCATCTATTGTAAATTTTAAAACATCTCTAATATCGTTTTTATTCTCTATTTTATAATCCACATACCTCAGCAAAGCTTTTACATATTCTTGATTATCCAATCTATAATATTTAGTCCATTCTTTTAGTGTTAATCCTATTTCTTGTAATCTATTGATAATTTCTTTTTCATCATTGTATTTATCTAAAAATCTATTTTTGTTTCTTTTATTAATATTAAAAATTAAATTTATACCGTCATTAGTTCTTATATCATAATCTTGAATAAATTTCACAGTTGTCAATTCATCTAGGGCATCTTTTATTATTCTGTTATAATAATAAGCTTTTTTCTTATCTATCTCTTCATTATTTTCATTTTTGGCAACATCTAAAGACAACATATCATAAAGTTTTATATATGTTAAATATTTTTCATATCCTCTGCTCCATTGATTTAATAATAAATATAATTTTTTAGCCACACCTTTGGTTAACATTAAATATTGATTATAATTGTAAATTTTAAAATAATTATTGCATATGTTCTTAAAGAAAAAATCACTAATAGTTACGCTTTGCATACTTTTTACTTGTTTAGCATCACCTATTTTTTCTCCCTTTTTCTTTCTTTTAGTATAAGAAAAAGATTTATAATCTTCTAATATTCTAAAACTATCTTCTCCTTCAAAGTCATATATATAGTCACCTGCTTCAACGTCTCTTAATCCTAAGTCACTATATATAGTTGCTTCATTTAAACATTTTACTGAATTTTCTAGTTTCTTTTTTAAAGCTCCACCATAAGTTTTATACCCTAATTCCTTAGATAATTCTTGATAAGTAAAATGAATTGTCTTAGGTAAGGATACTTTTCCTGTAGTTCTATTGTATTCATATTTAAATCCTACGTTTTTTATTAATATTCTAAAAAGGGCTAACAAAACGTCTAATTCAGCTATTGTTGGACATCCATGCTCTCCAGAACCAACTACTTTTATACCTCTCCTAACACCATTACTAATCCAATATCTTTCTAATACTTTTACTTTAGTTTTTTTCATCGAAATAAAAGGTATTACCATCAAATTAGATTCATTTATGCTTTGATTGGATTTCAAACTTATAGTCTCCACTTCTTGTTCTTCTTCTTTTTTATCCACAAGTAACAACTCCTTAAAAATCAACATTTAAACTTAATTATCAACAGATTTTGTTTATATTTTATCCACAAATTTAAAAACAATGTATTTTAATGATAATTACAATGTAATCTAATGATAATATATCATACATTTACAATGTAATCTAGTGATAATTTTTCTTTTTACAATGTAATCTAGTGATAATACAATGTAATCTAATGATAATTTTTCTTTCTTATCTATTGATATAACTTGATTTTCAAAAAGTTGTTACATACATAGAACCTTGTTTATTTATTACATAGTATATGTATATAGAGACAGGTATAGAAACAGCAATTATTTTTCTCTATTCCTATACCTATATTAATCTATGATATTAATTTATAAAATATTACTAAAAATAACTTGGTTCTATTTTATCATTTCTAATACATTTGTAAACTGGGAATCTTAAAGAAATACCTCCATTTTGATTTTTAGTTTCTTCAAAATATTGTACTTCTATTATTTTTTCTATAAAAGCATCTTTATTTTCCCAAAACATTTTTCTATCTTCATCTGTATATCCTGAACCAACTTTTACATTATGTCCTTTATAATCTATTATAAAAGCTCCCAAAACCCCTTCATTTCTTCCTGTACCTTCTTCATAACCTATTATTTTACAATCTGATGAATTCATAATTTTTACTTTCAACAAATCTTTTGTCCTTTTACACTGATATTTACTATCTACCAAATTAATCATAATACCTTCTTCGCCATTTTGTACAGCTATATTTAATAATTCATCTATTTTATTTATATCTTCTCCAACATATAGCATAGGTACTTCTTTAACCCAGTTCGTTTCTAAGCTCTCTAAGATGTCGTGTAATTGATTTTTTCTTGTTAAAGTATCATTTATAGACACACCTTGTTTAAATTCGTCTAAAGGCATCATATCGAATATATTAAATATTAAATTAGTTTTCTTAATATCTTTTTTTCTTATAATCTTTTGAGTTTCTTGAAAAAGTTGTTTACTATCTAAGTTCTTATCATTTTTCAGCAAAATTTCACCATCATATACCATATTATCTTGCAATTGTTTAGCATCTTCTATAATATCAATTAAACCTTCTATTAGTTGTCCTTGCCTTGAAAATGTTTTTATAGCTCCATTCTCTTTCACTAAAACCATTCTATTTCCATCTAACTTTGTAGTTATTATAAATTTTCCTTTTACTCTATTTATATTTTCATGATATTTTTCAGCTAACATAACATTAAATTCTGGAATAAAATTCTTATGTATTTTATTTATTGTTTTTGATGTAATTCCTATTTTTAAAGACTTAGTTACTAATTGTTTTAAAATATCTTGATATTGTAAATCTTGATTATTGATCCAATTTTGAATTACTTTTATATGTTCATCTGTTCCTGTATTATTTGTTTTTAAAAAATCCATGACATCTATTATTGTATTCAGTTTATTATCTACTTCTAATTTTACTTTTTTATTTAATTTTTTAGTGCTTATACCTGTAACTATATAAGGATTATATAAAAAGAAAAGTATGTCTTTTAATAATTGATTGTCTTTGTTTTCTTTTAATATAGTTTCTTTCGCTATTCTACTTGAATCATTACCTATGCTTTTTAATATTTCTAAACATTCTTTCAAATTATTTTTCATATAAAACCATCCTTTTATTTATATTTTTTTAAATTATTTTAATTTGACAATCAAAGCATATTTGAAAAACAAATTATGCTTCAACTATCAAATTGTTTTTATTTACATTTATGGAATATTATTTATTTAACAAATTATAGCTAATTAATCCCAGTTTTCAATTATTATTTCTTTATTTTCTGTTTCGCTTTCTGTAAAAATACTTATATTACTTATGTCTTCTTCTATATTAACTATATTTTCCATTTTAATTATGTACTTGTCCATTTCTAAAAATTCATTTTTCCCCAATATCTCTATTCTTTTCAAATTCGTATTGTGTTTATAGCACATATCTTCTAAAAATTTTTCATCTCCTCCAATTTCAGATATGGTTATTCCATATCCTTTATTTCCTTTTAAATAATTCATTAATTTTACTTCCATGTAAAAAACCTCCAATAAATCCTTTTATTTATTTAAATTGTTCTATTTTATCGAACAAGTGTTTAGTTTTAATATAGCTTTATTATAACACAAGCTAAATCTAGTAACAATTATTTTTAAGTATGTTTTTTTAACATATTTTTTATAAAATATGTTAATGAACAAAAATATTTTAACAATATTTTAATGATATTATAATAAAAATTTAACATTATATTTTTTAACAAATTTATTTACTTTTTTTTAAATTATTTTGTATAAGTATATAAAAAATAAATATTTTGTCGAATTTAGTATAAAAGTTTCCAATTAGTTCTAAGATAATACATAGAACCAATTGGAGACTAATACATTTTATATTTCTATTACATAAAATATACTTTAGTTATTAAAAACTTATAATATCATTTTTAAATAAATTATATAAATTTTCATAGATATCGTAAAGACGATATCCTGCTTGCAACTTTAGCTTTTCATTTTGCTCAATATATTTAACAAAATCTACTTTTTTTAATTTTTGTCCAGCATATTTTTCCTCTGTAAGCTTCACCATTCTATTGACGATGCCTGAATGATATAAGCTTTGAACAGTTATATGTTGTCCATTTATATCTAAAAAATGCTTAAATATTTTTAATATTCTTGATTGAATTGTTTGACCATAAACTTGTTGTCCGCTATAGTTATTCATTCTAGCATTTAATTGAGCTGTAGGTGCTATTAAATAAGGAGATTCAACTATATCCGTCATGTCATGTCTTCCAGTACCCTTACCATTTTTAAAATAGTAAGTGTCAGATAATATTGTTTTTTCAATCTCATCTGAAAGAAATTCATTGCATCTTAATTGTTTAGTTTTTCCTGTATCTTGTTCTATATATTCTAATATTTTATTTTCTTTATCATACTGTTCTTTTTTAATATTAATCAAATCGGCATGATTAGTGCCTTTTACTCCTTCGTAAATTAACAATGCCATAAGTCTATCTTGTGGGTTTACCAAGTCTTGTACTGCTTCATACAAAGTTCCTTCAGTGACATACTTTAAATACTTCAGTCTTTTATTTACTAAGCCTTGTATAAATTCTTTTTGAGATATTGTATTTAACAATCCAATATCCTTTTGGATACCATAATGCTCTGTGCAAAATTTTAAATAGTCTAATATTCGGTTCTTGTATGCTATCGCTGAACTTTCTGAACTAAAAGTCATATTTTCTAATAATTTAGAGATTTCATCAAGTGTAAAGTATTCTATTGTCCTATCTCTATCTATTGTTTCTTCAAACGCTCTTATTTTATAAACCTGATTTGTATAATTGTCAACGGTTATATCTTGTAAATCTTGTTCATTTTTTAAAAAATTTATATACTCTTTCTTTCTTTCATCTAGCTCTCTAAAATATAATTTATTGAGACTAGTGAAATCCCTAATTTTTTCTGACATTTTCGTTCTCACCACTTTCTTCTACTTCGCTCAATATATTTTCTAAATACTCTTCTAGTTTTTTTATATTTGTTTTACTCATTTCATTTTTAAAGAGATGCATATCTTCTAATGCACCACCTTTTTTATAATCTATTTTTTTCAAAATTGTGTCTATCTTCTCTATCCAATTAGGATCATTAAATAATTTAGCAGCTATATATAAATAACCTCTAAACATATTCATATTTAATTCGTAGCCTTCTTCTTCTGATTTTTTTTCTTTTAATTTTTTATTCTTCAACATATCTTCTATTGAAAGTTCACGATCCCTTCTTTTATCCTTATGAAAACTTAAAACACAATTGAAAAAATCTTTTAAAAACCTTTTAACTTTATTTTTTCTTATTAAATCCAGTTCATCAAGCTCAAAATGTTTTAAACCTTCTGCAAAAACATATAGAGGAGTTAGTTTATTTAATGTTTTTACATCTTTCAATTCTCTCCCTAACTTTCCTGCCAATGGACTTTCTCCTTTATTCATATAATCAGCTATTTCATTTTCTATAGTCTTCTCCATAGCTTTAGTTAGAGTTTCATCAAGAGGATTTTTCTTGCTTTCTTGGAAAATATATTGTCTAGCTGAACTAGGGTCTAAGTTCATAATTTGAATTCCCATATTTAAAAAGAATTCTTTACCTTTTCTACGACACATATTTCTAGCTAAACTTCCCCCTGTTGTTCTATGATTTCCATCTATTAAGTTTAGACTAGTATTCTTATTTATTTTTATTATAATATCGTATAAACCGTTTTCCTTATCTATTACATGAAAATCTTCTTCTCCATTTGAAGGAACATTTATAGCTATATAAGTAGGTATATATTTATCCTGATACATACTTTCAGATATTTCTTTTATGGATTTAGAAAAAACTTTAGCTTTTTCTACATAAGTTCCTCTCCATTCATATTTTTCTGTTTCTCTTTGACAATTTATGTTATAAAACAGAATGCCTTTCTCTCTTAGGTCTAAAATATAATTAAAGTCATCAACGGTACTATAGATGCCTTCTTTCATAAACTTAACATTTTTAAAAACTACTGTTTTAAAATCTTGTTCTTCTTCTACAGGTAATACTGAGTTCTTATATTGTCTTATTTCATCTTCTGTAAAATAAAGTTCTGGATTTAGATCTTTTTGTAATTGTTGTTGGAATTCATTTAATTTAGAAATGAATTCTTCATCTAATAACATTTTGTAAAAGGTTTCTGTTATTAGATAAAGTTCTCTAGTATCAAGCATATCAATTTGTATATCTTGATTAAAGAGATTATTAATTCTTTCTTCGTTTACTTTTTTCTCTAATTCTTTAATCACAAAAGGTTTTTTCATTAAAAATTGTTTTAGACTTAGACAGCCTGTTATTTCTCTTATCAATCTATCGTAATTGTAATCTTTGTTTTCTATCATATTTTATAAATACCTCCCTTTTTTAAACACTTCTATATTATAACACTAATATACAACAATTTGCAATAACATTATTATTTTTTACCTAAAACATAGAAAAAATTAGAAAATATAGGTAAATGCATGTATTTATGCTGATTTATTGGAAAAATCTATCCCTAATTTGGTTTTATCATGCTCCGCTATATGTCTTAGAGCAGAAAAATAATTATAGAATATCCCTTGTTTATGAAATTTACCTTTTGCATCCTTATTCCTTTTATTTATATGTTGTAATATAAGCAAATTATTTTTAGACGGTTCTATGAACCATTCATCTAATATAGATGATACTTTTAAAGTATCATTTGCCCATTGTATTGTTAAATTATATTTACTTATATAATTGTCAATTTGATGCTTTAACAATTTTCTATTTATTTCAAGTTCATTTTCTGTTGTAATTAGATTTTCTATTGGTATTCTATATCTATTCTTCCCTTTTTCTACTAGAATAAACTCTTTTTTAAATTTATTTAAATTTGTTTTTATATATCCTGTTTTTATTTGATTTTCATGTATAAATCTAATTTTATTTTTCATTTACAATACAACTCCCTTTTAATTTATTTTATTTTATAACTAATATTTAAAAATAGCAACAAATTTTAAAATTGTTTTCTTTGTTGCTATCATATTTTTTATTCGTTTTATCATTAAATTTAATTATTTTTTCATCTTCCTTTAATCTATTAATATTTTTTAAAACTGTTTTATAATCTTTTTTATTTGATAAAGTTAGCAAATATTCATAAGTCTTTATAGATTGTTCTTTATTGCCTAAGTTCTTATAAATTTCAGCTAATAATTCTAGCATTTTTTTATACTCGAAGTTATATTTATCTCTCTCATCAATAAGAATATATCTAAAAGATTTTAGACACAGTAATAATGCATTTTTAAAATTCTTTTGAGAAAGCAATATCTTAACTTTGTAATAATAATAATAAAGAATCATTTGATCCCGTTCTAGTATATATATTTGCTTATCTATTAATATTGCTTTATACAAATTTTTTAAATTTTCATTACATTTTTCATACTCCCCCTTATGGTATGTATCTCTTATATTATTTTTTAATATAATGTATATCAT